TCGTGGGATGATCGTGGACTGCAATTCCTAAAGGCGTCTGTGATTGAATCTTAGGGTCTACAGTGGACGAGTAATGCACACAGCTTGATAATGGTTATCCACTGGCTTGCCTAACTGTTGTACAACAGCAGTGCGAGCTTGAAAGCATGACTGCATGGTGGGATAATGATCTACCAACTGTGTCGAGTATCCTGAAACTGTGACTGTGATTATGAATAGTGTGTATAGCATAGTGTTATTTAGCAGGTGCACAAAAGGGGTTCTGTGCCAAAAAAAAATTACCGCGCAAAAAAATTATATCTGAAGATTTCCCTCCCCCTGGTGATTTACAACCCCTGGGTTCAAAAATGTAGAAAGAGTAGAAGAAGAATAGAAAAGAGTAGAGAAGAGTAGAGAAGAATAGAAGAAAGTAGAGAGTTAAGGACAGCTATACTGTATATACAGTATTACACTATAGCCCCCATACCCACCGACTGTCATCCCCTCAGCACCGACCACTCTGGTGAGGCAGTCTGTCTCGAGGATCAAGATGTCCCGCACAGATCTGATTGGCTTCACGGTCCCAGTTAGGTAGTTGTTGTAGTAGCTCACCCGGGTGTGCAGGATCCCAGGGTGCATCCTTGTGGCTGTTAAACTTACAGCCCCCCAATGCTATGCACACGGTTAACACTAACAGCTTCATGCTGTAGCCTCCTCCCGTGCCAGCTCAATGATCAGTCTTACTCGCTCACGGTCCACTGTGTCAGCACCGTACTGCATGATGCCACGATAGCAGTCTTGGTCCTTCAAGTATTCGTTGATGCCGTCCACAATCTCTTCTGTGGTAAAGTCAGTCTCATCAGCGTAGATGCCACCGTGCTCTTTACTGTAGAACTCACGCATGTATGCTAGGAACTCCATGCCACGCTCTGCCAACTTCTGCATTTCAAACATGTTCATGAGTATAACTCCCGTGCTTCTTCTGCTAATGCCAGTTCATGTAAGTGTGCTTCGAACTCAGTGATCTCGTCACAGGCCGCACTTAATAGAGCTCTCACTGTGGTACGGTCTACCTGTTCGTTGCTTAATACTTTGCTTAACTCTGTGCGCAATGCGTATACGTCGTTGATGTGCATGCTAGACTCCTTATGCCCAGTATTGGTCTTCTGAAAGGTTAAATCCTGGAATGCAATTGAACAGTGCTGTGAAGCATTCCTCTCTGACCACAGTGTCAGTTGCTTCTGCAAAGTCTTCTGAAGTTGCAAGCTTGGCGCACTCACGCTTGACGAATCCCCAAATTTCAGCATTGGTTGCTGGGGTGTCTGCGTGGCACATTGTGATGCCGGCACGTACGATGCGGTCTACCATGTAGTCGCCAGTGTCAGTAAACATGCCGTATTGTTCTACTACTCGCATTGTGTTCGCTCCTTAATGCTTCATTGTCTATACAGTATAGACTCAATTTGGATCACAGTCAACCCCTTTATGCATATTCCCGATGATTCTTAATATACCACTTCTCAACCACAGCACGACCACGATCGTCTTCGTCTGTGATGATGTGGACCACAGTCTTGCCAACCTTAGCGTGTCGCCATCCACTCATACCGCACACGCCTTCGCCGCCTACCCAAACTCGGTGTGGGAAGTCCATGTTGCGTCCGCCGTGTGCTGGTGGAGCCAATACTCGTTCTGGGTTGAGGCTGTATTCAAAATAGTTGCCGGTGTCCTTTTCCGTGAATACGCCGATTGGATCTTTGGTGTGAGTGTAGTAAGGCATTAGAACTTCCTCCATTCGCCGGTGATCATCAAATAACTAATCGCAATGCCGGTGGCGGCAAGTACAAGCATGACATCTAGGTGATTTGCAGTGTAAGCCATCGTTCGCTCCTTAACTTCACTATATGTATAGTATAGGATCTTTTGAAGAGGTTGTCAACCGGTTTAGGCTATATCTTTAAAGAAAAGTCCGCCTTTGTTTACGGGGATGCTTACTAGAGATCCAGTGGGGATTTGTTGGGAGATTCTTTCTATCAACTGTTCTGGATCGGAGTGCTGGGCGAGAAACTCCTGGGTTACATCATTGTAGGCATAGAGGACGCCGTCAACCTGTTCCACGCGAACCTCTACAGTATCCTCAATGGGCGAGGATTCTTCTTCTTCTTGATAGCCGTTCTCTTTGATATCTTCCATAAGCTCTATGAGCTTTTCTTCAGGAACTCCCAGTCGCTGGATCACGTTGGCGAATGCCTGGATGGCAATACGGTTAGCATAGAACCAACCAATCGCAATTCCAATGACGAGAACAATGATGTATCCCACAAGCTCTTCCATAAAAATATTTATGCCAAGTGCTTGATCTGGAATTTGGTAATTGCCTCTCTTGCTTCTGTGGGCCACAGCTCGCCGTCGAACCATTCTGCGATCTCTGCTTTGGTCATTGAGCGTGGCAGTGTCTCCATATCGATGTTGGTGTGTCCGTTACGGCTCAACACGTTTACTCTGCTGATGTCTTGTGCTACCCGTACCTTGTATCGATCTCGAAAGAACGATACGCCTGCCGCTTGATACTGTTTCATGATTGTGTTACCTGTATAGTTACTGATTCTTTCTCTGCAAGTGCCTTGATGAACTCATCATCAAACACCAACTCCTGCATTGACAGATCGATCATCTGTTCAACACGCTCTAGGTCCGCATGCCCTTCTGAAGCACACGTGATTTCAAAATGGAAATGATATGTCCTCATACCTGACAGTCACTCCCTGGACTCACATAAGGATCTTCTTCCTCTTCTTCGTCTTCGTCCCACTGGGCAACATCATCTGCAATGCCATAGATGTCGTCCAGTTCACGGAAGTCTTCGTCCCAAGTGTCATCCGGTGTGCGAGCCATAGTGCTAACATCGTCAAGCTCGATCGACTCACCATCGTTCCAGAAGCCGCCAAAGTTCATACCTGGTTCGTAGTAAGAAGCAGTGACTCCAAAGCCTTGTTCTTTCAAATACTCGTAGAGTGCAACGGGTGGAGCCCAGGCTGAGTCGAAACTTGTGGTTAACATCTCACCATCGAACTCCACATCCAGAGGCTCAACATCCCACTTGGTGCCCCACTTCTCTAGTGCGACATTGTAGTCCCACTCTCCGATAGGACGGAACATTGCAAAGAACCCGTCCGCTGTCTCTGCTCGTGACACACGGTCCAACAAGTCTTTCTGCTCGTCTGTGGTGGCTGTGATGTCCACATGATTATAACACCAATTGGGCATTACTCTACCTCCTCATCTATTACTTCAATGTCTTGGATATACATATCGTAGGCTTCGTTGCGAGTGCCTTTGAATGCATCGTTGAAACTCTGTTCCTGTGCTAGGAAGTTTAGGATCTCTTGCTTGTCGCTGCCTTTGGGGACTTCAACAGTCTGACGGATCGTTGTGATCACATCCACTGACTCATAGTTGCTTGAACCTGCGCTCATTATGCCACCTCCGTATTCAAGTCGGTAATCTCAGTGTCGAGAATCTTGTCTTCATATGAGAAGTCGTAGTCCATGTTCTCGAACACTTCTGCAACGTCTGCGTCTTCTGCAATCCAAAGACTAACAGTGAGTTCAATGCGCTTCCCGTTCATCGTCTTACTACCTCTACCAAACGTCTTGCCTTACCAGTGTAAGCACTCGCACTCACACCAACCATCTGACAGCCTTTGTCCTTTGCACTAGACTCTGACAGTGCCATCACAGTGCCAGCAAACCGGCCATCATAATAAACAAAGTATTGTTGGAACATTATGCGTCCTCCGCTGTTAGTGCTTCTAGTTCGTTGACAGTAATCATGTCGCGGACGTCGTCTTGACTCATATACTTTACAGCCATGACCAATAAGTCACGTGCATCGACTAGACCTTCGTCTACCAGCTCAAGTGTGTAATCTCTGTAGTCCATTGTTCGCTCCTTAACTTCACTATATGTATAGTGTATGATCATTTTGGATCAGTGTCAACCACTAAATGCAATTTGAATTGATGTGGTAAAGAATCCGATCAGCAAAATGAATGCCAACAGTCCAATGCAGATGATGGCAAATTTGAACCCTGCTTCTAACACCGCAGGAAGAAACTTGAATGCCAAGTAGGCAAGGGCGACGAATCCAATCAGCTCTAGCATTATAAGAACCTTGCTAGAATAGCCGTTGCAATTAAAGGGATAAGAACCAAACTTGCGATCGCCAACTCCATTACACACGCTCCAAGTCTGCATACTCTTCGTATGGAAGAGGCTCGCAGTCATCTGGCAAGCCTTTCTTACACTCTGCTTCCCAAGCCTCCCAAGCCTGCTCCTCTTCGAACTGGATACGCAGTTGAGCACAGATGTTCTCGTATGTAGACTCCATCTGCTCAATAGTCATCTCATCCCAGTCCAAACGCAAGCGGCAACCATAGAGGTCCTTGCTGGCATCCGAGATGCCGTTGATCAACTGATTGCGCTTGAAGTCCTCCACGGTGTACACACCCATGTCTGCCCAATGCGACATATCGTCCGTGTACTTGCTCATCCACAGACCTGGCTCCTGCTCCATCATGAGGTCTGCGTGTGCGTTAAGTGACTCGATGTGTTGTAAAAGTGTGGTCATTGGATTCGCTCCTAATTTCTTACTATATGTATAGTGTATGGCCATTTTGGATCAGTGTCAACCATTTAGGAAAAATAAAACGGGCAGTTTTCCTCGCGACGTGCCCAGGTCGTTTGTTCCTTAGTCTAAGCGCGATCCTGCGTAGATGTTGTCAAGCTCAAGCTCTTCTTTGAATACTTCAGCGTAGGCACGAGCACCTTCTTCTGCGGCATCCACGCTCTGGCCAAAATACCAACCATCACGTCCGTTCCACAGTTGGAGTGCACCAGTGTAGCTCTTGCGGAAGCCTACTTCCTGCAGTGCCTTGCCCATCTTTGAATTTGAACGTACCTTGTATGCGTCAACCCAAGCAAAGCCACACGCACCGCCATCGCCGCCGCCGAAGTGGCGATCTGCGAACGCTTGGGCCGCATTGCGAGCCGCTTGGATTGCTTTGGCGTGTGCCGCCTCTACCAACATTGCTTCTACTGAATTTGACATGTTTCGCTCCTGTCTGTTCATTGTCTTTACAGTATAGCCTCTGTAAAGAAAGATGTCAACCCCTAAAGGCTATTTAATCCTGAGGCAATGACCTCGAACTTGCGATAACGAGTTGAGAAGCTCTTGGGCTTCTTGAAGATAACGAACTCGTCCTTGCGGTCCTCTGGATAATACGCAACCAACTTGGTGCGTCCCTTAGTCACATAGTAATGGCTTTGATGGAGACCCTCTGTGACTTCTCGGAGGATCTCGATCTGCCAATCCTGGCACTTCTTCACTTTAAGTACTCCGGTCCAGTCCAACGAATACTGTAGTTGCCATCAATAACATTGCCACGTGGCTTGTTGCGAGCAGGAGCATTGTAGCCTGCCGCCATTAAGATGTCACCCTTGCGGAACTTCTTGTCGTCGTCTACATTTACGATGAAGCCCCACACCATAGTCTGGCTACCCAGCTTCTTGAGGATCTTGATATACTTCTTGCCTTCGTTGTATGTGATGCTGTCTACGAAGTTGTCGATCATGTCTTGGCGGATGTCTTCTTTGTCGCCAACGCCAGTCATGAAACGCACGTAGTCCGCTTTGATGTCTTGGATAAGCTTTTCGATTTGTGCTTGCATAGTTTCGCTCCTAATGCCTATTTCCTAACTATATGTATAGTGTATGGTCATTTTGGATCACAGTCAACCATTTTCTGCCAAATAGCCTCTGCATCATCACAGTCACACCAATCTTCTACGGAATCATCAATCTCTTGCAGTTTGGCTAACTCTGTGAGTGATTCTAGGTTATTACTGTAGACAGGGTTGTGACTGCCGTGCATAATAATCCAACGACGTCTGTCTCCGTCCCAGTGAAAGGTTGGACCACTCATTGATAATCTCCTGCGGCATCCCAGTGTACGAGGTGCTCGCCACCAGCTTGTTTGATCGCAATGCTATCCATTAGTGCCAGCTCCATCTCCAGGACCTCTTCGGCAGTGAAGTCCGTGATGTCATCGAAGATCAACCGTGCTAGGTTGAGGTCAGCATCTGAAGTGATCATTCTGACTTCTCCTGTAGTGCCTTCAACGTTTCTTTGTACAATTGCTCAAACTTGGCCTCATCCCTAGTAGCACTCTCTACTTCAGCGGCCGCGGTGTTGGTTAGTTTGCGAACTTCTGTGCCCGCTTTAGGGTAATAGGCAACCACGAGGGCCCCTATTACAATTCCAATTGCTAACTTGATCATTACGCACCCTCCACTGTTAACATTGATCCTGGAACCTTATAGGTTGTCCTGAACAGGCCGTTGCTCATGCCACCTAACACCTCCACAGTCTTGCGGTTGACTTTTGTGACTGTGCCAACTATCTTACGACCCGAACGATCAGTAAAGCTCACGCATGCACCCTTCACAACCTTGCGGATGTTCTGTGTGCTGAGGTATGTTTGCTGACGCTTGATCGCATCACATACCGCACGGATCTCTTCTACGGATTCAAGTTGCATGATTGCTGTGACAGCGGTTGCTGTTCTATCGAATGAGTTAGTATCTCTTTGGCTCATAGTGTTCGCTCCACTTATTGCTTCATTGTCTATACAGTATATGGTCTTTGATAGGACTTGTCAACCCCTTTACAGCGGGGCCTGTGGTATTTTGAATAAAAAGAAAGGGGACTACAAGATCGTAGTCCCCCCACTGCACCCCGGGAGCGAATCGGAGCTTGCGCAGTGTGATCGGTAATGTCTATAATAAAATTGTTATTGTTTTTATTATATTATTATAGTACATGTTATATACTCTTTTAACAACCCCTTAGGGATCCAAATTGAATTAAAGTTTCTTCTTGCGCTTGCGCTTGTGTGCTGTATAACATACTGCATGATGTTCTTCACAGTATGAACTACGCCCGTTGCTGTCAACTCCACAGTACTTGGTACCGTCTGGTGTACGACCCCTGTAGAGAATGTACTGGCAAGTACTCCAATATCCTGCATCGATCATGAACGAGCCCTCCGCATCACAGTGACCTCAGCCATGCGCTCCCAACGATCCGGGTGTGCTTTGGCTAAGTCTGCAATCTTCAACACTGAACGCAGGCTGAGTTCGCGCAGTCGTTCTTTGTTGGCAACTACGTAGTCTACAATGCTGTCTTTGATGTCGCTGGCAAGATCATATCCGTCTAGCATGCCATCCTGCACAATCTGTTTGATGCGCAGAACCTTTTCACGATCAGTGTCCATGCCCAAGTCAATGTGGTGACAGCGTGACTCTAATGCCTCAAGGTGGTCCTTTAGTTTCTTGCTACGCACGTTCTCAAACTTAAGGTTGGTGATGAAGATAGCACCGCCCTTGTACTCAAAGCTGTGAGGGATGCCTTCCTGTCGTAGGCTACGTGAATCCGTGTTCCAATGGATCATGCGCTTCTTGCCCGAATCCAATGCGGCCTTTAAAATGTTAAGCGAGAGATCGTCTAGTAGAATGCTATCACAGTCATCAAACACTAGGACTTCGTCTCGAGCACTATACTGATACAGTTTGGCGTACAAGCCCACTGCACTCATAGCACCTTTAACAAACTCATACTTGGGTGGACGATTGCCCAGTGTGGCGAATAGGTCGTCCTTCTCTAGTGTGGCTTGAACACCGAAACTCTTGCCCACACCCGGAGGACCTGTTACAATCATTGCTCGGATATCGCCTGCTTTAACAGCGGCTGTCATTAAGTTAAGGATATCGAAACGCTCGCGTAAGCGTTCGACAATTTCCGCATCTGTTTCTCTTTTGGCTGGCATGTTCGCTCCTTATACGTCGAAGTGCAGTGTGACTGATTCTGGAATATAGTGCTCATCTTCAGGTGTGCCCATTGCTTCAAACAGTTCCGCACTATACAGTTCAAGCTCTTGTGCTTGTTGATGTGAAAACGCTGTGACTGCGAGGTCTTGTGGAAGTTGCTGTAGCTGTGCTACAAGTTCTGCTACTGTCATTGTTCGCTCCGTTTTGTTTAGTGTATGTGTATACTATAGCACACACATACACAGTTGTCAAGTGTTTTTTATGCGTTATACAATTTGTTTAGTATGTTGTCGCACAGTGTGTACACAGCAACGTCTGTTGTGTCCTCACTGTCCTCGTAGTGCTGTTGCTCCGCTTTTACTAACTCTAGCAGTGTGCTAACTTCGTTTGCTGTTAAGTTAACAGTGTATGCTTGCTTTGCTTGCATAGTGTACGCTCCTGTATTTAAAGTATGCGTATACTATAACAGCATACGCACACTTTGTCAAGTGTTTTTTTAGTAAGCGTAAATTACACGCAGTGCAAGTGTGCTATAGTCCGCACCAGTAGTGTGCAATTGCTTTGCAAGTTTTGCTTGCTCATCACACGCACACTCAAATTGCTCCGCAATGCACTCTCTGTACTCTGTATCGTAACTACAAATTGCCGCACCCGCATCTGCTATTGTAAACGTTAACTGTGCGTTATCATCCTCATACGTTTCATACAGTGCTTGCAAGTTTTGCATAACTTCAAGTGCGTCCGTTAAACGTATAACGTACTCCTCACCCTCAACTACACTTGCATTATTAAGTTGTGTTAAGCTTGCAAGTGTATCTGCTAAAAATTGCACAACAAAACACTTTTCCGCTTGTGTAAGTGTTTGCTGTTGTTCTGCTGTAAGCAGTGCATAGTTTGCGCTATCAACCACAGCGCAGTGTGTATTAATATTACAGTATTGCATAAGTTCGCTCCTAATGCAGTTAATTGTTTAGTGTATGTGTATATAGTAGCACACTTGCACACATAGTGCAAGTGTTTTTTGCAATTAAGTTGCAGTTTTTTTACGTAAGTTGTACAGCGCGGGCAGTGCAAAAAACTTTTTAACTTGTTGCACAGCCGCATTTTTAACTACAAAATCCGCTGTAGCAAATGCTACGTTTTTGGGTTTTACTTTTTGCTTGTGCAAAAACAGTGTGTTAGTAGTACTACAGTATGTTACAAACGTTTTAGCACTAAGTTGCTTAGTAGTTAACATATATACACGCTCCGTTTTGTTTAGTATGTGTATATAGTAACACATGCATGCTACAGTGTACAATTGTGTTTTACTATTAACTACGTGTGTTGCATTAATTGTGTGTACATGCATTCGCGTACTACTGTATCCGCACTGCTGTTTATTGCGGCAACTGCTAAACTTTGCACAGTAGTGTGTTGCGCACTTTCCGCAAGCAAGTACTGTATTTTTGCGCAGTTGTCTGTAATGCTGTAGTCGCTTGCTTCCGCTACTGAGTCGTAGCTTGCTTCTGCAATCATTTTTGCATAGTAAGCAATAACGCTTGCAACAGCAGTTGTGTAATTTTGCATAGTGTACGCTCCGTTTTTTAAAGTATGTGTATATAGTAACGTCTGCGCACGTATGTGTAAAGTGTTATTTTTAGGACAAATGGTGAACAGTAAAACTTTTTTGTTCAACTGTTGTTCAACGTGGTACCAGTACCCGGACTCGAACCGGGATACCCTTGCGGGCGATGGATTTTAAGTCCATTGTGTCTACCAATTCCACCATACTGGCAAAGTGGCCTCCCGGGCAGGACTCGAACCTGCAATCCACAGCTTAGAAGGCTGTTGCATTATCCATTATGCTACCGAGAGTGTTATGGTGCGCCCACGAGGACTCGAACCTCGGGCCAAGGGATTATGAGTCCCCTGCTCTAACCAACTGAGCTATAGGCGCGAAACTGTTGTGTATATATCCTTTTCCGCTCACTGTGAATACAGTATACTATGTATCCCCTTCGGTGTCAACCCCGGGATATTCATTTACCATTTTAACAAACGGGTCCGGCGAAGCTTCTAGATATCCAGGAACCTGTTCGGCAATATGTGCCAGTTCCGAATGTACAGGATAGTGTCGTAATAAACTCCGCATCTCCTCACGAATATACTTGGGAAGTCGTGTGTTATGGATGTTCACCAGCAACCACTCACGGGTCCTGTTAACTGCGTTGAATCTCTCATATGGCATAGTCATACAGTTATAGTATGATCAAACACAGGGTGTGTCAACCTCTTTATACGCATATGCGCATGTGTTACAGCGGGGCCTATTGGGGCTGTTCACCGTCATGCAGTGTATCCAGTATATCAGCAAGCTCTGACCAACTGTCATCCACCGAGTCTTCACTTACTACTGTGTATGAACCATCCGCCCACTCTATAATGTATGTGTTGTGATACTTGTGTATCTGCATATTGTATTTACACTGTGTGCCCACATACACGTGTGTATATGTATATGTGTTACAGCGGGGCCTATGCGGTCTACACAGTAGTATAGAATCTTCTGTCGCTGTTCTACACACTGTGGATAACTGTGTACTGTACTGTGGATAACTCTGTGTGTACAGTAGAGGGACTGTGATTTAACATAATATCACTTATGCGCAGGTCGAACTGTGAAATCACCGACTTATCCACAGTGATATCCACTCAGATTGTGTGATTTATGCACAGTGAAACCCCGAAAGTGAGTCATATTCTGGGGGAAACGGTAGATTTACTGTGGAGAATTGTGAATCAGGATGGAGGGGATGACAGGCATTGCTACAATACCACACAATATCACACTTTGTCACACTTTTCCACACAGTTTGGCACACAATTCTACACTATACCCTCACATACGTGTGTGTGCGCACCTTACAGCGGGGCCTATCCTACACAAAGATACACAGTTAGGTCAGTAGATATATAAAAATTCCCACGGCGGAGCCTATGCACACACACAATAACAGTTCTGTTATGCCCATGTGTCTATGCTAATCCCATAACGTGGAGTACTGTCATCGGTTATGCTTGCAGTCTTGTCGTACACTGTGTATTGGGTACTTGAACTGGTTATGCCTTTGCCAGTCTCTTCGTGTATCGTGTTAGTTACTGTGTAGCCACCGTTGATGTTTGCTACTCGTGTTACTGAGCTCAGTGTGTTACTCACCGTACTCGCTATACTTGCTATGCTACTACCACTTTCCATTCTGCACCTCTCTTTAACATGAATAACATTGCTGCCTGTTCATCCTTCCAGTACACTGTGATTACATCGTCTGTGCGCATTTCGTATATGTCCAAGCCTTCTGTGGTATAGTACCAAGGCCACAGTTTAGCATCTTCTCCGAACTGTGCTTGGGAGTAGTCACATAAGTCTGTTAATCGATCCAGTTCCAGTGTATGTGTTATCATGTCGCAGTTAACCAGTATTCTAACTGTCTTAGGGGATCATGCCACTTCAGCATTACACCTAGGTGTCCGCCTTCTGGATGATACTGCCATACACACTGTATGTCATAGCCACGTTCAGTATGCCAGTCAAGTATGCTGTACAGTTGTTCTTTGGTATAGTGTTTAGCTTCGGTCATTATGGAAACCTCACTGATCTTGATATGTTGCACAGTGTGTAGTCCAAGTCTAGTGTTAACTGTTCCGGAACTCTGTGCGGAATACTGTGTACATATTCTTCTAGCGCATCTTCGTCTAGCTCCCAAGTGAACCATGCGTAGTATGTACCCGTGGCATAGTCAGGCGTCCAACCGCAGTCTACTGCGATCATAGTTGCTTCGTGGTCAGTGGTTTTCAGCCAGCGGAGGAATTCTATATCCTGTTCAGTATTAAACGCAATCTGCATGTTGCTATTTATGGTTTTGATTGTGCTGGGTGCTCTATTCTATCGCTTGTGTGTAAAAATCTGCGCGGCGCTTCGCGTTGAAAAATTGCGCGGCCCCTCGGGGATTTCTCTTGCTCTGTGTGCATCGTCGCTAAATATTTTACGGGAGAATTCAATGAGCGATCTAAAAGAAATGGCAGAACTACATCAGCAGTGCGGTACTGAGCTGTGTTGTGGAGGGTGTGACACAGCCCAAGATTGGATACTGATTGCGATCAATCCTTGGGGGAAGACTCAGTATAACAGGAAGACCGGAGAGACTCGCAGGGTTCCGCTAAATACTGTACAGAGGGAATCAAATGGACATCATTGACAAACTGTTTGCGGACACGCTGTGGATCTACACAGCCATCCTTGGCTCATTGGCGGGAGCCGCATTCTTGGCATACTTCAAAGACACTCGAGCGGGCATTTGGTGTTATGCAAAACTGGATCAAACTCTAGACTTCCTTGTTGAGCGTTATGGCTGGACTTGGTTAGAACAGCCCGTGGACGCATGGCGCAAGAAGTATCCACACGTAACTCGTAAAATAGACGAGCTAGAAGCTCGCATTGCAGAACTGGAAAAACACACACAATGAAGATTCAAGAAGTAATCGTTACTGAAGCACCTGCCAGCAGAGCACTGTGTACCAGTGGAAAGCCGGATGCCGCCCTGGGTGCTTCTCAGCTTGCTTCCTGTAAAAGTCAGGGCTATCGTGCCCGTGACGGTGGAAAGAGCCACAAGGTCGGACCAGAACGCATACGTGTGCGTGGCAAGAAGATCAAAGGCAAAAAGTACGGCGGCCCATTACCTGATTGGAGTTAAACACGATGAGAATAAGACCCGGAGACTGTGTGGTGTCACTGCCCAGCTGTGCTGACCCACGATTCAAGAATTCAGTAATCATGATCTGCCAACACTCAGCGGATGGCACGTTTGGAGTTGTGCTTAATCGTAGCACAGACCTAACCGTGGATGACGTCATGATAGAAGACGAAATTAATTTGAGATTCCCCATGTATCTAGGTGGGCCTGTTGCTCCAAGCAGTGTGTGGATGCTACACAGTGCAGAGTGGAGCATGAACAACACACAACACATCACCGAGTATCTCAGCTACACCAGTCATTCAGCAATGTTTGGACACCTACAGGATCAGGACGCACCCAGATATCTAAGATTGTTCTTGGGTTACACGGGTTGGGCACCTGGGCAGTTAGCGGGTGAGATCAAAGGCGAACATCCTTGGACACCCAAGCACTCATGGATGATACTGAAACAGCCAGACCCAGAGTTTATTTGGGAAACTGACCCAGAAGACATGTGGCGTGATGCCTGTGAAATAATAGGCAATCAAACCACAAGCACGTGGCTGGCCTAGACCCTACCCTCGAAGTACCCTGCGTAGACGTATTCGGCAAAGTTACGATGATGCGTCACGCTTGGGTGCATGTCGTTCTCCGCAGGGGGTATTTCAGGATTGAATATCACAGGACAGCATGAATAATCTACGTCTACAGAATACCATTCGTCTGGGTGCGGAATGCTGTAAGGCCCTTTCAGCGATTCATCAAGTTCTGCTCTTGCCTGTTCAAGTTGTTGGATCACGCTCTCTGACTCTACGCTGAGATGTATAACCCTTGCACCAGTAGCCCTGAGAAATCCATCGGTCATTTGCTGAAGCACCATGCTGTTGTAGTATCTGTCATACACTCCTAACGGACTGAGATAGGTGTGTGCAGAGTCTTGTATGTAATTGTGAATGTGGGCATCTGCTTCGTTGGTGCTCTTGTCGGAAGGGCTCAACCCAAAGAACTTGTTAAACTTTGGCAGAATTCTTGTGCGCCATCCTCTGTCTGGATCCACGATATTACAGAACGGAACCGATGTTCTAGCAGGCCACTGAAGGCTTAGCCTAGATAGGTATGTCCACATCACAATTACTGTGTCGTCGGGCTGTATGTTTTTTGCTTCTGTAGCACACTGTCTGGCTATCTGTTTAAAACATGCTCCGCGTCTTGCATAGTTCTGTACAGAGATACCCAACTTATCGGCAAGCACACTAGGCCATGCATAGTCGCTAGGAGCGTACACATGGACGTCATTCCAGTTAAACTGGTCACCCAATGCCCGCACTTCGTCGTCGGTTAATGGTTTTCCTTGTTCGTTAAGCAAAGGTTTCACTACATCTGGAAGTGCAAACCCTTGGGTTATAGAACAGCCGAACGTGTGTAGTGTTGTCATGGACTAGATCTTTTCTCCGCGTGTAAAGCCACGGAACTTTAGGAATCTAGGGAATCTTAGGCTGTAGGTGCCATCCTGATTTTGTGTGATGGCATCAGCCCTTACTTCTACAACCTGCCCAACAACAGCATCACGACAATCCCAATACTCATCCCTATCAGTGTCAGTGAAGCCGCTACCGACGTTAACTCTAATATCTTTTCCGTCGTCGATGCCTTCGCACACAACAGCACCCAATCGTCCCGCATTCCTACCTGTACCTTCTTCAACTTCAATCACCTTTAAGGATACTTCAATGTATGGCTTCTGTTTAAGCCACGCCGTGCTACGCTTACATTCATAAAGAGAGTCATCATCTTTGATCATAATGCCTTCATAGCCCTGTGCCACAGCGTTCTCTAAATAGTCTTCCATTTCTACTTTGCCTTCTAGGGTATCAAGATCAACCCTGGACTGCTCAATAAGACCTATGCAGTCAACGTCTTCTAACATAGCACACAGTTCTTTCAGCATAACCCTGCGTTTGCGTAAGCCCATCACACTCTGACCTGCTTTAAACTCTGGCAAGGGTACAGCGTCAAACAACATCAATCGTGCATCTTCTGCCTGGACATCCTTTTTACGATGCACCTGTCGCATAAGGGTCTGGAAATCACTGCTGACAACTTCGCCGTCAAGGACCCACCCTCGACCTATCTCGGTAACATAAGGCTGAAGGGCCTGGGTGATATGAGAAAAGTTTTCGAGTAATTTGCCGTTGCGGGTATATTGTTCTACCTTTCCGGATGCTGGATCAATAATGGTCAAACAGCGTACCCCATCCAGCTTGGGCTCTAAACGTTTAACTCCTTCTAAGTGACGTTCGTGATTGTTGCTGTCCTGGGCTAACATACATTCAAACACAGGAACTTGATACTCAGGTCGCTTCATCTTTTTAGCAACCTTATTCACTGTCTTTTCACTTACACCACAGCGTAGATCTTTGATAAGGATACGACGATACCAGTCATTCCACTGTGACTTGCTTGATACTTCCATAGCAAGCAAGATAGCATCACGAGCGGTGTGACCTGTCGCATGCCTGCTAACTAACAAATCAGTCAGTTTTAAGAAATTATCCCAAGCTAGGCCTTGTCCGTCGTCTGTTTCCTTTAATGGAATTTCCTTGACACCGAATGTTACCAGCTTGTCTAATGCTAATCGTAAACCGTGGAAGAATTCATCTAATTCTTCCTCCATTGCAGACTCTAGAATCGCTTCTTTGTTCAAGCGACTGTTATGGATTTCTAGTTGTCCAATAATGTATTCTGGTTGTGTTCTCATGCCTTGCTTTCCTTAAATCCTTTCCAATCTTTAAGTGTGTATATATCAACTAGATACTCGTCGCACCATCTTTCATATACATCTGGCTTTGACTTTGGATTTATACCAAAGCCCCATAATATTTGATTTTTTCCTTCAAACGAATCTTCAATCAATCGAAGACGTTCTGGACGATCAAGTCCTGTGGTCTTACCGCTACCTTGTGAACTCCAAGGATAACTACTTTCGTGTTCAAAAATCTCTTTGTATAGATCTTCTTTTGAAAACATAAAACATCGCCCAATGTCTTCCTCAGGATCTAATTTAAACATCATGTAGAATGGAATGTTTTCGTAGAATCGAAACTGTTGACCTACAATGTGTGGCCGTCCAAGTTTTTCATTTGTTTTTAATTCGATGTTGTCTTCACCTAATACAAATGGAGGAGCAAATAGATCTCCATAGTCTTGTTCATCGTCGGGATCATCACTGGAAGGCTGTGTACCCCAACTTAATAAATTTGCAATTCTACGTTCCCACCAACGACTGGTAATGTTTGAGTTGGCAATAAAGCGACTGAGTGTAGGACATTCGTCCCACGGATGATTATCAAACTCACCCTTACTCATTTTCTGTTCCATTTCGATACGTTCGCGAGTAGCAATACGCATTGTTTCTAAATCAATTTCCATTTTATTTTCCAAACAGTTTTTCATAATAAGGACGGAGACGTTCAATAACAGCATAATATTCTGCTTCGTCTTTGTAACGAGCTTTTGGCATGCTGTCACAGGCCAGTGTGGTTTTTATTTGATCACACATTCTACATAGTGTTTGTACATTATGCTTGCTGTCACAGCCGCCGTCACGCTGGGTGTGTAGATGATCTACAATAAGCATGCCCCATGCAACTCTATCTCGAACCAGTTCGTCGTCTATTTTTTTAACCATAGGATGTTCCCACGGGTCAAGTCCGCAACATTCACAGTGGCGGTTTTTATGGAATGTATACGGACGATCAGTGCGGCCCGGGCCGCCGTATTCACGCATCAAACTCTGATGGTGTTCACATAATCTCGAACCGTATCCTTTATATTTAGAAGATGTTTCGTTACAGTATGCAAGTGAACAGGTAGTCGAAACTGTTTTCTTTACACCTGCATACCCTTGTTGTACTCTCTCGAAAAAGTGTTTGCTCATGCTTCGCTCCTAACACAATTTATACAAGTATACAAAAAATCTTAAGAGTTGTCAACCTATAAAGTCAAGCCAGCTTGGGTGTTTGATGTCATAGCCCATGGCTTTGCGTTTCGCCGCAAGTTCCCAATAATCGGGTTTGTAAGGCATAGTCGAAGGTAGCATGTCGCTTCTATCTGACTTTGCACTGTTACATCTACGACAGGCTGTGGTTAGATTTGCCCATCCGCCACGCCCGCCTTTGCTCTGTGGAATCACATGATCAATACTGGCTGTAGATTCAGTAACTCGTATGCCACAGTATTGGCATTTGTAGTTGTCTCTCAAATAGATATTTTTCTTAGAAAGCCTTACACCCTTCTTGGGTTTTTGATATTCTAACAGCATGATAATCGCAGGCACAGCAGTTTCCCACGTGGGGCTACGCACAACCCAATCGTCATAGTATGTCATAACTCGAGCTTTTTCCAGCACTATATATTTGATAGCTTCCTGCCATGAGATAACAGAAAGTGGCACCAAATTAGTAGGCTGTGCATCTGCGTTTAAAACTAAGGTTGCCATCGATAAAATATTTACTTGAAAAATGATTACATTAACATTAAACTGTACGATCAATTTAAAGTGTTGTCAACTTCAATTACTCGTTGACATTCTAGTAATACTACTATATATTATACGTTTAAACACACAAGGAAATATCTATGTCACTGATACCAATGGTAGTAGAATCAACATCAAAAGGCGAACGAGCTTATGATATCTACAGTCGATTGCTCAAAGAGCGAATCATTATGTTGAATGGCCCTGTAGAAGATCATATGAGCAATGTAGTTGTTGCACAATTATTATTTTTAGAATCAGAGAATCCAGACAAAGATATTCAACTGTTTATTAACAGTCCGGGAGGATTAGTCACAGCAGGGCTTGCTATCTATGACACCATGCAGTTTATCAAACCAGATGTTGCTACATATGTTATGGGCCAAGCCGCCAGCATGGGCAGTTTCTTAGCACAAGCAGGAGCAGAAGGCAAGCGTTATGTACTGCCAGAAAGTCGCACAATGGTTCACCGTGTGAGTTCGGGTACTCCAGGCACCCGGGGTTCAGTACATGTACAAGAATTACAATTTGAAGATGCGAAACGCACATTCGAAGAAAGCCAGCGTATTAATCAACGTCTAACCGAACTGTATGTTCGTCACAACACCGCAGGCAAGACCTATGATGATATGTTCGAGACCATGAAGTTTGATACGTTCCTCAGTGCCGAAGAAGCGGTAGAATGGGGTTTGGCTGATAAGATCGTGGAGAATAGATAATGGCAGACAGATTTTTAGGTAAAGTCGATAAAGGTTGGGGCTACGAAGTTATTTGGGCTAACAGAGAAGATTATTGTGCAAAGTTTTTAGTGTTTGAAAAAGAAGGCAGTAAATTTAGTATGCACTTCCATAAAGATAAAGAAGAATCGTGGTTTGTAAACTACGGTAAATTTAGACTTCTTTGGTGCGACACTGAAACAGCCGAGTATAAAGAAAAAATCCTGCAGGAAGGCGAAGCATGGCATAATCCACCTTTGCAACCTCATCAGTTAGAGGCTCTTGTTCCGGGTGCAACTATATTCGAAGTAAGCACCAAAGATGAGCCAACAGATAACTATCGAATTATTCCTGGAGACAGTCAAAGGATAGCCAAAGAAGAAAATGGAAACAACACAGAATCAAGTTAATCTAGGGTGGACAGGAAAAGTCTACGATAAATGTGTCATTGGTTTAGACAGAGACGGTGTTATTAACAAAGACAGAGGTTATTGTTGTAACGTAGAAGACTTCGAGCCGATTGAAGGATCTATCGAAGCCGTCTCACTGCTTAGATCTCTAGGACATAAAATTGTAATTATTACTAATCAAGGAGGCATAGAAAAAGGACTATACACCCAAGAACATGTGGAAAAGGTTCATGATCACATGCTTGAACTTTTTGGCAAAGCCGGATGCCCTAGCATTGATGCAATTTACTACAGTGCCAGCAGTCGTAAAGATGATATGTACGCAAAGCCAAACACTGGTATGTTCAAACGTTGTGAAAAAGAAAATCCACATATCAAGTTCAACAGAGGTTATTTTGTAGGTGATAAAATCAAAGATCTAAAAGCGGCGGTAAAAATTGGAGCTAGACCTATTCTAGTTAGAACCGGGCATGGTTTAAAGACTGAACAAGAGTTGAAGAAATTTACCTACAGAGACATTCGCAAAAAAGTTCAGATATTCGATGACCTAAAACAGTTCGCTGAATCTCTATAAATACAAACATGAGAGCTATAGAAATAATCAGAGATCTATTAGATCTAATAGATAAAGTAGAAGATCAAAGTAAACATAACGAAGAACAAGATTACTACGACGATGAATCTCGTAGAATGGATCAGATCGATGACCTACAAAGTTCAGGATGTGGTAGTACCTATGCAAACGAGCCAGATGAACAAGTTTCAGATATTGCCAGCGTGACCGTAGATGCAGGCGGTGGATGGCAAGAGCCCAAGCACCCTGCGGACATTCGTGGAGAACACGGTAGGGTATACGGGGATAACTGATGGCGTGGAGTTTAACCTACAAAGGTATTACAGCAGTTCCTGGGTCTTTTACTGGCATTGACGAAACTGCTAAAACTATTACACAACTGATTGCTGATATCAAAAGTGATGAAACAGGTGGTGCCGCTTCCACAACCATAGACGGACCAGACAGTCTCAGCTACGGAGACTGCTATGATCGTTTTTATGTTTCTCGAGACACTTCGATCCAGCTTACAGATCTAACAGGCTCAGACACTATCGATCAACACCTGGCTGACGGTGACGAAATCATCTGCACACCCAAAGATGGAACAGGGTCGGCCGCGAACAAAAGAGTAAGACAGCAGGTCAAACTGGGCATCGCTCAAATCAAAAGAAAAGCCCTTATGAGTGATAACCCCACAACAGAAGATTACTATAGAACAAACAATACCTACGAGTGGGATAACCTACCTACAGTTTACAACACAGACGGAACTATATTCGATAATCCAAATGCAAGTGGACTTATTCCTTTTCGTCCTTGGAATACAGCGTTAGGCGTAGCGGGCGTAGACGTAAGTGGATTGACATTAAGTGCAGGATTAGTTGAAAGAGAATACACCGTGGATTATTTTGGAGATAAAACTTCTCCATACGATGATCAAACAGCATATGATAACTTCTTTGGCGGTTCGCCTGCGATAAATGATGAGAATGTGGTTAACAACATCAGCAGAGATGGAACTGTAGCCGAAACCACAACCTATACGCTGTTAGGATATTTCAAGCCGAACAGCACAGGCACTTGGGGATTCAGAATACGCAGTGATGATGCAAGTTATTTGTTCTTAGGCACAGATGCAGATGTGAACGATAATGATGCACCTACAAATATCACACTGGCTGATGCAGTCGTTGATAATGGCGGTAAGCATCCGGCTGCAAATGCTACAGGAGACTTTTATCTTGAAGCTGATTCTTATTATTATCTTTATGCAATCTTCGGCAATGATGGAGGCCCAGGCACAGCAGAGTTTTACTTTACAGCACCAGGCGAATCAGAAAATCAAGACGGACCTGGCGGCGTAGGATCTGATTTTACTGGACTTATTTTCTATAATACTGCTACGGACGGCCAGTAATGCCAAACATTAACCCCAACTCAACCAACTATGTCCACAGTCACGAACCTAACACCAACGACTTAGTACAGGCAATGGCCTACGATCCGTATGGTTATCCTGTTATACGCATAGACGACACTACCAAACAGCATACATCAACCAACCGTGTGAAAGTCAGCACCAACGAAATCACAGACTTCGCAACATTCACAAGAAGCAAAGACACAGATATCTTTGACGAGCTGATTACGGGCACAGCTTCAGCTACACACGATGAATATCTTGGCATGGTAAAACTAGAAGTAGGCGGCGATGCTGGCGATGAAGTTATACGCCAAACTAATCGTGTTCAGCGATACATTCCAGGACGCCAAGCTGAAGTGGCTATGAGTATGATATTTGGCACACCTACCACAGGCATTCGCAGACGCTTTGGCCTGTTTGACGAACTCAACGGATTCTACTTTGAGGATAGTGGAGATGGCACTTATCGTTGTGTGCTACGCAGGAACACAGCTGGTGGAGTTGAAACAGAAAGTTTTGCTAGAGACGAGTGGAATGTAGATCCTTTAGACGGCACAGGACCTAGTGGTATCACAGCAGATCCTACAGCCATACAGCATATGACTATAGAGTTTGAATGGTACGGTGCTGGACAGATTGAATGGAACTTTGTGATAGACAACAACAAATATCCTGTTCATAAAATACAACACGCTAACACACATGACCATCCATGGGCTGCCAAAGCCGCACTACCTATTCGCGTAGAATTAACCAATGTCGCAGGCACAGCAGGAACACACACCTTCTACCAAGGTTCACACTCAATGACTGTGGAAGCAATCACAGAACTACTAGGTAGACAGAACAGCGTGTCAAATGCCATCACTGGTAAGACACTTACTACTGCCAATACTTTCTATCCGTTGGTTGCTATACGACTAAAGAGCGACTCCTTAGACAGCGTTATCATACCTGATGAGTTCTCTGGTGCTACACTAGACAACACCAACATCTTTGTTCGTGCTATTGAAAATCCTACCATCACAGGCGGCACTTGGGTAAGCATGGGCGATGATAGTGCTGTTGAATACAACCTAACCGCAACAGGGTTTACTAACGGTAGTATCCTAAACACAACTTATATCAGTTCAGGTAATATGGGACAAGTATACAAGTTTCCAAATCGAAGCATCACACAACTTAGTCGTACAACCACAACCACACTGGGCGACACTTCAGGCATATTCCTAATCGCAATGGCAAGTATTGGTGCCAACAAAAAGGGTTGGGCAAGTTTGGGTTGGATCGAAGTTAGATAAAAAAGCCCCTTTCGGGGCTTTGTGGGTTATTTGGGTTCTATTCTACCCCGTGCATTTCTAGCAAGATGTTTGATATATTCACTCATATTATGATCTGAAATCTGATCCACACTTCCTTTTAGTAGTCCTCTTACAGTTCCTTGAAAGCCATCCCAGAAACGAGCAAGACCTTTTTCCTGATCCACGTCGCCTTCTGAATCGATATAGTGTTCTATACCGTGATGACGATAACCCATAATCCACATAGGAACTCGGGTGACTATGTCGTTGTTGTTAACCCAACGATGATGTGTCATACCGAGACTTTTAGCATATCCTGGCCATCCTACTCTTGGTGAACCATATGTGTGAACTTCTACTGGATCAGCAAGGTCCGGATCGTGGAAGCATCTGCTTGCCATGATTGTAGTCATTGCCGCACCTAAACTGTGTCCGCAGAACCAAAGGTCTCTGCCTTCTGCTTCACGCTGAACATCTTCTATAACCATTGGCCATAGTTCGTCAACTTCTGCTTTGAATCCTCTATGAACACGACTAACAGTTTCAGCCATAACAGGAACAGCATCTAGGTCTGCTTTAATGTCATTCCATTCTGTTGGCTCTGTGCCACGGCAGATGATCACAAGATCTCGCTTGCTCATAAACCGATAGGCTTGAGCACCAGCTTTATTGTAGAATTCAACAGTTGTGAATCCTAGTTTCTTTGCTTGACTGGTTGCTTCTTTTTCGTCCATATAGGCTATTGAGGCCAGCTCTGCAAATAACAAAGCACGACCTGACAGTGTAAGAGTTGAAATACCGCTTTTAACGGCTGGTGAAATAAGTTCCATTGTTTCGCTCCCGGAAGTTTAATCTACTAATATTTATAGGGTTTTTGCAATAAATATGATTACAGTAGATTAAAGGAGCGACGATTGCGTCTACATAAAAATCATGTGGTTCTGTTTCCGGAACCTTATCTCACACAGCCGATCCACACAGATGTTCTCTACAATGCAGAGTTCAGAGACTTTGACAAGGATGGCTACGAGGTAGCAACTCCTATCGAAAGACTTCATTATGAATACAATGGTGCCCTAATAGGTGATGTGCAATATCACACAGCCTGTTGTCAACAATGGTATAGAGACAGTGATTCTAGCGAAAGCGGATTAATATTAGATCATACACAAATACTGCATCGTTGGGCATATGCAGGCGAAGCAAGAGAAGCAATAGAACGAGCCGCACGGGTTCGACCTGTGCTGAACAAACTGCTTCGTATACAGCCAAAGTGGGGCATTGACTTTTCAATAGACTATGTCACCCACGAACACTGTTTTGAAGTTTTTCACATAGAGCAAGATGCCGTGACATACAATGACGCAGTTGATTTGAAAGACCGTGCAGAAGAGTTAATCGATTCTGCAGACTGGGAGGGAAGGATTCAAGAAATCATAGACCGAAAGAGTGAATGGATCAATCTCTGCTCCGATGATCAATCAGACTGGAAGGCCCGTTTCTGGGGTTGGGAGCGAGCATTTAACTCAAAGAAGGTATATTTCTAATGACACAAAATGAATATGATGTAACAGTAATAAAAGTTGTTGACGGCGATACAGTTGATGTTGACATTGATCTAGGATTTGGCGTTTGCCTAAAGGACGAGCGTGTTCGCATTATGGGCATCGACACACCAGAGTCACGCACCAGCGATAGAGTAGAAGATCTTTTCGGCGAAGCGGCAAAAGCAAGATTAAAAGAGCTAATGAAGAATGGTGGCAAGTTAATCACCACAGAAGACAAGCACGGCGAGGATATGAAAGGCAAGTTTGGTCGTATTCTAGGAGACTTTAAAGTTGACTATAACGGCGAAATGAAGCGAGTCACAGAGATTATGATCGCCGAAGGACATTGTGTTCCTTACTTCGGCGGAAGCAAAGAAGAAACACAAGCGGCTCATGCGGTTAACAGACAGCGTTTACTAGAAGAAGGTTTAGTATCACAAGCGGACTACGATGCCGCAGTTAAACTAATGGAAGGCAAGTAATCACTAAATAACTTTATAACAGGAGAATATCCTATGAAGAAGTTAGCCCAAACGACTGCTTTTTTGTTAGGGCTAACTTTATCAGCCCTGACATTCGCGGTTGAATCACTTCCAATGGTAGCCGTTTGTAAATCCATAGATGAAAACAAACAGTTTCTAGAAACATATAACGAACAACCCTTTGCTGGTGGACCCAGTGTTATCCGTATGCCCAATGGCGATATAATCCAAGGTGCTGGTAAACTGTATGTTGATCCGCAAGGCAAAGGGTTTACCGTTACGATCGAATTCCCCGAACTCAACAAAGGTTGCGTTATGCTAATGGGAGATGAGTTCGCTCCGATACTAGAGGAACCTAATGTATGACACTTATATCAGTCGGCATAATGTTGATTTTTTCAGTAACTGATGTATCTAATCCTTTGGTCACACAAGGTCCATCTGTGAGTGATAGGCTGTTTGACTCGCACGAAGCCTGTGAACAGTTTGTGAATGCTGTGGCGGATGATGGCACAGGCATCGATGTAGTTGATGATAACTATGAGTTTAAGTTTGCCAGCAAGGACGGCTTAATATTCCGCGGCGTGTGTTACACAGCTGAACAGTTTCAAGACAAGATAAACAGAGACCGTATCTAATGTGGTATGTGATGATATTGGTCACACAGATGAGTCAGGGCATGCACGAAGGTTTCCTTTGGTATGATCCCAAATTTGAAACTGAACAGGAATGTGTTTACTGGGCAGAAAACAATCCTGTGCCTATCATACAAACTCTTAACTCCATCTATCCCAATGGCTGGGAAATACACGACTCGGTATGCATCCGTGAAGACAAACTGGAAGAACACGGTGTTCGTCCTTACACTGAAGGACACGAAACATAAGAATTCACCTTGGGACCGTTACGTTAGGGTGATGGGTGTGCTCGAGCCCGACGGAGAGTGTTCGCTACCCTCGAAGTCAAAATCGAGCTTGACTTTTTGCGCAAACTGTGCGTATAATGCTAAATAATTATACAACAGGAGGCGAAAGTCATGAAACAAAATGAACTAATCAAAAAAATGTATGAAGCCTCACTATCTCACCGCAAAGACAAAATGATAGAGCTTCATAAAGCAGAACTGGAACATATCCTAGCCAAAAGGCGTGAAGGTAAAACCAGCTTCGGTCCGAAGTGGATTGTCACTGATTTTTAAGTAGACACAAAAAAGCCCCGAAAGGGGCTTTTTTTACATTGCGTTTTTTGTTTCTTGGATTTCTTTACGTCTTTCTTTAGTTAATTTACCAAGATCGTTTAGTGCTCCTCTTGCACGGGTAGCGGCAGCCTTTACACCTTTTCCATCAAAAGTTTCAGCTTCTTTTAGGTAGTTTTCGTAGGCTTCTACGATTTGCTCATGTAGTGTCATTTATTTTTCTCCTATTATGATACTATATATTTCTTTCCAGTTCCTTACCCTTGTGACTCCGGAAAATTCTCCTTGGTTATGGGAGTGATCCATTAGGATTGAACTCAACCCAAGATCCCTACCAACCAAAGCATTTTGAGGTTTGTCTTCGACCCACCAGCAATCTGTGTCTCTATAGATTTCTAATACTTCGTCCTTGTCAGCGCCAGTATCTAGATATACGTAATCTTCAAATACAGTGTCTCCAAACATTTCTCTAAGATTCTTTGTGCGAAGATGTTGAGAATATTGATCATTACTTAAACTTGTAATAGCATGAAAAACATACCCGTGTTCTTGATGCAATCTTCTTACATAATGGATAGCATCTCTAAAAGGCGGAAGTCTACGTATCCAAGCACTTTCATTGAACATGCGGATTAAACGCTTAGACTCTTTTTTATCGATCCCGTACTTTTTATCCATTAGATAATCATCTTTGTGATCGAGATTCATTTCATAACCGTGTCGATTCATCCAGTTTTCAAATGAATACTGCCAGTCAAAGAGGACGCCATCAACGTCTGTTAATATTACTTTATTTTTCATCATACTGCTAATATAGCTGATGATTTATGAATTGTCAACCAAAAAGAAAGGGTCCGAAGACCCTTTCAACTCTACTTTATTATATAAGGACTATGTCCCTGATTGTCTTAGTAGTTTGTTCACTTTTTATTTATAAACTCATAGAACTTTTCAGCGTTCTCAAGAACTTTATCAACACCAGGTACAGATGGAACTTCAACTGTGGTAACAACTTCGCCAGTTTCTGGATCGCGTGTTACAGTTTGTTCCCAACCAGTAAACTTCATTGAGTATTCAAACTCTGTGAATGCTTTGGCCATATCAAGAACTTCTGTACGGATTTCATAACCGTTACGATTGAACTTAACTTCTGGTGCTTTTGGCGTATACTGTGCCGCCATGTCTTTGAATTGCTCTGCCATAGCAGAGAGTTGTTGTGTAACTTGATTAAAGTCATTCATTACATTTCTCCTTTTGTGTGTGTATGTGTAATGTGTTACTAACGTAACATTATTATTTATTTCTTGTCAACTGGCTTAGAATCTTTTTTGGGTTCATCTTCGCCAAAGTATGGTATATGTGCCACGATGTTTTCTCCTATGTGTCTCTGCGTCTAGTGTTGAACGGTACTTCCCTGCACCGTTCAGTGATAACAGTATCATTATGATGACACTGGTCTGTGTTAGGTTGAACTAACGTCTCTCCTTGAGCATTTCCATCATCAGCTCTTTGGCTTGATCATGATAGCCCATTCTTGACAGTTCTGATGCTGCCTTTGCTCTACCTAAGAGCTCTAGTCTCCAAGCTACTCCCTTCCAGAAGTTTTTAAGGATTCGCCAGCCGTCAAAGGTTGGTCGTCTAAACGCTACGCCATTTCTGCTTGATTGCATTGACTGTTCCATTATACCGCTCTCCCACCGCGGACATCGTGATAGTATTGATATCCTGTTTGATGAGGTGCCTTACCGTAGGTAAGTAATCTTTGACGTCTTTCTAGATCAGCTAGATCAGTTGCCTGTGACAGATAACGTTCTTCTTCTGTCTGAGAAGTTCTTTTGAGTCCTTGTGAGATCCAATTTAAGAGTTTTTTCATTGTGTGAAAGTTCCTTTTGTGTGTTATACTATTGTAGCACAGTTATTGTGCTTTGCAACAATATTTAGCACTCGCACAAAAAAATTAATCAAAATTTAACATTTTATTCTGGATGTAAAAAATGTAGACAAACTTCGGTAAATAAATTAAACTAAGTTGGTGTTATGAAATTAAAAACTAGATCAATATTACAAGAGCTAAACGACTTTGGTAATCACAGAGACACTGATCGTATAATAGAGTCCAGGGCTGTGAACGTAATCAATAGTGCAGTCAATCTTATTGAAAGTCTTCGCAATCACTATGACAGTGAAACCGCTGACGAATTAGAAAGAAGATTGATCAACAGTATTAAAGGACAGGATTCCAACAAGTTTAAACGTGGCATGAAAAAAGTAATAGAGTCAAAAGAACGATGAGCGGAAATGTATTTAAAGACAGCGAAGGCAATAGTCTAACTCAACGCATCAATCAAGGTGATGTTGAGTCAACTGTTAAATATCTTGAAGGCATCACAGGATTACCGTTGTCAGATAACATGCTGGGCACTACTGGCAAAAAGCCTACTTCGGGTGATTTAGATCTTGCGGTAGACGTGGCTTCTACATCTAAAGGCGATCTAGAATCAAAGCTGAAAGCCTATGCAGAACAAGCAGGTTTAGAAAATGCTGTTGCTAAATCCGGAATTAGTGTTCATTTCAAAACACCAATTAACGGCAAAGAAGAAAACGGATTTGTACAGACTGATTTTATGTTCGGCGACCCTGAATGGTTAAAGTTTTCAATGGCAGGCGAGTATGGCGAAGATGGTATCAAAGGACAGCATCGCCATATACTTTTAAACAGTATCGGCAAAGCAAAGATCAGCGATGAATATCCGCAAGGACTAAAGTGGAGCTACACCCAAGGACTTGTTGACAGAGCAACCAATGAAGTTATTACAAAAGACCCTAATCAAATTGCAAAGATTTTGCTAGGGCCAACAGCCACAGCAGAAATCGCAATGAGCTTTCCAAAGATTATGGACTTTATTAAAAAGCTTCCTAACTATGAAGAACTCACAGTGGATGCTAGAGAAACACTAGGCAAGCAAGGCATTGAACTGCCCAGTCACAAACAGATAGAATCTTTCCAACCCGGAACTATCGGCTGGATGAGATCGATGATAGATATAGTATCATGACCATAAACGAACTTAAAAAATTAGCAGGGGTTAACGAGTTTAAAGGATACACTGAATATGTTCCTGAGAACCTTTCAATTACAGGCACAGAAAAACAACGACTCGAAAAGAAACACAATATTAAACCAGGTACACCCGAATGGTTCAAACTTTGGTTTTCGATGCCGCATCTAACAGGTGAGAAGGCAATTTAATGAGAGCGTTTGAAATCCTAACAGAAGCTAAAAAAGTAGGTAGAGAGTTTAATCACCTAGAAGACCTAGTGTTTACAGATCCAGAGAACGGTGCTGTTCGTGCTGTAGAAATACTACGAAATATGGAACAAGGCGCTAAAGATGTCGCTGTGAAGTGGGACGGGTATCCCACAATGTACTGGGGCAGAGACAGTGACGGAACATTTATTCTCACAGGAAAGAATGGCTGGGGAAGAAACAAAACAACCAGTGCAGATGATCTAGCAGACTTTATTTTATCGACTGGTAAGGGCGAAGAATGGCGTGAAAAGTTTGCAGGCGATATGGCGGCACTGTGGCCAATATTTGAAAGTGCAACTCCAAAAGACTTTCGTGGATTTGTATATGCAGACATACTGTTTCATCCAGGAAGACCTGCACAATCAACAGATGGAAGCATCGTGTTTACACCAAATAAAGTAACCTACACAGTCAAAACTGACAGCGAAGTCGGTGCAAAACTTCAAGGTAAAAAAGCCGCTGTGGCAGCTACTGCAATATTTGACGAGTTTGGGTCTAAACAAGGCAAACCATTCGACGGACAAGATTTGTTTAAAGGTGATGTTGCGGTGTTAGGACAAACATATGTTGACAGCAAGCCAGAAGTTGACGTAGAAAATTTAGATAATATAGATGCAAAAGCTAAAAAAGTTCAATCCAGAATAAAAGAGTTCTTTGCTCCAAGAAAAGGCTTAGCCGACATACAAGAAATATTCTATCGTTATGTAAACTATATGGGCAAACAGCGTAGGCTGGATGATCTCAGCAAAGAGTCATTCTTAGATTATTTGCAAAAAGAAGAAGCCAAACTTACTGATCCAAAAAGACAGCGAGTTCTCGACCTAGCACAAGAATTTGTTGTGAAGAATGATAATACTGTTGAAGACATAACCGCAGATATTATCGACTTGGTAAGACAGATTATGTCAGCCAAAGACGAAGTTATTCGCGAACTAGATGCCGCTGAAGGCGATGTTATAGCAAACATAGGTTCAGAGAAAGGCGGAGAAGGGTATGTCAAACATGGCGAAAAAGTCAAGCTGGTCCCTCGCAAAAGATTCACACTGAACTGATCAAAAACAAACCTATCTCCTTGAAATATTACAAAATTGCTAAATACTATGCCAGTCTCTGAGCGAGGCTAATGATAAGAGAAGGAGAAATATCATGGCAGATCTATATTCAACAGTGGTAGGATCAACTACCCTCGGTGCTAACAACCGTAAAATTTTAGGCGACGGAGCTTCAGGTGTTGGACCATACACTCGTTTTGGTACACCACAACTTACAGCTCTTAAAATTGTTTCTACAGCAGTAGACGAAACTACTACACCAGCGGCTGCAAACTCAAATCTTCAAAAGATTATCAATGCAGTTCAAGGCTTTGCTGAAGTTTATTACATTGGTGTTCCGGCTTCTAACTTTATTACTGTAATTGTCAATGCAAACACAGTAAACAGAGGCGGACGTGGTGCTTCTGCATACGGTGGTACAGACGATACTGGAAACACTACTTTCGAAAGCATGGAAGAAGCAGTTGCTTCTGCACTAGGTCAGTCAGCTGACGACGTGGCTATCACTGAAGTCACACTTACTGGCGGTACTTTCGCTTAATAGTTTTTAAACTATTACGAAGAAGGGCAATAATTTTATTGCCCTTTTTTTATGACGTAAATAAAGGTCATGCAGACTTTTGAGATTATTACATTAGTAGACATAACTAGAACAGATAATCTGCGTCCTCAATCTGATTATCAGAAGCTTCAACAGTCTAATCTCAACGCTCTAATTCAAACGATAGGGCTTCGCAGTAATATAGATTGGATAGTCGATCCTGTAAAACATACTGGCACAGTTCCGGTTGCGAACAGAGGAAAAGCCGCTCACTGGATCTGGGAATTCAACACAGAACAGAATGGGTTTTTTCTTGACGAAGACGGAGAAGCCGGTTTACTTATAAAAGACCTACAAGGTGTTCCCATTATAGAAGGGCTCGACGATACTGTAGATTTCTCACCGCCTGCATTTATAACCATCGGCGAAGCGTCTAACACCTGGGTTCATATTAAAGCCTAGTGTTTTCTTTTTTTACAAAAAAATTTAAATATTAGTATGATCAACTTAGAACGGTTTAAAAATTTCTATTCTACTACCAACAGAGAAGTTCGTTGGTGGGCGTATGCTGGCTGGACTGTTCCACTAATTGCATTAGCCGGTATATTTTTTATAGACATGATCGGCTGGACTGAAGGTTGGAATCGTGCTGTTGTTATCGGCGGCATTGCATTTTTCGCTGTTGCTGTGTATTGGTGGTGGTGGGCAATATTTAAACTGGCACGATTAAGTAATCTCTTATTAAATACAGCAAACAATCTAAAAGAAATCAGCGAAGAACTTCGCGAGATCAATCAGAATTTAAAGCAAGAAGATAAATAAACACATATAGGCAAACAAGGCATCTTAGAACAACTCAATAAAGGCCAACCAAGAGTTTACTTTATTCATCTCGGAGCGAGATAAACGGAGATAAGATGGCAACTAAACAGCCTACATCATTAGAAAAAGAAAGTCTAGAAGCACATGTTGATTTGTGTGCCCTTCGTTATGAGCAGTTAGACAACCGCTTAACAACCCTCGAAACCAAAGTAGATGACATTCACGACGACATCATCACCGGACAAAAAAGCCTAAGCAAAGTAATCATTGGTACAGCAGGTACTGTGGTAGCTGGTGTGCTGTCAATTGTAGTTACCATACTACTCAAAATGGGCTAAGAAGTCCTTTTCTTTTTTTAAATACAAGATCATGAACGATCTTGACAAAAAACTTAATCAGATCATTAAAACAAGTAATAAATTAATTCCTAAAAAAATTAATGAAGGTATTCAGCTAGGCGAAATTAAAATAGTTCAAAAAAATAAAAGAAAAAAAATCATTTTTAAAAATAAAACATTATACGATAACATATTTTTAAATGATACTGCACTTGCACTTGCAGAATACGTTTTTTTCAAAGCCAACGCACAGAAACAACAACAATTGTACGGATTAGATCAAGAATACGGACACTGGTTAATCGAAACAAAAATTTTTGCGAAACATCACAAAGAAAAACTTGGTCAGAGAAAATATTATGACGCTGAAATATTCGAATCGAGATATCAAGAAGCAAAAATCCGTTTAGATCTTACAAAACAAAAAATAGAAAATTTAGTTAAAAATTCACTAAATAAAAGACAGTTGGAAATTTTATTATGATAACAAAAGAAATTTTTTCAAAGAACACTTCGAAAAAAATTAACGAAAGTATGGCTAAAACTTTCGGTAAAAAAATTAATTTTGAGTCGTTCTCCGATCCGCAATTAGAAGATTCTAGAAATAAATTACGTACACAGTTACATAATTTTAGATCAAATAGCAAATTTAATGAAGATTTACAAAATGAAAATTATCTTCAAGCACAGTGGATGCTTGATGCTATCAATGCCGAACTTGCTGAGAGAGAGGAACAGGTTGCTGAAGGACAGGACGTTGATGAAAATATGGTCCGTGAACTACTAAAAAAGTTTGACCAAAAAGCCAACGATGATTATCGTGCCTACGGTGATGTAAATCCTGAAACAGTGATTCGTCACCTAGAACAAGGTGATGTTGAGGCCGCAATAGAAGCTGTGGCATATGAATATTCAGGCGATGATGGCGAAGAACCAAGAAGGGGATTCGATAATCTCTTACAGGATCTTGAAGATGATTTTCAGGCAGTAATAGAATACGAAAATGATGATTTTGATTTTAGACAAGAATACGATGACGACCCGATGGATGATATGATGGATAGTATAGAAAATAATAACAGTGTAGTAGCAGAAGGTGAAGTACAACAGGCTTCTGCAATTGTAACTGCAAAAACAATGGTTGATAGAGTGGATCGCTGGATTGACGAACTTAGTGGTATGGAAAATGAAACTTTACTACAACTAGGCGATTCCATCCGCGAAGAAATGGGTTATCAAGAAGCAAAAGACTTCATTGAGTCGGTATCACCTGCAATTTCTGATGCATTAGATCATCTTAAGACTACCAGAATGGATTTACATAATGCACTTTTGGTACTATCGGGAGAATCAGCTCCAACTGATATGCTAGGCGACGAACCTCAGGAAGAACCAGAAGATGAAGGTCCTTTGGATTTAGATGAATTAGAGCCTGAAGAAGATGATTTTGGGACTTCGGAACCAGCAGTAGGTGGCAGTGAAGCAGAGGGCAGAGCAAAGAGAGAAAGCATCGAGCGTTCTAGCAGAATGTTAGGAATTTTAGCTGGATGAAGCTGTTTGAATTTTCAAACCAAGAACACATTATAAGTGTTCTTGCTACTGTCTTGAAAAATTACATTTCAAAGTCATCTTACAGAACTTCCCCAGCTAAGATAAACTACGGTGCGCTGACTGACTTCCTCGCAAACAACGAAATCTATGTTACTATGGATTATGAAACCTTCGACGCTATTTTTAATAGCGATGAAGGGAAAGTTATAAAAAATCTTACAAAAAACTATGACGGCAGTGGTATTGAACTAAATGTTCCGGGTGTCGGAAAAGAAAAACGAACTTCAGATGGCGACGACAGCCAAGATGCTGTTGATCAGATCGCCGCATCAAACGCCGAAAAAAATCTTTCCTAATAAGCAAACGAATAACTACATATATGAATAAAGATAACTTTATATTTACAAGCGAGTCAGTGAGCTCCGGACATCCTGATAAAGTTGCTGATCAGATTTCAGATGCAATCTTAGATGCGGCATTGCAAGCGGGTGATGAAACTACCAGAGTAGCATGCGAAACTCTTGTAACTACAAACTATGTTTGCCTAGCGGGAGAAGTTAAAAACTTCAATCTAACTACTGACGAAGTTGAGCAGTTAGTGCGAGACAAGGTCAAAGAAATCGGTTACGAACAACAAGGATTTCATTGGAACCAATTAACAGTACACAATCATTTACACAAGCAAAGTGGAGACATTGGGTTAGGCACAGACAACTTCGGAGCAGGCGATCAAGGACTAATGTTCGGGTATGCCTGTAACGAAACGTCAAGTTATATGCCAGCACCTATCCATTACAGTCACGAAATACTTAAAAATTTAGATAACAAGCGTTTATCTAATTTAGATATACTAGGTCCAGATGCCAAGTCACAGGTATCTATTAAATATGTAGACGGAAAGCCTAGTGTGGCTACAGCCGTGGTTGTAAGCACACAGCATGCCGAAGGTAAAAAATTAGAAGCACTTGGTTTAGCTAATCTTGCAATTATAGAAGAACTTGGAGGATTATATCAAGAAGGTGTTACAAAATTATATCTTAACCCAACAGGCAATTTTGTAGTAGGTGGCCCGGATGGCGATGCAGGTGTTACCGGTCGTAAGATTATTGTAGACACTTACGGCGGCTATGCTCGTCACGGTGGCGGTGCGTTTAGTGGAAAAGATCCTACCAAAGTAGATCGAAGTGCGGCATACATGGCTCGCTGGTTAGCTAAAAACGCTGTAGCAAAAGGTTTTTGTAACAGTTGTACTATACAGTTAGGTTATGCTATTGGAGTAAAAGATCCAGTTAGCATATATGTTGACAGCGACGGCGCCGACGCGAGTATACTTAATTGGATTGAACAATTTGATCTTACACCACTTGGTATCATTAGACAATTTAATATGTTTAATTTTACTCAGTACAGTGCCAATTGTGTTTACGGACATTTCGGTAGTAAAGATGTACCCTGGGAAAAATTAATTGAAAATTAACTTGACAACGGTACAAAGAGCAAGTATACTTGTTTGATGAGCTTATTAAAAAATAAATTTCAATACTTCAATCTCTCTCGTGATGACTCCCAAGGTAAAAGATTATATCAATGCCCGGATGGCAGTCGAGTTCCTTCAGTAACAACTATCTTAGATAAGACTAAACCTGAAGAACAAAGACAAGCACTTCAAGCATGGCGTAAACGTGTAGGCGAACAGAAAGCACAGCAGATTACTACAGAAGCTGCCAGTCGCGGAACTCGTATGCACACTTATCTTGAAAACTACATCAAAGGCGACGAACTTAAAGAAAGCGTGAGCAATCCGTATGCTCAACAAAGTCTAAACATGGCAAAGAAAGTCATCGAAGTTGGATTCCCTGCTATCTCAGAAGTATGGGGTTCAGAAGTTCCTTTATATTTTCCAGAGCTTTACGCTGGTACCACTGACTGTGTGGGGTTGCATAACGGTGACGAAGCTATTCTCGACTTCAAACAATCTAACAAACCTAAAAAAAGAGAATGGATTAATGATTACTTTTTACAACTAACGGCATATGCATTAGCGCATAATGAAGTGCATGGTACAAATATTCGCAAAGGTGTTGTGCTTATGTGTGTTCGTCCACCTGAAGTTGAACCAGGTAAATGGGGAGATCCGCAATATCAAGAATTTGTCCTTGAGCCTGAACACTTTGATTACTGGACTGAAGAGTGGTGTAAGCGAGTCGAACAGTACTACAGAATCACATAAATACTTTGGATAATATCAATTAGGAGTGTGCCAAAGTGGCAGTGGTTCAAATCTCAAAAATTCAGGTAAGACGAGGTCTTAAAAATAACAATAACGGCATTCCTCAATTAAGTTCAGGTGAGATCGCCTGGGCAATTGATTCTCAGGAATTGTTTATAGGAAATGGCAGTGTAGCAGAAGGCGCTCCATATGTCGGAAACACTAAAATTGTTACTGAAAATGATAATCTCTTAGAATTAGCGGCAAGTTATCAGTACGGAAGAAATGTAAGTGGAATAAGTCTTTCTACTTCGAGAAGCTTGCAGAATAAACTAGACGAGTATGTAAGTGTTGCTGATTTCGGAGCAGTCAATGATGGATCCACTGATAGTACTCAAGCTTTCGAAAACGCATTCACACAATTATTTAGAAGCACTAACACTGATCTTAGAAAAGTTTTAATAGTTCCGAATGGAGAATACCTTTTTACACAAACTCTAAATATTCCTTCCAACGTTATCCTAAGAGGAGAAACTGAACAGAACACTTTTTTAAGATTCGGCGGGAACAGTGTGTTTTTTATTACCGAGGATGGCGACGAACTTGCAGATTTCACCAGTTCTAACATACCTAATAATGTTCAAATTTCAAATCTAACTTTAGACTTCGCAGGCGGACAAATGAACCTGTCTGGATTACAAAATTCTAAATTTGAAAATGTCACGTTCGAATCAAATTATACATTAGGAAACGCCGTAGGGCCGATAGAAAGTAGGTTCGGAATGCTAAACTGGACTAACGAGCTTGTCGGAGTTAGTGTAACTGATGTCTTTTTTGATAATTGTACTTTTAAAGATTCCGATCTTGCTGTTAAGATTACACAGACAGATAATTTTCAAACCAGATTAACTTTTGAATCCTGTAACTTTACTAACTTACACGACGGTGTCTATGTAAATGGTGTAACAGGACAGACCAATAATTGGATTTTCGATCACTGTACATTTGAAGAGATACACACACGAGCAATAAATTTTAACGCTGGCGGTGGCACAACAATTCGTACCACCGACTTTAGAAATTGCGGAAACGGAACTCAGTCTGCCGCTAACCCTATAAGCGAAATAGTTTATTTCGGAGACACACTAGAAAACGTGATGTACAACTGTACATCAAACAGAGTAGAAAATGCAGGACTTACAACCGGAGAAGGAACTGGAGCAATAGCCGAAGTAATTGGTTCTAGTTTTGCTGAATTTTCTAATGTTATTAAAACTGAAGTATTCCTTGATCCAAGTCCTAGACCATTCTTAGCATTAGGAGCTGATAACGGTTATATCTATGTAGATTATACTCTTACATTAGATACATCAGTAAGACGAGGTCGTCTTACTATTATGACCGTGGAAGATAACAATGTTGTTAGCATATCAGATGACTATGATTACGTAATAGAAGGAGGAAGTTCTCCTACAATATTTACAAATTTTGAATTTTCTGCTACACTAAGAAACAACATTGCCGACGACAGTTCTCGCCAAGACACAATACTGTTAACGTACAGAAATCCGTTGTCATCAGCGTTACCGGGCACTTTAGCGTTCTCAGTCACATATGGCGGCTGATTACAAAAAATTAACTAAATGTTTAATGAAGTCCTGAATTTGGATACATACTTCTACACTCGAACGCATCATCTCAGTTGATGTGTATCACAAGTTCAATCAAGAATAAGGAAAGATATGTCAATCACAGTCATTAAAAGAAGCGGAAAGAAAGAAATATTAGCAGTCGAAAAATGGCAGGCACAGATAGCGAAAGTTTGTCAAGGAATTGCCGACGTAAGTCAGAGCATGATCGAAATTAATGCACAGCCGCACTTTTATGACGGTATTACCACAAAAGAAATTGACGAAATAACACTGAGAGCAATCGTCGACCTTATTAATGTAGAATCAAATCCAGGAGTCGGCCATACAAACTATCAATATGTCGCAGGCAAACAGCGATTATCTATGTTACGCAAAGATGTATACGGCTCATACGAAGTTCCGAGCCTGTATGATATTGTAAAAAAGAACGTCCAGGTCGGATTGTACACACCTGAACTTCTTGAGTGGTACACAGAAGAGGATTGGGATCGTATGAACACAATCATCGATCACGAAAAGGATGAGAACTATTCCTATTCTGCAATTGAACAGATGATTGAAAAGTATCTAGTCAAGAACAGAAGTACTAAGACCATATACGAAACGCCTCAAGTTAGATATATGATTGCCGCCGCAACCGTTATGCATCGTGAAGAACCTAATCGCACAAGAATGAAGTTAATCAAAGAGTATTATAACTGTGCCTCGGACGGCTTGTTTACCCTTGCCACTCCTGTGCTTGCCGGACTTGGTACTAAAACAAAACAGTTCAGTTCTTGCGTGTTAATTCGTTCGGACGATGATCTTGATAGTATTTTTGCGTCAGGCGAAATGATGGCGAAGTATGCTTCAAAGCGAGCAGGTATTGGATTTGAAATTGGTAGGCTTCGTCCGCTAGGTGCTCCTATTCGAGGCGGAGAGATTATGCACACAGGTATGATCCCATTCCTTAAGAAGTGGTTTGGTGATCTTCGTAGTTGCTCGCAAGGAGGGATTAGAAATGCAAGTGCTACAGTGTTTTATCCTATTTGGCATTACCAGTTTGACGATCTTATTGTTCTTAAAAATAATCAAGGAACCGATGAAACCCGAGTCAGACATATGGACTATGGTGTCGTCCTCAATGCATTCTTTTGGAGAAGATTTAAAGAACAAAAAGAAATAACATTCTTTGATCCTAATGAAGTACCTGAACTGTACGAAGCATTTTATTCTAACACGGAGGAGTTCGAAAGGCTGTACGTAAAATATGAAAAGCGCACAGACATTAGAAAGAAAACAATCTCAGCAGATGAAGTGTTCCGCTCAGGCATACTGAAAGAACGCACTGACACTGGACGCATTTATCTTGTGTTCATTGACAATGTGATGAATCAAGGTCCTTTTGATCCTGAGTATCACACAATTTACCAATCAAACCTATGCTGTGAGATTCTACTGCCCACAAAACCATTTAAGCGCCTGGACGATGAAGATGGACGCATAGCGTTGTGTACCTTAGGAAGCATTAATTGGGGTTCCTTTAGAAATCCGGAAGACATGCGCAGGGCATGTAGAATCTTACAGCGTAGTTTGTGTAATATCCTAGACTATCAAGACTTCTTAAGTGTCCAAAGTCGATTAAGCAATGACGAAATCCGTCCTTTAGGCATCGGTGTTACCAATCTTGCGTATTGGCATGCTAAGAGGAATTTACAGTACGGCGAACAAGATTCACTAGAAGAAGTAAAAACATGGATGGAGCATCAAGCGTTTTTCTTAACCGAAGCCAGTGTCGAACTTGCTAAAGAAAGAGGCGCTTGCAAAGATTCAAGTAAGACTCGGTACGGCCGTGGAGTGTTTCCTTGGGAATGCCGCGCTCCGGGAGTTAACGACTTGGTTGATTTTACTCCAGAACTTGACTGGGAAACTTTACGAGCTGATATGAAACAATACGGAATTCATAATGCCACACTAACAGCTATTGCTCCGGTAGAGTCAAGCTCAGTTGTTATTAACAGTACTAACGGTATCGAAATGCCAATGGCACTGATTTCAACCAAAGAATCAAAAGCAGGGTCGTTTGTACAAGTAGTTCCCGAGTATCATAAACTTAAAAAGAAATACCAGTTGATGTGGCAACAGACAGACTGCGTCGGGTATATAAAAACTGCGGCAGTTTTGGCGGCGTATGTTGATCAGAGTATTAGCACCAATACATTTTATAATCCTGCTTACTTTGAAGGAGGTAAAGTTCCTAGTACCATGATTGCTAAAAATTTAATGCAGGCACACTATTGGGGACTAAAAACATTCTATTACAGTCTAATTAACAAAAGCGGTGCAAAACAAGAAGATAAACTTCTCAACACAACAGAACAACCTAAATTAGAAATACAAACTAACGGACACAGTGTTATTGGATTCGAAGAAGATGAAGATTGCGAAGCGTGTAAATTATAGGAGCAAACATGAGCAAAGCACAATATGACTTAACAAAGAATACAGACTATTTACAGCGTAAAATGTTTCTGGATCCAGCAGGTCCTGTAACTATCCAACGTTTCGAAGAAGTAAAATATCCAAAAATTCAGAGCTTTGAAACTACAGCTCGCGGATTCTTTTGGGTTCCTGAAGAAGTAAGTTTAACAAAAGATTCACAAGATTTTAAAGATTCAAGCGACGCAGTTAAACACATCTTTACTTCTAATCTACTGAGACAGACCGCACTGGACAGTATCCAAGGACGAGGTCCTACACAGGTATTCACTCCTGTTGTGAGTCTACCAGAACTAGAAGCACTGTGTTTAAACTGGGGATTTTTTGAAACAAATATTCACAGCCGTTCATACAGCCATATCATTCGTAACATTTACAATGTACCTAAGGAGGTGTTTAACTCTATTCACGATACGAATGAAATCGTAGACATGGCTGCCAATGTAGGCGAATACTATGACAAACTGCATGTGCTAAACTGTGAAGTTGAACTAGGTAAGAAAGTAGATGAGTACGAACACATTAAAGCTATCTGGCTGGCATTGAACGCAAGTTATGCGCTCGAAGCACTTCGCTTTATGGTAAGTTTTGCTACAAGCCTCGCAATGGTAGAGAATAAGATCTTTATCGGCAACGGCAATATCATCAGCCTTATTCTGCAGGACGAGCTACTACACAAAGGATGGACTGCATATCTTATCAATCAAGTTGTTAAAGAAGATGAAAGATTTGCTCGTGCTAAGGAAGAATGCGAGCAAGAAGTTTATGATATGTATATGGCTGTTATTGAAGAAGAAAAGCAATGGGCAGACTACTTGTTTATGAAAGGTCCAGTGATTGGTCTAAATGCAAACATTCTCAGAGACTTTGTAGACTACACGGCAAAGGAAAGTTTGAAGGACATTGGGATTAAATACACTGAGCAGGCTCCCAAGACTACTCCGATTCCTTGGTTCAACAAGCACTCGGATACGTCTTCAAAGCAAACTGCACTACAGGAGAATGAGAGCACAAATTACGTCATAGGAGTTATGACAGAAAAACTTGACTACGACGATTTGCCTAATATATAATATGTTTAAAGCACAATTAAAAAGAAACAGTCCGTATGAAAAATGGACAACGATTGGTTCTTACAGTAGTGAGAACCAAGCAATTTCAATGGCAATTGCAAAGAAAAATGCTGGCGCAGTCCTAGTTCGGGTGACCGACAAGCAAAATAAAATTGTGTTTACATCATAAGGAAAAGAATGAAAACTATTGTTTGGAGTAAAGAAAATTGTCCGCACTGCGAAGAAGCAAAGCATCTTCTACATGCGCACGATATATCATTTGAAGAAAGAAAGATAGGCTCGGGCTGGACGAAAGAGCAGTTGATTGAGCAGGTTCCGACTGCAAGATCAGTTCCTCAGATTTTTATCTATGGTCAATATGTAGGCGGAATGACAGACTTAAAAACATATTTAGAAGAAACAACAACAGGTTCAACAGAAGGAAAATTATAATGTTAATCGAAAAAGGCTTAGTCGCAGGCGAAATTGTTACACTAAAACTTTTTAGTGGAGAAGAATTGGTAGCAAAGTTTGTAGAAGATAAAGACAACGTTTATGTAATTAGTTCGCCTATGGTTATTAGTGCATCGCCGCAAGGTATTGGATTAGTTCCGTTTTTGTTTACCGTAGATGTAACTAAAGAAATTCCAGTTGACAAGGGATCAGTTTGTGTTGCAACTAACACAGAAGCAGGGTTTGCCGATCAATATATTCAAGCTACCACTGGGATTTCTGTTTCTCCTAATCAAGGAACGTTATGACACAAGGACCAGCATTATAATGCCTGCGGTGGTTAGAGTTGGGCAAGATGTTCACGTTGGACACGCAAGTCCTACACCTAGCCCTTTCCACCAAACTTCTTATGCAACTGGTTCTCCGGATGTATTCACAAATAATTCTAAAACAGTAAGAATTGGTGATACTACAAGTTGTGGAGATCCTGCTTCGGCCGGTTCTCCTGATGTTTTTGCAAATAATATTCCAGTGCATCGGCTAGGCGATGCTACGAGCGGACACGGTTCTTGGGTTCCGAACTCTGCGGCTACAGGAAGTGGCGATGTGATTGCCAATGGATGAAATAAATGCCAAGATACGGAGAAACAGAAGCAACACTTGATGACACTGGTTTTACCTTTTTAAGATTGCCAACTCGTCAACAAACAGCAAGATTTGAATATGTTGTTTTTGATTATGTTGAAAACAATCCAGGAATAGAGAATGGTGTGTTTAGTAGTTATGTAGGCGAACACTACGACGATGACGGAAATATTAGCGAATGACTTTAGTTAAGCGTAGCGACAAGGGCGAAGCCTTAACATATAACGAACTTGATGGAAACTTTACCCATTTAGGTGGCGATGGATCATATCAATTTCCTGCTACTGATGGATTAGAAAATCAGGTACTAACCACCGATGGTAATGGTCAACTTTCGTTCACTACTATTAGTCTTGATCGAATTGATGGAGATTTGACAGGATCGGTATTTGCTGACGATAGTACTATACTTGTAGACGGGGTTGACGGAAAAATTGTCGGCCCGGTCGAAACGTCACAAATAAGAACTTCAGAACAGACGATTGCATTAGGTTTTGAAGCAGGACTTGATGCAGGATTGAGATCTGTAGCAATTGGCTACAAAGCCGGCAGCATTAGCTCGCAAGGTATTACTGCTATTGCAATCGGCAACGTCGCCGGAAATTCCAATCAAGGAGACGATGCTGTAGCCGTCGGCGACAACGCCGGATATCAAAACCAAGGACAAGCCGCTGTAGCCATGGGCGCTTTCGCAGGTAGAATCGATCAGGGAGAAGATGCAATAGCCATCGGTGATTCTGCAGGTCGTAACAACCAGGGAGCGAGATCAATTGCTATAGGCCTCGGCGCCGGGGCAAATAATCAACATGAACATACAATTATCATCTCCGCACAGCCTGCAATAGCTGTATTAGAATCTGAAGATTCAAACAGATTCTATGTAAAACCAGTTAGAGAAGTAACCGGCGGCACACCCCCTGCAGGATTTAGTCCTATGTATTACAATCCGACTACCGGCGAGATTATAGTTGTATCACCTTAAAAAATATCTATATATGACTTTAGGCTTTTTCTGTGTAGGAATGGCCTACATAGGATTTGTAACACCGGGTATTCCGTTTTCAATATTCCTTGTCACTGCCGCTTGGGCGTTTAGTAAAAGTTCTAAAAAGATGCACGATTGGTTGTACAATCATCCATGGTTCGGCGAGTTTCTAACCAATTGGACACATTATAAAGTTTTTCCGTTGAAAGCCAAGTATGCCATGATTACTGTGATGAGTTCGACTGTTTTGATAACATACTATGCAACCGGAAATTTAAATGCAGTTATTTACAGTGGCGGCTTTATGTTTCTAATTGCATTTTGGGCATGGCATTTTCCTAGTACAAAGAAAGAGTATGATGAAAGAATTAAAAACAACAAAAAAATTGGACTATTTAGATAAAACCTGTTTAGTGATCGACGACTTTGCTCCGGTAACATTACAGAACGATCTAGAAAATATATTTCGAGATGGAGACATAGATTGGAAGTATACAGATTGGACAGTAGAACCCAAAGACTGGAATAACAATCCTAACATACTTGAAACACCTCAACTTGTTCATATTAGCAAACAAGAAGATGGTGTATACGATAGAGAGCATTTCTATTTACAGTGCAGTTTGGTCTATCTGTTGCAAGAACTTTTGAGCTGCCAAATTAACGGTATTGATAGAATTAAAAACAACTGTTTATTACAGCATCCGGGATTTGAAAATAAATTTCATCCTCCACATCAAGACAGTACATTCCCTAACAGATTCACATTAATATATTATGTTAGCGACTCGGATGGTCCTACTAGATTGTTTAAAAAGAAGATACCACATTTAGGATTCGGAGAAGATAACTTGAAAATTCTCAAAGAAGTAGAGCCGAAAAAAGGAAGAGCTATGCTATTTCCTTCGAAATTATGGCATTCTGGTAGCTGTCCCACAAAACACAGATCTAGATTTGTTAATAACATCGTTTTTGAAAGTAGAGATTTAGAATTATGAGAGAAATTGATTTAGAATTATTAGTAGACATCGCTAAAGAAGCGGAATCGGGAGATCCTATTCCTTGGGATAAATTATCTGTAGGCAAAGACGAAGCCTTTAAAATGATAGGAACATCTATCCTGGAGCAATTCGATAAAGAAGAGTACACAGAAGAAGACAAAGTTGTGCTCCTTGCATCTATGACTAAATTGGTTGTGGAAAACATGTTACTGCATATCCAAGTCTTAAATTTAAAAAAGCAATTAGAAGACTTGACAGACAGCAAAAAAGATAGTTAAATAATACTGTAACGATGAAGCAGACCGAAAGGTTGACGGACCCGGGTTCGACTCCCGGCTGTTCCACCATAGATACATCTACAACTCCGAGAGAGTAGACCGAAAGGTGAAATAGTAGGAGAAGAACGTGGTGTATCTATGATGGGGCAGATCAAGGATTCGACGGCGAGATGATTAGGCGAGTGGAGTTACCGGCAATGTGAAAGCCGTTAGGATTGGGAGTATACCCGGTCGTAGAAGCAAAATAAAATAACTGCAAATGATGAAACATTCGCACTGGCCGCATGAGGCTTCGGGGTTGACTGCCTTGTAATCCAAAAGTCAGAAAAGCACCTTCGGGTGCTTTTCTTTTATAACTATACTTAGATATCTAAACAATATCACACACAGAAGGAAATAAAATGACTAAAACGTTAATCGCGGCAATGTTTGCCGTATCTGCAACAGCAGTATCAGCTGAAGGACTAGACCTTGGAACATCGATTGCACTTGAGCACGAAGCGAAAGGTGAAATTAATAACTTTGTATTAGGCAACAGCCTTACAGGTTTACCATACGGCGTAGAAGTTGCAACAAGCATCAATCTACATGACACAGATGCTGGTGCAGATTTTACACTTGAAGACATTGAAGTTGACGTTAGTAAATCAATCACAGACAGTGTATCAGCATATGTCAACACAGATCTAAACGAGGATGTTGAGCGTACAGAAACAACTGTAGGCATCAAATTATCATTCTAATATAGAATCTAGTAAAAAGGTCGCTTCGGCGGCCTTTTTTTATCTGTAAAGATAATAGATTTTAACTAACACACCCATAGAAAAATAACATAGATTTTTGCAATTTTTACGGTTGCATTAATAGTAAATATCTACTACAATAGTTTAATAGTTTACAACAACAGGAGGAAACTATGAGTCTTAAAGGTTCTAAAACAGAACAGGCATTGAAAGATGCTTTCGCAGGTGAGTCAAAAGCCAACCGTCGTTATTTGTATTTTGCAAACATGGCAGACATTGAAGGTGCTCCAGAAGTAGCCAATGTATTCCGTAACACAGCAGAAGGCGAAACTGGTCACGCACACGGACACATGGAATATCTAATTCAAGGTGGCTCGGGTGATCCAGAAACCGGTCTAGCGGCAGGCAATGTTGTAGAAGCATTGGAAAGTGCTATTGCTGGTGAAACACATGAATACACGGACATGTACCCGGGCATGGCAAAGACAGCTCGTGACGAAGGCCACGACGAGATTGCAGATTGGTTTGAAACTCTTGCTAAGGCAGAGCGTTCACATGCTAACAAGTTCAAGAAGACTTTGGATGCATACAACGAAGAAAACGCCTAACTGTGTAATGTGGGACGTCATCTACGGTGATGGCGTCATCACTTTTCGTAATCCTAACACCACTATTGCTTTTGTTAGGTATAACACACACGCAGAGATAGAATATATTTTTGTGAATCCTCTATATAGAAAACGAGGACACGCTACCAGACTGTTAATGATGGTAGAAGAAAGGACAGGGAAAAAAGCGAAACCTCAAGAACCAATCAGTCCATTAGGTTCAAAACTTTTTCGTGCTTATCAAGGAGAAACACACACATGAAAGAAGGCATACAAATTCCGTTTACAACATTTCATTATCGTGTCCGCACTGACGGACATCCTATCACTTATGTAGACACAACTAACGGCGGTGAAAATCCGTTTGATTGGAAAGAATTTACAACCGAAGATATTTTTGCAAATAAAAGAATTGTGTTATTTTCTTTACCTGGAGCATTTACACCTACATGTTCAACATTTCAAGTTCCAGGATTTGAAGAAAACTATCAACAGATTCTTGACGAAGGCGTAGATGACATTTATGTTATTTCAGTAAACGACACCTTTGTAATGCGTAAGTGGATGATTGATCAAAGCGTTCAAAACATTAAATTTATCCCAGACGGTAATGGTGATTTTACTCGTAGAATGGGAATGTTAGTCGATAAGTCGCATCTTGGTTTTGGTATGCGTAGCTGGCGTTATTCTGCAATTATTAATGATTGTGTTATAGAAAAATGGTGGCAAGAACCAGATATTAATGACCTCGGTGAAGATCAAGATCCTTATTTTGAATCAACACCGGAGAATTGTTTAGATTATCTTAAATCTAAAGAAGCATTTCAATTTTTAAAAAGTTTGAGTAAATAATAATATGAAGACAATCGCACACAGCAGTCTACTACTATTAGGATACTCTCCCGGGGAGTAGGCTCTATTGTGCTAGACTTAACCCCGGGATAGAAATGTTCCGGGGTTTTTTAATGGAGAAAGGAAATGACTGATTCAGAATACTGGCAGTGGATGAAATCACAAATACAATAACGGTTGACATTTCTACAACACGAGTTTAATATAGTTGTATAGTTTAACAACTACGGAGTGTCGTATGACAATGCATCTCGAAAAAGGTTTGTCTACTTTACGAACAGCCAAGCCTAAGAAAAGCAAACTTACAAAAACGCAGTTAAAAAAGTATCAAGCAGAACTTCGCGATTACAACAAGCGAATGAAGCAGGCACATCAACACGATCTCTGCATGGACATTGATCAATATGTTGCTTGGGTGCATGGCGAAACAGAACGCCGCAAGCCTGTGCAGTATCAGACAGCACCAGAAGTAAAAACATTCGACTGGCAACCAAAAGGCTATCGCAGAGACAGCGGATCACATATCCCCAGTGGCGAACTGAGCACAGGAAATGCACTTGCACAACCAAAGAAAGAATATACAGGCACACTCATCAAGGGAGTGGCTACTATGCATAAAAGTAATGCTGTTCCTGTTATTAATCAAGAAGAAGCAGAAATGATCAGTAAAATGCGTCGCGGGTAAACTTAACAGTTTATTATAAGAGATTAACCTTTAAATAATTGATGGAGCGAATAATGAAATTTACAACAGCAATCGTGTCTTCGATGTTGTTTGCAACAGTATCGGTTGCGTCAGACAATTCCTTTGGTGATACTATCAGAGCACCAGAAGCAGAATTATACACAATGGAGAGCCATCCGCAGGAATACTGTATGGCACTAAATGTGTACCACGAAAGTCGTTCAGACAATCTTGCAGGAATGTTCGCTGTCAGCGATGTTGTTCTTAATCGTGTGCGAGACAGCCGCTGGCCGAACACACCTTGTGGAGTAGTTCAAGATGCGAAATATTCCAAATGGTGGAAAGATAATCACAACAAACTTGTACCTGTTAGACACAAGTGTCAGTTCAGCTGGTTCTGTGATGGCAAGAGTGATAATCCTACTGATGCCGAGGCATGGAGACGGGCACAGACTGTGGCATTTCAAATCCTCAATCGCGACTTATACAGAGGCATCACAGAAGGTGCTACTCACTATCATGCAACCTATGTTGACCCAAGTTGGAACAAGCGATTCCGCACAATTGGACGCATCGGTGCTCACATCTTTTACAGAGCCGAATAAAAGGTTGACAACCGGATCAATTTCACTTATACTAATTAAACATTGTTAGAAAACACACACGGAGACTAATACAATGAAAGGCACATTTAAGGCACTGGCAGTAGCATCAGCATTTGCAGTAACAGCAGGTTGTTCTACATTTTCATCAACTGTTGAAATCGCAGAACGCGATTCATACGCCCAACCTAAGTGGTACGCAAGTTGCGCACAGGCAGGCACAGAAGGGTTCCTTTGGTGGTCAAAGGATTATGCATATGCTTGCGGTGCAGGTGAAAGTCGTTATCAGCAAGCCGCTGAAGAACAAATGCATGCAATTGCAATGAATAATTTTGCCAAGCGAATTAATGGCAAAGTTAATTCAGAAACAAAACTAGAATTTGTAAACGACCAGCGTTCGACTCATACTGTTATTTCATACAGTGTAAAAGATACTGCAATTACCCAGCATCTTGAAGAAGAACGAGGCACTTATATTTTTCAGGGCAAACATTACACGTTTGTAAAACTTAAAATGCCTAAAGATGTATTCGACGCTTTAATAACAACTAACAAGGCACAATAACATGCGTGGTCTGTTAATCTTAGGAGCAATTGCATTAGCAGGTTGCTCCTCTGCTCAAACAAAAGTTGTTAATCACACTCCGCAATACTGCCATACTTCACAGGAAATCTTAACCAAGAATGGCGAAACTGTCGAAAGTCAAACTCTTGTCGAGTGTACTGATGATCAGATCAAAAGGGTTGCACAACATAGATTAGGTATGGCACCTAATTGCGGAGTGTTCACATATCCAATGCAAATCGGAGGACATTATGTTCATCGCCAAGCTATCAGCTGTCAACGTCCTGACGGCACTTGGGAAGTTATTAATACCGCTATGCCTGGTTACTAATCAGGCATTTGCTGACTTTAATAGTCCTAAATTTTACGAGTATCGTTCGGGAAACTTTACAAACCAAATTATCACACTATCATTTGGCTGGTTTAAAACAATGAACAGTCAGGACGAAGTGAAGTATCAAAGTTCAATTCACCATGCTTTGATGTTTGCGGAAAACGGAGAAAAAGTTATCTGGTACGGCTCTGAAGCAACCGGTATGGCTGTTCCTGTTATTACCTATCCAGCCGGAAGCGGATACTGTCGAAAAATTTACATTCAAGCAACTGCACATAATGTTACAAAAACCATGGACGCTACTGCGTGTTTCGATAACGGTTCCGGTGCTTGGACATGGGTAGAAAAATAAATACAGTATGTTCTTAGCAGTACTAACACTCATCACCGCACTCACTATTAGTGCGGTTGCCATTTACTACTCAGTAGCAGGGCTTGTTGCTATCTTTGCGGCAGCCGCAGTTCCAATTATCATTATGGGCGGCGCTCTTGAGATTGGTAAACTGGTCACAGCAGTGTGGTTACACAAGCACTGGGAACGTGCTACTTGGTGGCTCAAAACCTATCTAAGTACCGCTGTTATTATTCTAATGTTTATTACAAGCATGGGTATCTTTGGGTTCTTGTCAAAGGCACACATAGAACAGACGTCAGCCGCAGGCGAAGGCGTTGCACAAATTGAACAGATTGAAAAAGAGATTGCTAGACAGCAAGCAGTTATTGCTCGTGCCGAACAAATAGTAGAAACTACACAAACTTCAGGCACAGGTGCAGATCAAAACATACAGTCACAGATTGACAGAGAACAAGAGCGTATTGACACAGCCTACGATCGTGTACAACCTGCTATTGATGCTACTAACGAAAAACTTGAACGAGACAAAGAATTTTATTTAGGTCAACTTCCAGCTGTTGATGAAAAACTTGCTAGATTTAACGAACTATCCGATATTGATACCACAGACGAAGAAGCAGTTAAACGCCTACAAAGTCTAGTAGGTACTAGACCAGACGGTGCATACGGCGGCGGCACAGCCCGTGCTGTATCTGCATATAAAGAAGGGCTCGAGCAAGAACGTACGGAGATTCTCGCTAAGATTGAAGAACTAAAAGCAAACGCTCAAGAAGAAATACAGAGACTTCGTAGTCGTGCTGAAGCAGAGATTGATGACAGCAACAAACTTATTGGCAGACTTCGTGGACAATTAGGTCAAAGCACAGGCGAAGATATTGATGCTATCATCGACGAACAGAACGCAAGAATCAAAGCCGCTAACACAGAGCTTGACGCTCTCACAGAACAAAAGTTTACTCTAGAAGCTGAGTATCGCAAGCTAGAAGCGGAAGTTGGTCCTATCAAGTATATTGCAGAGTTTATCTATGGCGAGCAAGCAGATAAAAATCTATTAGAAGAAGCAGTTCGTTGGGTTATTATTGTTATTATCATTGTGTTTGATCCTCTTGCTGTACTACTTCTAATTGCAAGCCAGTATACTTTTAATTGGAGCAGGGAGGAGCGAAATGAAACTGCCACCGAGGAAAAAGATGAGCCCAACGATAATGATGGAGGGCCAGAGGATCCTGACGGAGACGGACCTCCTAATGGAACGGATAGAGGAAGTGAGGAACCAATTCCAGAGGAACAAGGAAGCGATCCTACGCAAGATGACTACATACCGGCGCCAACGATAGATCCAAAATATTTACAAGATTGGGACCTTGCTACGCAAAAAGAAACACAAGGATTGGTAGAAGAATTTTACAATGACGAAAATCCTGTAAGTAGAGATGAAAAAATCAATCAAGAAGTTGAAATCACTGAAACAGAAATTGAGACAGTCGAGACAGAGATCGATTCGGATAATGATACAGAAGAAGAGTACGACGAAACGGACGAAGAAATTTTAGATTCTGTTCATGAAGCTGAAAGAGAAGCAATGAGAATGTGGAAGGCAGACAATCCTGAGGACAGTTTAAAAAGACAAAGACAATTGTTAAAACACGGAAAAATAGAGTTATTGCCTTGGGAAACTGAAGAATATTTAGAGCTCGACGAGGATGCTACCGAAGCACTCAAATGGATAGCTGAACAACAAGATCAAAAAAAAAGATCTCAGTGGATAGAGAAACAGGGAACCCAGCAGATCAAAAGAGAAAAATAGATTACATTCAAAACTCTGAACAATCGAGCACCTCTATATGGAACCAAATCAAGAACAAGAAGTAGATCAGAAAATTATTGTAGTTACCGAACCGGATGACTATCTTGAATCAGGATTTCGCCTTCTTCTTGTGGATTTAAATCAAGATCAAACTCAAAATTTTACAAAGCCTTTGTTGGATATTGGGGAGACAGTGCCTGTTATATGTTATTATTGGGGTCAAGAACATAGTCAGGAATGGTTGCTCGATAAAATTGTAAAAAGCGATTTAATAATCTATAATGCCGAATCAGATTTTAGAGAATTAGTTGGGTTTTTAAAAGCAAATAAAAAAGCATATTCAGTAGGCAACGATAGATTTTTTCCAAGCTACAATCACAGAATTATAAATTCATATAGTCAGATTACTAATATTATTTTAAAGCATCCTTCGGTAGACAATCTTTAATGTTTCATATATAATAGTTGTATTAAGGTTAAAATATAAATATTTCCATGGCTAATTATAAACATAACGATTTTAAAGGCAGATCTGTCAAATTAAAAGACAATGAAAATCTTACTCAAGCTCTTCGTAGACTTAAACGAAAAGTCAACGATAGTCGTATATTGGAAGAAGTACGAAAAAGAGAGTCTTACGAAAAACCTAGTTCTGAAAGGAAGCGGGCACGTTCTGCGGCAAAAGCTCGATGGCGTAAAAAACTTAATCAACAAAAATTACCGCAGAAAAACTATTAAAATAAATAGTCATGGAACCTAAATAGGGCCGAAAACAATCTTACTTTAAAAGGAGAATATAATGAAATTTGAACCTATCAGAGACAGACTCGTTGTCCAATTACTAGATGACGATACATTAAATGCTTCATCGCTGGTTATTCCAGATGCGGTGAATGCGCAACCCACCAAAGGAAAAGTTCTTGCAGTTGGACCTGGTAGAGTACTAGACAACGGTGAACATGTAGAAATGCAAATTAAAGTAGATGATACTGTAGTGTTTGGTACTTTCCAAGGACAAACGATTAAAGTTGACGGACAGGACTACCACATTCTAAAAGAAGAAGAAGTGTATGCAATTGTAAGAGAGGGAGAGTAAAGTATGCCAATTAAAAATGTAAGCTTCGGTGATGAAGCCAGAGAAAAACTTATTGAAGGTGTAAACATTTTAGCCGATGCAGTAAAAGTTACACTAGGACCTAAGGGACGTAATGTTGTAATTCAAAAAGAGTACGGTCATCAAGTGATTACCAAGGACGGTGTATCAGTCGCAAGAGAAATTGAACTCGACGATATGGAATTACACACCGGCGCACAAATGGTTAAAGATGTTGCCAGTAAAACTGCCGACAAAGCAGGAGACGGCACGACTACCGCAACCGTTCTTGCACAGTCTATCGTAAAAGAAGGAATGAAGTGTGTTTCTGCTGGCATGAATCCCATGGACCTTAAAAGAGGAATCGATAAAGCCGTTATAGAAATTATTACAGCAATTGATGAGATCAGTAAGCCTTGCGATACCACTGAAGAAATTAAGCAAGTTGGAAGTATTTCTGCTAACGGTGACGAAGATATCGGTCAAATCATTGCAGAAGCAATGGAGAAAGTAGGCAAGGACGGTGTTATTACGGTCGAAGACGGAAAGGCTCTACAAAATGAACTTGATGTTGTTAACGGTATGAGTTTCACAAACGGTTGGTTATCACCGTATTTTATTACCGAGCCAGAAAAACAACTGTCTATGTTAGAGGAACCTTACATTTTACTAACTGACGAAAAAATTAACGGTCTCCGAGAGATGCTACCCATCTTAGAACAGGTAGCTAGAACAAATCGTCCACTATTAATTTGCGCCGATGAAGTTGAAGGTGAAGCTTTAGCAACTTTAGTAGTAAACAATGCCAGAGGACAACTGCGGTGTTGTGCTGTTAGATCTCCAGGCTTCGGTGACGGAAGAAAAAATAATCTAGGAGATATTGCGGCCCTAACTGGTGGCGAAATAATTTCAAAAGATCTAGGACACAACTTTGAAAAAGTTACTTTGGATCAATTAGGAGAAGCTGCCAGAGTTGAAGTTGGTAAGGATCGCACTATTATTGTCGACGGGCTAGGCGAAAAAGAAAAAATTGATGAAAGAATCAAGACTATTCAGGCATTAATCGATGCCCCAGCAACTACCGATTACGATCGTCAAAAACTACAAGAAAGACTTGCTAAACTAACAGCAGGTGTTGCTGTAATTAAAGTCGGAGCGGCTACAGAAGTAGAAATGAAAGAAAAGAAAGATCGTATCGATGATGCACTACACGCAACAAAAGCCGCAGTTGACGACGGAATAGTACCGGGCGGCGGAGTTGCTCTTGTACGAGCAAAACAAAAAATTGCAAATCTAAAAGGGCGTAACGAAGATCAAAATGCAGGTATTAAAATTGTATTAGATGCTGTCGAATCACCTTTGCGTCAAATTGTAATCAATGCAGGGGACAGTGCTGATGTTGTAATTAACAATGTTGAAACTGGCGAAGACAACTATGGTTATAATGCCTATGATGGTAACTATGGGGATATGCTCGAAATGGGTGTTATTGATCCGACTAAAGTTACAAAAACAGCATTAGTCAACGCGGCAAGTATTGCAGGATTGTTATTAACTACAGATTGTTCTATTACAATTAAGAAACATCCAAACTCCGAAGATTAATAAAAAACAAAAAGGACTCTTCGGAGTCCTTTTTTATTGACAAAATTTTCTTAGATGTTACTATAGTAACATAGATCAAAAACTTGAGAGAAAATAATGCTAAGTGATGTAATGATAGATTTAGAAACTTTGGACGTATTGCCTACGGCTACAGTTTTGAGTATTGGTGCTGTGAAGTTTGATCCTTATGGTGACGATGTCGAATCACCTGACTGTGAAAAGTTTTATGTCCGTGTGGACATCGACAGTTGCGACGCACTAGGTCTTACCACAAGCGATGCTACCATTGAGTGGTGGGCAAAGCAAAGTGCCGAAGCACAAGAAGAAGCATTTAATCCTGAAGGCAGAGTCGATATTAAGGATGCTATGGATCAATTGTATAAATTTTGTTGGGGTGCTAAACGAGTGTGGAGTCACGGAGCAGGATTTGACTTGGTAATTCTAGAACATATTTTTAGCAAATTACAAAAATCATGTCCTTGGCAGTTTTGGCAAGCCCGTGACACTCGTACATTGTATGACTTAGGTATTGATCCCAATCGTCCGCCTGTGCTAAAACATCACGCACTAGAAGATGCTTGGAATCAAGCAGTCGGTGTACAGAATGTGCTAAAAGGATTGCGAAACAAAGGACTAGATCCTATTGGAGAAAGCAGATGAGAATTGAATCAGAACTTAGACTAGATTATAAAGACGTTCTTATTCGCCCCAAGCGTAGCACACTAGGCAGTCGCAAAGAAGTACAGCTTCATAGAGGATACACTTGGCGCAATTGGACGCCAGAGTTTCCTGACAATATCGAAGATGAACACTGGCGAGGCATTCCTGTTATGGCTGCCAATATGGACGGTGTTGGTACATTTGAGATGGCAGACGAACTTGCACGTCTAGGTATGTTTACCTGTCTAGTTAAGACTTACACTGCGGACGAGCTTGTGGACTTTTACGACACAGACGAATATCTACGAACTAATAAAGTTGCTATGAGCATAGGCATCAACGGCAGTGATTGGAACAAGTTTGCAGATGTATACAGTCGTGCAGACGGTAATCTAAAATACGTTTGCATCGACGTAGCCAACGGATATTCAAATCGCTTCCGTGACTTTGTGTCAGAGATGCGCAAGACTTATCCGCATATTGTCATCATTGCGGGTAATGTAGTAACAGGTGAGATGACTGAGGAACTTATTCTTGCAGGTGCAGATATTGTTAAAGTGGGCATTGGCCCTGGTAGTGTATGTACTACACGGATTCAAACTGGGGTTGGTTATCCTCAGTTATCAGCTGTCATTGAGTGTGCCGATGCAGCCCACGGTTTGGGCGGCCACATTATTGCTGATGGCGGTTGCACTTGTCCTGGCGATGTGGCTAAGGCGTTTGCCGCAGGTGCTGACTTTGTAATGCTTGGTGGTATGCTTGCGGGCTGTGATGAAGGCGGCGGAGACGTTGTAAACCGTTGGTACCAGAAAGAGTATACCCTACAAGATGGAAAACCAATTGTGGAAGTAAAACAGTTTGTACAATTCTACGGAATGAGCTCAAAGGCCGCAAATGAAAAACACTTTGGTGGATTACGAGAATACCGTTCCGCGGAAGGCAGAGAAGTTCTTGTGCCATATCGCGGAGCAGTAGAAGACGTCGTTCAGGACATCCTGGGCGGTTTGCGTAGTACCTGTACCTATGCCGGAGCCGCAAAGCTCAAGCACCTAAGTAAATGTACTACATTTGTCAGAGTCACACAACAGTACAACGGTGTATTCGTGTGATAAATAAACTTGGACGCCATAATGGGTCCTACGTAAAAATCTTGCTTATTTAAAAGGAGAAACAAAATGACAAGACTAACAACTCTAGACCTACCTTCATTACACAGAGCAACTGTGGGATTTGATAGACTGTTCGACGAACTAGATCGTCAATTCGCAAACAGTGCTCCGCAAGGATATCCTCCATATAACATTGCACAGATTAACGACGACGAGTATGTAATTACTTTGGCCGTTGCTGGGTTCGATATGGATAACTTGGATATTACCAAGGACAAAAATATCCTTACTGTAGAAGGTATATCTCCAAAAGGTGATGATGAAGTAAACTATCTACACAAAGGCATCGCAGGACGTAACTTCAGCAGATCGTTTACACTTGCTGATCACGTAGAAGTAGAACGAGCTTCGCTAGACAACGGTATGCTGAATGTATACCTCAAGCGTGAAGTTCCAGAAGAGCTACAACCTAAGAAGATTGCAATTGAGGCTCCTGCTTCAAAAGAATCTCTCACAGTAGATAGCAAGTAACACAGTCTAGGGGGAGGCAACTCCCCCACTTATATCAGAGGATAACATGACAACAGAAAATGATCTTAAAATAAAAACCAAAACGGACCTGTCACCTCCAAAATTATGGAAAGTGTTATTGTTGAACGACGACGTAACACCTATGGAACTGGTGATAGAAATCTTAATGGGAATATTTAGACATGATAGGATGACTGCTGAACAAATCACAATGGAAGTGCATAATACAGGAAGTGGCATAGCCGGTGCATATCTATATGAAATTGCAGAACAAAAAGGTCTAGAAGCAACAGCGATTGCGAGAAGCAACGGGTATCCGTTAAAGATTGTGGTAGAAGAAGAACAATGAGTCTAAAAGAACTTACCAAAGAACAACACACAAACGCCGAAAGGCAAGAATTTGTAAAAGTATTGTTTAAAGATATCGATGCAGAATTATATGCAACCTACCTATGGAATCAGTTTCCAATGTATGAACTGTTAGAAGTTATGGCCGCACGTCACGGATTATTAAACGATATGCGAATTGTTGAACGATCTAAGGAAATCTATGCGGACTTTATGGAATTGTGGCCGCACAAGGATCAACAGCCACCTCAGTGTGCGGTTGTAAAAGAATATCTTGATCATATCATGAGCATCAGCAATGACCCACATAAACTTATGGCTCATATCTATGTAAGGCACATGGGCGATCTAAGTGGCGGACAAATAATTGCTAAAAAAGTTCCTGGAGAAGGACGTTTTTATCAATTCGATGGTGATCGAGAAGAATTAAAAGAAAAAATTAGAAAAAAGGTTGACGACAGTATGGCCGATGAAGCTAAACTATGTTTTGAGTTTGCAACTAGATTATTTCAAGAAATGATGGAATTTGTAGATAAATAATCCTTTATGACAGATAGAGATGACCCGATAGTGAGTGAAGAAACACACGAAAGATTCGAAGGCAGCACCATGTCTAAAGCAGGGAAGCTTGCAATGGAACTTGCCACAGAAAAAAGAAGACTGAAGCAGGAGCTAGAAGAGCTTCAAGCAGAGGCGGATGATCTACGTCCGACAACACCTACTGGCACCGTTGATTATTATGCCAAGTGGGGTGCAACTGTATTGGCTATTATTGGTGTATTTTTGTTTTCGGCTGATATGGACGTTTATGGAAAACTGTCCTATCTAATCGCATCTGTCTTGTGGATATACGTAGGCGGCGTATGGAACGATCGCGCTATTATGATAGGCAGTGCGATAACGGGAACCAGTGTAGCAATGAATTTAGTAAACAGTTTATAATATTAACATAAGGAAAACATTAGTGGATTACAAAATTAAAGATATTAACCTTGCAGATTACGGCAGAAAAGAAATAGAGATTGCCGAAGGCGAAATGCCAGGATTGATGGCAATTAGGAAAGAGTATGCAGGTAAAAAACCTCTAGCTGGTGCTAGAATTACAGGTAGTTTGCACATGACTATTCAAACAGCAGTGTTAGTTGAAACACTAGTAGAGCTAGGTGCTGATGTTCGCTGGAGTAGTTGTAATATTTTTTCTACTCAAGATCATGCGGCAGCCGCTTTGGCTGATCAAGGTATTCCAGTATTTGCATGGAAAGGTGAGACTGAAGATGAGTATTGGTGGTGTATCGAACAAACACTGAGAGGTTCTAATGGCTGGACACCTAACATTCTACTGGATGATGGCCACGATCTTACAGGTTATATTCACGACAAGTATCCTGAACTGTTGGAAGACATTGTAGGAGTTACAGAAGAAACTACTACAGGTATTCACAAACTGTTGGAAAGAATTGAAAATAACACACTTAAAATTCCTGCAATCAATGTAAATGACAGTGTTACTAAATCTAAATTTGATAATCTATATGGTTGCCGTGAAAGCTGTGTAGATGCAATTAAAAGAGCAACAGATGTTATGATTGCTGGCAAAATTGCTGTCGTTTGTGGATATGGAGATGTTGGCAAAGGATCTGCTCAGGCATTAAGAGCATTAAGTGCTCAAGTATGGATTACTGAAATTGATCCTATTCTTGCACTCCAAGCGGCTATGGAAGGGTACAAAGTTACCACAATGGAGTATGCCGCAGACAAAGCAGATATCTTTGTTACAGCCACAGGCAACATCGATGTTATCACACACGACCATATGATTAAAATGAAAAACAATGCTATTGTGTGTAATATTGGCCATTTTGACAGTGAAATTGATATTAAAGGCATAGAAAAATATGAGTGGGATGAAATTAAACCACAGGTTGATCATGTAAAATTTCCTGATGGTAAAAAGATTATCGTTCTAGCAAAAGGAAGATTAGTAAATCTAGGTTGTGCTACTGGCCATCCTAGTTATGTAATGAGCAATAGTTTTACTAACCAGGTTCTTGCACAAATTGAAATGTGGAATAATGCAGAAAACTACGAAAAAGGCAAGTTATATCTTCTACCAAAACATCTAGACGAGAAGGTAGCTAGACTACATCTAGAACAACTAGGTGCTGACCTAACTGTGCTCACAAAAGAACAGGCAAAGTATATTAGTGTACCTGTACAAGGACCTTACAAACTAGAGACTTATAGATACTAATGAGTCAAGTTTGGGATACATTGATAGGAGTACAGCAGACTTTTGAAGCGGCGTTTGACAAAACAGGAACTGAGGTATCGGAGCCTGGTATGGATCGCTTCAATCAGCCTGGGTGGGTTAATCGTGTTTGGAATAGTGATCAGTATCGCAGGGCTCATGTGGATGTAGTTGATGCTCGCGATACCAAAGGACTGTGGATGATGCATTGTTGCATCTTCCCACACCTAGAAAATGACGGTCCTATATTTGGATTCGATGTTATTGCAGGCAAAAATAAAATTACAGGATGCTTTCACGATTACTCAGCAACACAAAATCCACATCATGTTATGATTGAAGGATTTGCTCAAGAAGTTGCCAAACTAGACTGGCGTAAAAAGAGAGAGTTACCAGACTGGGCGCAAGCTATATTTTCTGAGCATATGGTCGCTGCCGGTAATGTTAACAAGGAAGATGAACTAGAACAGATTTACGCAATGGCTGAACATAATGTGTATGCTTACCTAGATGAGATTGCGTTCTTTAATGATCAAGGCGATCGCGAACAAGGCATCACCGCACAAAATCGTTATGCGTATTACCAAAAACAAAATCCACATACTCCTCGCACAATGGCCGCATTAGGCCTGGACGAAGAGGATGTCCGAGCATTCATACAAGATTGCCTATTCCCCGATATTGAATAAATACACTTATGAGAGCATTTGAATTTTTATCAGAAACAGTCAAGTCTACAATGAAACTACACGAAGCTCTAATTTCGGGAGAATATTGGACTCCGGAAAATAAAAGCCATAATGCATACATACCTCCTCTTATCGCAAAGATAAAAGCAGGAGAGACAATCATAGTTAAGGCAGGGAGTGGGTTAATTCCTGTTACTATTCCTGAAGAAGAGATAGAAAATGCTCTTGCAATAATAAACAAGCAAGTAGAACTAAGATCGTCGGGTGAAAAAACAAATGTAAAAGAAAAAATAACCGGCGTAGACGAAGACGGCAAAACTCATAAATTTATTCCTACAAACATAGATAAGTCAGCTGTTAAAACTACTGTAAATGCAGGAAATGTTACTGAAGGTGTATTAGGATTTGCAATGGCTGCAAGATTTACTAATACATCTACAGAAATTTCGGCAGACGATGTTCTACGCATTGGAGAAAATTTCTTTGCAAGCGGAAAAAATGAAATAAGTTTGCCGGTGCAAGACAGAACCGATGATAGTCTAAGTATTAAAGTGACACTCCCTAGAGGAGACATCAAAGCCTTAAGAATGCTTATAGAAGCAAAAGGCGACGGATTAGCAGTGCAGAGAAAACTAGAATTAAGTGATGATGCTGGAAAGAAACTAAATGAAATGATAAGCAAGGCGGCAAACTATGCAAACACAGGCCTTGAACCAAGTAATGCTGTATCTAAAATCCAAGAATATTACACTGATGATGTCAAACAAGAGATCAGCGTAGTAAGTGACGGTGCAGAAGCAGAAAACCAAAATATGACAAAGGTTGATTTAAAACTTATCGTTGCTGGTAGCGAAGGAGATCCAGAAACACTAAGTCTTTTAAGTTTAAAAGCAGGCAGTGGCCGTTCACAGATTGGACAGGCAAGTGGTAGAACTTTTGAGAAACTTGGATTGTTCTGGAGACAGAGTTTTAACTATGAGTTACCTGAAAACTTCAAATCATCATTTGCAAAAGTAATAGACAACTATACCAAAGATGGTGAGTTCATAGTAAATCCTAAGACTCTTCAAGCAGTAATGAATGGGCCTATTAAAGAAACTTATCAATGGGCCCAACAAAAAATTAACAAACATCTTGCAGGTGATACAACAGAAGGTGAAATAGACTTTCTATCACATTTACAGCAAGGACTACTATATCATTCAGGGAAGAATGTTGATCAGCAAGATGCCTCTTCTAAGACTCGCGGCGACGAGCTAGTAGTTGTGACTATCATGGATCCAGGAGCAGGTAAAGATTTTGTAGAACTAAGGTTTGGAAAAACATTTTATCAAGTCTGCGAATATTTTGACTTAGAGTGCAGTAATGTTTTAACTGCCAAAGGCGGAAATGGCGTTGCGTTACAAGTTAAAGTTAAGCCTAGCGAAAAACTAAAAGATGCACCTGATGAAATAAAAAATATTGCACAGAAGTTAGGTAAGAACAATATTCTAGTACAGTATCGTTCATACATTCAACAAGGAAAAACTATTAGAAATATTGTTGAAGTAGATGCCGCCGGTAAGGTGTTAGCAGATCTTAACAATGAAATGCTGACAATCTATAAGAAGAAAGACACTGACACTCCTAATACATATAATGACGCTGACAATGATGGAATGCCAGATTCTCTAGATAAGAAACCTAACGAGCCTAACGCTACTTTATAATCCCATACTTCTTCATTTTGGCAATCAAACAGGTTCTACCTAATCCAAGTTTTTTTGCCGCAAGTGTTTGATTGCCATCGGTCTCATAAAGAGCATTCTGAATAGCATCCTTTTCTACTTTTTCAACACGGTCTGGAAGCCCTACTTGTTTTCTTAAACTTTCTAGTTCCTCAACGATTCTTCTCAGTTCGTCATCTTCTTCTCTGGACATGATGTATTTATAGTCTGGTGTAAATATTTTTACACCTTTATGATAAATACTTGTACTAAAGTAGTACTAAAATTCACAATAACCTGTGATTAAATACTGTTGAGGGAATACGATTTATCCCGGGAGCGAAAAATGATTAAAAGAGTGCTATTCGTAGCAGTTATAGCCTTGTCTATCAGTGCGGTGCCACAAGCACATGCACTTGAAGATGCAGATGGCGAAGCAGACAGTTCAAGCCTTGTGGTGACGGAAAGCACCACAAATACCAACTCAACGGTGAACAGTACAAATACCAACAATAATGTGCTGAGTGGCGGAACCACCAACACAAACACAAACACCAACAACAATATTCTGAGTGGCGGCACTAACAACACCAACACTAACACAAACACTAATAACAGCACTATTGATCAGACTACCAACAACACCAACAACAGCACGATTAATAACACTACTAACAGCACAATCAATCAGACCACAGACAGCACTATCAATCAGACCACGGACAGCACCATTGATCAAACTGTTGACCAAACTGTGAACAGCACCAGCACGAACACAAACACTAACAACAACACGAACACAAATACGTCAACCAGTAATAACACCAACAACAATAACAACACAAACAATAACAACAACAAGAGTGATATTACACAGACCATCAAGTCACCACCACCCAGTGCTATTGCCCCCACGGTGAACGCAGGAGGCAATGACACCTGCACAGTTTCATATTCAGCGGCAGTGCAAAGTCAAATACTGGGTATTGCGGGCGGTGGACATGTTCGTGATCTAAACTGTGAGCGACTAAAGAATTCAAAGACCCTGTACAACATGGGCATGAAGGTTGCGGCTGTGAGTCTAATGTGCCAGGATCCAAAGGTATTTACAGCAATGGAAATGGCTGGAACACCTTGTCCGTTCAATGGCAAGATAGGCGATGAAGCCAAAGAAATGTGGGCAAAGTATCCAGAACTAAAGCCTACTGAACAGGAAGAGGAAACCAGACGCAATGACACACTCAAAGGCATTGGCTGGGGCATATTGGGCAGTGCTCTGCTTATGTATGCTACTGGTGGCGCCGCTTTCTAAAGCGGGTCCTCACGACACCCACACATTCCAAGCACCCGACCACAATGAAATAAAAGATTGGTGGATAGATCAAGGCGGCAGTGTTGACGAATATTTCTATTCAGAAAACTCAACCACAGGATCGGACGGCGTGTTAGGCAACGAATATCTTTGTTTGAGAGACGATGTAAACAAAGTGTATGTGGGTCGTTCAGATGTCTGCGTCAATAGGTCAATGGATTCTACCTACTCATATATACAGATTGACGAGATAGACTGGGCAACACAGGAATACATTGTGGGGCAAACCGGCGACTTGATAGGTGACACTAGCCAATATTGGAATGGATGCTACGAACTTAACAGAGGATGGGGTGGAACTTCAGGCGGATCATGTCCTACTATTAATGATCAATACGTTGGTGCGGCGGATGGACAGATTAACTTTGGATATGTAGAACGCACACTCACGAACCTCGCCGCAATAAACATTGCACTAGAGCAAGCAGGAATAGAAGCCACTGGCTACAACTATTCGTGGAGTGTCAAGAACTGGGATGCCAACTATACTAATAATGCAAGAAGCACTCCAGACACTTTCTATGTGGAGGTAGTTATTCGTGACACACAGGGCACGGCTGTGTTTTCAAAGACCTATGACTACAGTCAATATTACAGTGAGTGGACAAACATCTCAGGTGAGGAAACATTCAAAGACCCGTTTGATGTGAACACACTGGAATCTATTCAACTGAATGTGACTGGTAAAGATTTGGGATACTGGGCAGGATACTACGGTCCAGAGTTTGCGAATCCCTCAATCAAACTGAACTACAGATACGCAGGCAATCCCCTAGAAGAGGAAAGCCTAGAGGATACGGTATTGCTGTCAGCACAGTGTTCAGCAGATCCTACATTCTCCCCAGAATGTCCAGGCTACAATGATGCTATGATGGCACAAATAGCACCGCAACAAGATTTATATTCAGGCACACAAGATTTTACAGGCACTCCAGATATAACAGGAGGAACAGGAAATGTTTCAATGGATACACAATCTCAAGGAATGGTGGGAATGGAGACAACTGACCCAGCAACAGGAACGCCTGTGCAAGAAACACAAGCAGTCGCTGGAGGTATTGAAGTGTCAACAGGGGATATTGCTCCGAGCACGGAAACAACCTCATCAGGATCGGGAAGATCCTTAAACGCAAACGAACTGAACGCTCTCAGTGCCGCTGACGATGTAGCCAGTGCCGCACAAAGCACAGCCGCAGAGAGTAGCACACAGAGCCTTACAAGCAGTCTTAGTGCTATGAACTCCAGTATGAGTAGCAGTGGAGGAGGCTTTGGAAGTAGCAGTTCACAAGGCAGTGGCATGGGCAGTATGAACAGTATGGACGGCTCTGGTAGTAGTGCAGGCAATGCGGGCAGTGACAACAGCATGGATCTTGCACAGGGCGGGTCAGTGCAAACTGAAGACATCACAGGCGAATCTGCACTGAGCGCATCAGAGCAGTTAAGTCAAGGTGCTGACATGGCAGACATTGAACTGGCCAGTTTGGATTTGAATCTGATACGCGACATTGTGAACGGCGTTGCAGAACGCACACTACAAGACATCAAGGACGAACAAGAAGATACAATGGAAGAAGCCAATGAAACCAGTATCGCACAAGCCAATGCAGAAGAAGATAGACTGGCACAGGCTGCAATGGCAGGTAGCACAGATGAATCAGCACTGGTAGCACTGTTAGGATATAATCCCGACTTTAGAGCATATCAACAACCGCAAATGGCAGACGGCGATTTATACCCGCCAAAGGATATATACACGGACAAGAAGAACTATGACAATCCTGCGGCTCGCTTCTTTAATGGAGCCAGCGATGCAAAACATAAATCAATGGTGAGAAGTCAATATGAACAGTGAACGAACTCGTTATTCACCTGTGATATGTTGGACCAGTGAATGGCAGGATAATGAGCTAAAGATTAAAAGAATGAACCCTAGATGTTCAAACTTTCAAAAAGCATTAGACAGAGAGATGGCAAAAAGAACATGGAAGCGATAGCGTTTGGATTTTTAGCATATTTTGGAGCAGAAATCGGCGAGTTTACACATAGACAATACGACGAACATTTGAAATGTAAAATAGAAGTGTGCGAAGAACAAGTAGAATTAGAACAAACCATAATAATAAAAATCAAACAGAATGATAACGTAGTGTCAGAGACACGGATAGGTAATGATAGATAAAATTGCAATAATTAGTCTTCCTAGATCAGGAAGCACATATATGTTAGAGATTGCACAGTTTATGCAACATTATAATGTTGATTATTGTGAGCCGTTTCACACTGGCAAAAACCCTGACTTAGAATATGATACAGACTATAAAAAATTTGTTAACAAATTAAAAAATATAAAAAACAGTAACTCGGCTCTAATAAAAGATATCGGGAATCTTTTTTGGTATATCAGCCAAAAAGAGAATCACTTTGAAAAGTTCAAAGATTTAGATAGAGAATACAGAAATTATGTAGATGCAAATTTCTATACAGTATACATTGACAGACAAAATTTATTTGATATTGTGTTAAGTTATTCTGTAGCGTCTGAAACAGGAAAATGGCACAGAAAAAGATTTGAGTTTGGTATGGTTAAAAAGATCACTGTAAGTACCGAACTATTCGCAGAAGCGTATTATACCCTTAAAAGACAAAAAAACTACGTGGAAAATTTTTGCGAATTTGATAGGATAGTTGATTATGATCGGCTATCATTTAATCCGAAACAGGATCTTAAAACAGTGTTTGATTTTGACCTACATTCTAACAAAAAACCTAGCACTGTAGCTAATGCTAGGAAAAATACAACTGTAAAAAATTACACAGAACTCAAACAACTTTATACAACACTAGGAGCGAACAATGAGTGACAAAGACTTGGGTGAAATCACCGAAAATATAGAAAACGAAATGGAAAATCTTAAAAATACCAAGATGAAAATCTTTGGCATTACGGTGACACCTACCAGCATAATGGGTGCTCTTACACTGGTAGGTGCTTTACTAGGCACACTGTATGGTGCGTTTGAATCATACAAGGCATTTCAGGAAATGGCAGAGAAGTTAGAGACTATGGACATAGAAGCAGTAGAAGCTCGTAATGTTGCTATTGAAACCAAACTTGCAGATGCCATTGATTACACTCGCGACATCAAAAACGGACTTCGTGAAGACGTAATGCAGATGGAGGCTCTGGTAGAACGTCTTGAAGACAAGGTTGAGAAGAGTGAAGACAGGGTTAAGGATGCACAGGATGGTATTGAAACACATCTTGAAACAGTTCGCGACGAAATGAATCAGGTGCAAAAAGATGTGACAGCAAGCATCCGTGAAGTAGAAGCCATTATCCGTGAAAGCGAAAAGGATGTTCGTGCCACAATGCGTGAAACTGAAGATCGTATTGATGCAGATATGCGCCAATTAGAAACTGATCTAACTGAAATGGTGCAGGAAGCTCTGGACAATCCGCTTAACGATATGTAGGTAAATACTATATAGCAACTAGGAGGAGCGACCTATGTTGGCAGAACTTGCGGCGGCAAACGCGGCGTTTGACGTCATCAAACAGAGTATTCAGAACGGCAAAGAAATCTACGAAGCAGGTGAAGCTGTTGCTGAATACTTTGGTCTAAAAACTGAAATCCAAAAACGAGCACACGAACACGGATACAAAAGTGATCTTCAAGCGTTCATGGCCGCTGAAAAACTCAAAGCTCAAGAAGACGAACTCAAGGATTTAATGATTTGGCAAGGTCGCGGTGGTATGTGGCAAGACTGGCTACAGTTCCAAGCAGACATGAAAAAATCTCGTGAAGAAGCTGAACGCAAAAAAAGACTTGCTAGAGCCCAGCGTAAAAAATTCCTAGTTGATATGAGTATAGTGGCTGTTGCTGTTGCGATTTGTATAGCCGCAACTGGTGCCTTTATACTTGCCATCCTATAATTTTTCCTAAAAACTGTAATATTGATTTAATCTTTTAATCTAGTCAGAGCGGTAAATATGTTGTCATGGCACATTACAAGAGCATTTTTATTTCAGATCTTCATCTCGGAACCCGTGGATGTAAAGCAGACGCTTTCAAAAGATGGGATACTTTGGTATGGCTTGGTATTTGATCAAGAATTTTTGGAACCGCAACAACGAACGGTATTGGAAGACCATAGACTACAACAAATATTGGGATTAGATATGCCAGACATCATAGAACAAATATCAATACGAAAATTACTACAGTGGGCCGCAATGCCACCCACATATGCTGATGCTCTAGATCTAGTAGAATTGGGCAGGGACGTAGACGCTAATGGAGTAAAGGATCCTATACTTATTTGGGTAAACATCATTGAACGCACCATCCGTTTAGATTCAGGCAATCACAGAGTTTACATGATGCCTCTCATGGGGTGGACTCATCTGCCTTGCATCTGTAGAATAAGCAACAAGAGCGTAGGCGATCCCGCCAATGGTAGTCATTGGTATTTCTCAAGTGATATTAAAATACCTCCATACTTTAGAGAACAGTATGATGAAAAGCCCAGTTTGGTAATTGAAGGTATCCTAGATTGAAACTGTTATTGAATTTATCGTTATGTTGGCTGGGAGCATTTGCATTGATGTTAATCAGCTTGGGCATTCTAGGATCGTTCTTTGATAAACGAGAACTTATGGAAATTACAGGCGGAAGCGGACTGACAATATACCTAACCTGGGTTGCGGTGCTATCAGCCGTTGTGATACTTCGTCACTTGTTAACAACCCGCTTTAAATAATATCATCGATGATATTCTTGACTTTTGATAATGAGATAGTATAATTACAGTATGAAAATCACAACAATTTCAGATTTACACTTAGAATTTGCTGACTATAATCTGCATAACGAAATGGGTGCTGACACTTTGATTCTTGGCGGTGACATCTTCGTTGCTGAGGATTTGCATGATTTTGCCGCGACGGATACAGAATTGCCTATTGACGGGTTAAGTCGCAGGCAACAAGCTGTTTCACGTGCAAGAGAATTACTAAAAACTGCCAGTCTAGCATTCGATCATGTAATTTTGATTGCGGGTAACCATGAATTTTATCATGGCAAATTCTTTAAAGGTTTGGATTACATTCGAGAAGAAGTAGCAGAATATGATAATATTCATTTCTTGGAGGATGATAGCGTAGAGATCGACGGTGTAACGTTTGTAGGTGCAACTCTTTGGACTGACTTTAACAAACAAGATCCGCACACTATGTACACAATTGAAAATTATTTGAACGATTATAAAAATATTCGCAACGACAAAGAAGGGTATCGTAGAATTAAACCTAGAGATACCTTGCTCCGCCATATGGATAGTGTACGTTTTATTAAAACTACCGTAGGGAGTGTGGAAGGACCAGTTGTTGTGTGTACACACCATTCTCCTTGTTTTTTAAGTGTTCACGATACATATAAAGATGATATGCTAACCAATGGCGGGTATCACAGCGACCTTAGCGATATCATTTTAGATAATCCCAATATCAAGTTATGGACACACGGCCACACTCATTTTGCGTTTGATTATATGTTAGGAGACACTAGAATTGTGTGTAATCCTCGAGGTTATATTACTCAAACATTTGCAGAAGAAACAGGATATGATCCAGAGTTAATTATCGAAGTCTAATTCGGTATTGACATCTTAAACAAAAGACCATATACTTAAACAATAAATTCATTTAAGATAAGGTCAGCTTATGTTTACTCGAATTCAACGAAGATTTTTTAAAAAAATAGCCGGAGGTGTCTTAATAGCTTTTGGTTCTATAACTGTAACCGTCCTGTGTATTATGTTTTGGCATCACGGTATCGGGTTAGATAAAGATACGGCAGGAGCCGCAGGACTTATAACTGTTCTCGGTACATTTATGGGGGTAACAGGTGTACAGATTGCTTGGAGTCGAGCAAAATGGGAAGTCGAAGAAGAAACACGTAAAGTAGAAGAGGCGTTAAAGAGATGAAAACTATCACAGAAGACAGTCCGTTTTACAAGGTCAAAGAAGGAAACGATTCGGTTGAACGTTGCGCTCTCGTCATTAATCCTAATACACCAGGAGATCTTGCTCTAACTATTATGAGAGCTTGGAACGAAGGTTATATTACCTGCGAAGCGTGTTTCACAGATGAAGAATACACCAAACTAGGGTTTAATAATGAAAATTAAAATCGAAATAGATATGACTCCGGAAGAAGCAAAAGAAATGTTTGTTCCGGGGGATAAACAAACTGAGTTTATGCAAGTCACATACAATGCCTATGTCAAAGCATTAAACAACATGATTATGGATCATGTAGATCCTTTTAATTTTACTGGAAAAAATGATAAAGGTAAAAATTAATATGCTCGAAACCTACAAATGGTTTGCAACCAGCTTGTTAATTTTAGGATTTGGATTGTTTTCAGCTGGAATCGAATACGGTTGGTATATACAGATCACCGGTGGTGTGTTTTGGTTAGTAGCGGCTGTTGTAATGAAAGACAAGCCGTTGATTGCAACGAACGGTTTTATGACCGCCGCGGGTTTATTAGGAAAAATATTAGGATAAAATATGAAAGTTGTAAGCATTAACGATAAAGATAAAAAACAGGATCAAGAAGAACAATTCTGGGAGGAACGACAAGCTGACTTGTTGGAAGCTCTTGATGAAATGAGACGACGAGTTGAAAATCGAGAAATGACTGAATTTGTTGCCTGTAGTTTAGATGCCAACGGATCGGCGGTGTTGCATGTTAGCGGATGCGATTATGCTACAGGTGTAGGACTGTATGAAATTGGTAAAAACATGTTTGTTCGATATATGGACGCATGGGACGAAGAATAGATAAATAAATTTGTAAAAAGAGGTTGACACAGTAGAGCAAGTGTCGTAATATAAGACTATGATGAACAAAACGATGTACATGATTATCAAGCCCAAGAACCAGCCAACGGTGGCAGGATCGTTCTGTGGCTGGTATAATGATCGTCATGGAGGTTCAGTATAGTCTAGAGTAGCACAACAAGATTATACTGGACCCCGAAGTAGAAATACTCCGGGGTTTTTTAATGTATAGTGCAAAGGAAACGCGATCCGACAAGCACTTTAAAAAATAAATGGGCGGCGGCCTGGATGTAATGAGATAGGTCAAGTCAGGGACAGCCTGGCACTTATTATAAAGCACTTGTTGTAGTATTTTGAGGTCTACAGTGGGTTCGAGTCCAGCCAGCAAGTGTTTTCTAATAAGTTTATTGGCATTTAGTTTAACTGGTAGAACGCCTGGCAGTTTTTGTTTGGGTGGTGTAGGTTCGAGTCCTACCGTGCTAATTTTTATTCCCGGTTGCCCCCAAGGTGGGGGAGCGGACTGTTAATCCGTCATTGGTTGGTTCGATTCCAACACCGGGAGCCATTTTACAGGGTATAGCTGAGGTTGGTTTAGCACCGCGTTTGGGGCGCGGAGACGGTGGTTCGAATCCATCTATCCTGACCATATAAAGCCGGATTGGTGTAATGGAAACACAGGAGACTCCAAATCTCTTACTGGAGGTTCGATTCCTTCATCCGGTGCCATTAAGAGGAGAGTTGGCTGAGTGGTCGAAAGCACTAGACTGTAAATCTGGCAGTAACATCGCGTTGGTTCGAATCCAACACTCTCCACCATATTGCAACTTTGGTGAAGGTGGTCCTCACGTCGGGTTGAAGTTCCGAAGAACCAGGTTCGATCCCTGGAGGTTGCACCATAACACGGCCTTTGGGTGATGTCATAGACTCTGCCAAGGGTTTTTTACAATGCGGGTAAGCACACGGGTTGTGTCCTCGGCCTTCCAAGCCGTAGAGAGTGGAGTTCGATTCTCCCTATCCGCTCCACTTTGTGAGGGTGGCTGAATTGGTTAGGCACCAGACTGCAAATCTGTTTTACGCGAGTTCGAATCTCGTCCCTCACTCCATTTTAGGTTGACAAGGGCATATTCTTTTGTTACTATTAATTAGTGCGAAGTTCATTGATTCGAAGCTGTAAGGAGATACTGTTGCAAAATTGTAAAGTTGAAATTGATAATTTTATCGGTAGATTTGAAGGAGCGTTCAGTCCTAGTTACTGCAGAAGCGCAATTCAATATTTCGAACAAATGGATAAAATGGGATTTGGAAAATCTCGGCAACAAAATGACAAAGTTCCGAAACACATTAAAGATAATCAACTATTTTATACATCTGATCTGATCAGTAACTCGGTACATACAATGGGTGTAGTCGGAGTTCCAGCCATACAGAAAACGTTCATCGAAACAGTGTGGGAATGCTATAATCAGTATGCAGACCGGTATAGTTTAGTAGATACTAGACAGTTCCACCCGCAACACATTAACGAAGTACAAATTCAAAGAACAGATATCGGCGGAGGATTTCATGTATGGCACTGGGAGCAATCGGGTAGAGCAGAGTGTAATAGGTTTATGAATGTTACCCTATACCTTAACACAGTAAAAGATGGTGGAGAGACAGAGTTTTTATATCATAACAAAGCCGAAACTGCGGTAGAAGGAACTCTTCTAATTTATCCAGGAAACTATACACATACGCATAGGGGTAATCCGCCCAGAAGCAATGTCAAATACTTAATGGCTACATGGATTGAATTTTAACAAAAGAGGTAAAAATGCAGAAAACAGGAAAAAGAACACCACTGATGACCAGAAGCGGAAAAGAACGATTAGGTCCACTGACTCTCAAGCAGTTAACAGCAAAACTAGAGTCAGCATCAGGAAAGAAGCGAGATCGCTATGCAAAAGCATTAGCACGAAAAATCAAACTGGGCGTGGTATATAACGCACCTCAACCTGCTGTGGAGGCGGATGATGCAGAGATTCGGAACGACTAACGATCGCAATTATGACAAAGAAGCAAGGGAAATGCTGAAGAGTCTAAGCACACCAGACAAATACAGAATGTATGAAATTGTGCTTAGCCAGCAGACCCGAGCAGGCAACGAAGAACGTGATCTTGAACTTGCGGCTGTGAGGACGCTCATTGAAAGTGATCGAACCCTTGACAAGTATAGATTGAAAAAGATCGCGCAAGGTGAAACAGGTATGAGTGCTGACATTTCAGGACACGACTTGATTGCTAACAACAAGCCTAAAAGAAAGAAAAGTTAATGATTACATACAGCACCAACATGATGGGTCCTGTTAATATGGAATGGTTTCGCGAACGAGGACTAACTAAAAAAGTTAGAGAAGTTCTCGAAGAAGGTAAAACGATTTATCCCAAAGGTCTTGGTCCAGGTGATGTGTGGGAATACGAGGTAGTCACCACATACTATGCAGGTGGGCGTATTGATATTCGTGGTGTTCCTGGTGACGAGTATTGGAACGGTTGGCATGAATACAGTTTGCCCATAATGCACGGTGAAGATTGGAACGACTTTGGTGATTGGTTGGAAGAATACCCTACTGAAGAACTGTGGGAGTTTGATGACCTCGTTGCTCAGTATGAAAAAGACAGTGGTACAAAGATTCGTTGGGCAGACGACACTTGGTATAAGTGTTATGAGTGCGGGCTGGTCACAGACTTACGCAAAACAAAAAAGCATATTCACAAACTAGATTGCACAAGGAACTAGAAATGATTAAATCAAAATCAGAATTACCTTATGCCAGCAATAAAGAAATCGCAGACGAAAAAATAGGCAAGTGGTTAAGTGCGGCATTAGAAGACCCTGCCACTTGTGGTGAGATGAAAGACGATATCAACGAGTGGTTTAGGGCCGTTGAAGAAGAACGTCTACGCTCAAAGAAAAAATTTATCCATGATGAACTCTGGGAGACTGTGAAGATGGAAATGTTTAAAGCAAGTTCAAAACTGGAAGGCATTGATTACGATAAGGTAAATCGAGTTGAAGTGATCGACGAGACTGGCCGCGGGTATGTAAAATATCTCAAGGATGGAGAGGGAGTGCGTTATGCCCTACAGGACGACAACCGCACACTGAAAATCTTTATTGACACTCTTACAGCAACCCATGAACTGGATCGTATCGAGAATACACAAGAAGTGCCCTGTAAAACGCATCCTGACGCACCTCACGGATTCGATCGAAATGCCAGTCTCTCCATGGATCGTTATGTATGCGAATGCGAGTATTGGGAACCGGATTGGGAACCAGAAGATGAAAACGATAACTGACGAAGAATACGAACTGTTTGAAAAACTCAAAAACATTTGGATGCACAGTGTTCCTGAACAGAGTGGACGATATTTTATCTGCGGTGAAGTAGGTGACAAGGATGCCGTGGGATTACCTGAGAAAATCTTAGTGTGTCCTGCCTATGGTTCTGATGGGTTTGCGGAATACACTAAAACCACAGACTATTCCGCACCCACTTATTAAGCGGCGCTTAACAACTGAACCATTAAGTTTTGCTTAACAGTTGACACAGCCAAACTCTGACAGTATACTATACATATAGTAGTTAGAAAGGTGAGTGAAATGCGTTCAAAAGAACTGGAAACACAAATCCCAACAGCAGACGGTATCGATATGCAGGACATCCGTTTGATTGCAGGTGAAGGTAAACTCACAGAAAAAACCGTTCAACAAGCAATCGCAGTGATTCGCAAACAGCGTAGGGAGGATAAAAACACATGAGTGATAAAGTGCCAGGAACTATCAAGAACATGGATCACGAGCAACTTCAAGGGTATGCGTGGTTCTTATTCAAGAGAGTAGGTGAGTTAGAACGTGAAAGAAAGTTCTCAAAGATTTCTCGCGTCGAAGTGATTGGACCAGAGAAACGTGAGTATGTTCGATACTTCAAAGATAATGAGTACATGGACCATGACATCCAAGATGATGATCGCACACTGAAGATCTTCATCACCAATGGGAATGATGATCTTTATGAAACTTGAACCAGAACAAGGAATTACACCAGACAGTTGGGTGATTGTTGAAGTCAATCACGAAGGTGAACAGTTTCAAAAGATTCTGTCAGGATGGAGTGGTGGTTATCTTTATGGTGACTCATGGCGTATGAGCAGTCGTATCAAAGAAATGAACATCAACATTGATCAAGACTATATCACAGTCGAAACCGACAGCGGAAGCGTGTATAATCTGCGTAAAGAGTATCAAGGATTGCGGATGAGCAATGCTGGCATTTACAATCAACTCAAAGAACGTTTCGGCGATGCGGTAGAGATAGTAGAACTGTGAAAGACATCTGGTTAATAAGTGATACACACTTTCAACACGCTAACATCCTTACCTTTGTGGATTCAAACACAGGTAAGTTAGTTCGTGGAGATCGTTTCGACTCTGTTGAAGAAATGGACGAAACAATGATCGAGAACTGGAATCGTGTTGTTAAGCCTGGCGATACAGTGTATCACTTAGGTGATGTGTTCTTTGGTAACAAAGACACATTTAGAAGTTTATGGGCTAGGCTCAACGGCAGCAAGCGTCTTATCTTAGGCAACCACGATGATGCTAAGTTCTTTATTCAGAACGGACTTGTTACCAAGGTTGTTGTGTGGAGAGAGTTTCACGAATACGGATTACTGTTAAGTCACATTCCTTTGGATCCTAGTGGATTGTTTCGCTATCGCCACAACAAGGAAGGCGAGCAGTTGTTAAATGTTCACGGACATATTCACCAGAATCCCAGTCCCACAGAGCATCACAGATGTGTTTGTGTTGAGCACATTGACTACACTCCGATTAACATTGAAGAATTGAGAGTTAAGTAATAGTGAAGCCAACAGCAATACGTGGTAGATATCGTCCACAGAATCCTGAGAAGTATGCGGGTAACGTAAACAAGATTACCTATCGCAGTCTTTGGGAAAGGCGTTTTATGCTGTATTGCGATCGTAGCCCTAAGATATTTAAATGGAGCTCAGAGGAACTACATATTCCCTATGTTGCTCCCAAAGATGAAAAGTGGCATAACTACTATCCTGATTTTATGGTAAACACTAGGGATGGTAGAGTTATTATTGTAGAGATTAAACCCTACTATCAAAAGAAGTACAAGGTTAATCGTGCCAAGTGGAAGGCCGCTGAAGAATACTGTGAACAGCAAGGATATGAGTTTAAAGTGTTAACCGAAAAGGAATTATTTTAATGAATGATTTAATTATTGCTCTTATTATTATTGGATCAATCTATGCATTAGTAAAAGCGGTGCAAAGTGATGAAGATTCGTAAACGCAAGATCTTCCGTTGGTGCGTGGACTTTTTCGACACCATTAACTTTTGGTTCGAAGAACGGTTTAACCTAAATCCAAAACGTGCTATACTAGAGAAACAGCAAGACTTAACAAGTTTAGAAGAACTTGAAAAAACTGTAGGCAAGAGCCTATTCAAATAAATGTAATAAAAGGAAAAACTTAATGAAAGTATCAGTAGATGTATACACAAAAGATATCAAAGCAGGAACCGAAGCATTTCAAGCCGCATTAGCCGCTGGAGCCACTGATGTGCGTATTCAATCAAATGAGGACTGGGAGACCAAAGAGTTTGAACATCTAAATTTGATGTTTGAAGTTGATCACAGCAATGCTGTAATGAACATTTTAGATGCAGGCCCGTTTGTAAAAGATTCGAGCGACCTGTAAGTTTATAGCCCGATAATTAAATAGTAGTATGCCGCTGTAGCCCAATTGGTAGAGGCGATAGATTTAGGTTCTATACAGTGGTGGTTCGAGTCCACTCAGCGGTACCATTTTTGAGGAAACATCATGTTCGGTCAAACAGACGAAGAATACGAAAAAGAAGCCAAGGAAGTAGCACGACGGACCACGGATGATCCCACCCTGCAGAAATACATCGAAGGTGAAGTATTTCGCATCAAGAAAATGAGCGACAAGTTGGATAGGCTGTATCTAAACTTCTGGTTGCTGGTTTTCTTTATCTTTGTGTTGCCTATCTTCTTACGAGCAGGATCTTAAAATGGATAAAAGAATAGTTAATATATTAGAGAAAGAAGACGAAAGACAAAGAAATACTGTTGAGCTTATTGCTTCAGAAAACTTTGCCAGTGACTACGTAATGATGCTTTGCGGCAGTGTATTCACTAATAAGTATGCTGAAGGTTATCCAGGCAAGCGTTACTACAACGGTTGCGAACACATGGACGAAATTGAACAACTTGCCATTGACGAACTCAAAGAACTATACGGCTGTGAATTTGCCAATGTTCAACCGCATTCAGGCGCGAATGCAAACCTAGCTGTGTTCAAAGCATTTTTGGAACCTGGTGATAAGATTCTAGGAATGGACTTGGCAAGTGGTGGACACCTGTCACACGGATCTCCTGCCAACCTAAGTGGCAAATGGTTTGAAGCACACAGTTATGGTGTAGACGACGAAGGTTGGCTGGACTATGATGCTATTATGAAACAAGCACTGGAAGTAGAACCTGCTATGATTATTGCAGGTGCAAGTGCATATCCTAGACGCATTGACTGGGAAAAGTTTAGACACATTGCTGATCAAGTAGGTGCAATCTTCATGGTAGACATGGCACACTACAGTGGGTTGATTGCTGGTAAAGCATATCCTAATCCCTGTGATTATGCAGATGTTGTCACAAGCACAACACACAAAACTCTGCGTGGGCCTCGAGGAGGCATCATTCTTTGGAACGACGAGTTCTTTACTAAGAAAATCAACTCAGCTATCTTCCCAGGCACACAGGGCGGACCGTTGATGAACATTGTTGCGGCAAAGGCACAGGCATTCGCAGAAGCAAACACAGACGAGTTTATTGACTATGCAAGTCGTGTTGTACACAATGCACAGGCAATGGCACGAGTATTTGTAGATAATGGCTTTAAACTGTTGACAGGAGGCACGGATTCGCATATACTATTACTTGACTTGAGTGAAAGTAAACATTCAGGTCGTGAAGCCGCAGACTTACTGGAGGAGCACGGCATCACAGTGAACAAGAACGGTGTACCAAATGATCCACGAAGTTTTGTAGAAACAAGTGGTATTAGGATTGGCACAGCCGCAGAGACTACACGGGGCAGGGATGCTGAATGGTTTAAACAATTAGCAGAAAGAATCGTGGAGATTTTAAAATGATGGGTTGGATTAACTTGGGCACTTTTGCTTACGGCATTTTGGATGCTACAAAGAATGGACTGCGCAACAGTCCTATGGAATACAAGTTCTTAGCAAGCAATATTCTTGCGGCAATGTGGTGTATTGCATTTGGTATCTACACAGCAGAACTATTATTCATTGGATACAATATTATTGGACACACAGTGCTTCTTACTTGTTTGTTCTTTACTTTTTATGTATTCACCAAGGAGAAGTCAAGAACTCCTCCTGCACCACCTAACCGAGTTCAATGGGATTTAGAGCGAGAAGGGTGAGCAAGTTTCGCAATCTACTCGCAGACCTATTCAAAACAGATGAAGAAAAACTGCGAGATCGTAAACGCCGTGTTCAGCATCCGCATATAGTTGACTCAAAACGTCACTGGGATTGGGACACAGGATATTCTGACATAGAAGATAAAAAAGGAAAGGACAAATAATGTTCGGACTATTTAAATCGCCTAAAGAAAAAGCCAAGAAGCAGTATCTTGAAACACTAGAGCTCGCTCAAAAGGCACAGCGTAATGGTGACATCAAGCAGTATAGTTTCTTGATGGAAAAAGCAGAAGTATATAAAAAGGACGCAGGAATATGAAAGAAGCAGTAATCGGAATGGTGTTAATGTTTGTTGCAACCGCAAGTGTGTTTGCATTTTTGGGCGGCGGTGAGAATCGTAACATTGGATTTAATAACGGACAATGTCCTCGTGGTGATTACTTTTGTGGAGTAACCTGGAAGAGTGGTGAGCCAGTAAAAGTAGCGGCAGTTGATCCTGCTGTGGCTGTGGGTGCAAAACACTATGTTCAGTGTGCCGCCTGTCACGGTCAAGCAGGTGAAGGTGGCGTTGGTCCAACACTTGCAGGTCAGACCAGTGATCAGATTGTTGAAAAACTTACCAAATACAAGAATGGCGAGACCATCGGACAGCAAAGTGCAATGATGTGGGGTCAAGCCAGTTGGATGACTGAACAAGACATGCGTGACATTGGCAACTATGTGGAGACATTATAATGGATCCGTTTACTCTATTTTGCCTATGGGTTGCTGTTTTTTTGGTCATGGCTATTGCAGACACTGGTAGACAAGACTAATATTCGATGTGGGAATATTGGTGCAAAGCCATAGGTCAAAAGGCTTATGATGAAGATCATAAAGCAGACCGTGTCGCTATTATAAGAACAGGTTGGGTGCTATTACATATCGTCACCTGTCTTGCTATTATTACAGGCAACAGTCGAGTATTGGGCTTTTGGTAAATATTTACATGTATGTATTATTTGTTTCTTGGCTTACTCTGGTTCCTCCCTATTACGGCGAGGAACAACTCTTTGTATACAAAGATAAAGAGCAATGCAAATGGGCAAAAACTTGGGTTGAAGAAAACAATGATATTCAGCCTACTTGGAAGTTAGGATGTAGATTAAAATGAAAGTAAGTTTATATCGTTATAATCCAGAAACAGACGACGTACCTTGGATGCAAGAGGTAGAGTTTGATCTACCTGAAGGCAAGGATCTCATGGTGCTTGATGTTATGGGTATGATCAAAGAACGGGATCAAAGTTTTACATATCGTAGAAGTTGCCGCGAAGGTGTTTGTGGCAGTGACGGTGTTAATATGAACGGCAAGAATGGACTTGCCTGTATTACTCCTGTGAGTGAAGTTGTAGATCGCAAAGGTAGATTGGTTATTCGTCCACTGCCTGGGTTGCCTGTTATTCGCGATCTAGTGGTTGATATGACACAGTTCTATAAGCAGTATCAAAAAGTAAAACCTTATCTACAAAACGACGAGCCTACACCCAATCAAGAACGACTACAATCTCCAGAAGAACGAGCAAAGCTAGATGGACTGTACGAGTGTATCATGTGTGCTTGTTGTTCAACAAGTTGTCCTAGTTTTTGGTGGAATCCAGACAAGTTCCTAGGACCGCAAGCACTGTTAGCACAATATCGCTATCTTGCTGATAGCAGAGACACAGCCACAGAAGAACGACTGAGCGAACTGGATGATCCGTTCTCAGTGTTCCGTTGCAGAGGAATCATGAACTGTGTGAGTGTGTGTCCTAAAGGACTCAATCCCACAAAGGCGATTGGACATATTCGTGATATGTTGGTCAGTCGTGCTACTTGATATTGACTTTTTTAATAATTAGTGTATAATAAAATAAATTAGAGATGTGGCTGAGTGGCTGAAGGCGCTCCCCTGCTAAGGGAGTGAACGTTAATAGCGTTCCGAGGGTTCGAATCCCTCCATCTCTGCCAATTTATAGGAAAAGAAAATGAAGTTTAAAGAATTATATTTTCACACAGTGGTGATAGCATTTGGTGCAAGTTTATTATCGAGTATTGCATTTGCACAAAATAATGTTATGGGTGTGACCAACGATCACTACAAGACTGTTATCAAACAACGTCCTTACACAGTGGAAGTGTGCAAACAGGTGCAAGTTCCTGGAGATCGCACAGCTGATACTATTGTTGGCACTATTATCGGCGGTGTTGTAGGACACCAAATCGATCACGATGACGGCGCAAAGATTGGCGGAGTATTAGGTGGCATTATCGGCAATCAAAATTCAGATGCCGTAGGTGGTACACAAACACAATGCCAAACTGAAACACGCTACGACGAAGAGCGTGTAGAAGTATACAGTCACAGCACCATTACATTTTGGGACGGTGGTAGAGAATACACAATTAAGTTTAATAGGAGATAACATTGGCCGCAGGCAAAAAAGCAACTCTCAGCGATTCTATCAAAGAACGCAGAACCAAAAAAAGAACATCAATAGGAAACTCTTCTTTCAGTAGATATAAAGGCAAAAATGCTGTAAAGAAAAGATATAGAGGACAAGGCAAGTAATGGCAACCGTTCATCCGATGTTTGCAACTCCGTTGTATCATGCTAATATCGGAGGATTAAATCAAATTAAAAAAGACCTAGTAAGGAAATGCACTTACGATCAAAACGCTGTAGGACATGCAGACACCGATGACAAGTATTTACTAGATCGTCCTGAATTAGCTAATCTTAAATCTAAAATTTTAGATGAAATAAACAATTTCGCACATGAAATTTTGGGTATTAGCAAAGACGTAGAATTTTATATTTTAAACAGTTGGGCTAATCGGCACACAAAAGGTCAATACAACACACAACACTGGCACAGTAATTGTGCTATTTCTGGTGTTTACTATATGACGGTTGCAGAAAACAGTGGAGAAATTGTTTTTAAACAAGCACATAATCATGTAAGTCTTTTCGGAGAAATGATAAGATTTGATTTTAAGGAGGACCACGAACAGAATTGTTTTAACACTGAAGAATATGCTTTTGTTCCTTCAGAAGGAGACGTATTTTTGTTTCCATGGCATGTAGAACATCGAGTAAATCCGAATCGAAGTTCTATTGATAGATACAGCATAGCATTTAACGTTTGGGTAAGAGGCACTATCGGAGACGGTACGTGCAGATTAGAATTAAAGTGAGGAAAAAATGGCACATATTGATAGAGACAAATGCGTAATTAACGCTGGCGGACAACATGATTTAATTTTGATGGCGGCACATCGTGCCAGAGAAATTCAAAATGGCAGCGAACCAAGAATTGAAGAAGAACATTCTGCACCTGTAACTGCGTTAAAAGAGATTGAACGAGGGTTATACACAAGAAAAGAATTCGATAATCGACATTTAGAAAATTTCGATTTCGAACTATGAAACTGAGCATTTATCGTGCGGAGAATCTTTTAGAATTATTAAGAGAAAAGATAAATCTCTTTTGTTTTAATTATGACTCATCCGAGTCTAGCGATGATCTGCGACAAAATTGGTCAGTTTATGATTCTGAAAAACAATTCATGACCCTGTGTTTTTATAATGTTAAAACTTTGTTAAATGCGGCGAATATTCATTCAGGAATTGACCTAAATCAACAAAAAATTAACATGGCTCATAATCGCATCAGCGAACTTCTCGATATCGTTAACAACAACGAATACGTATTTTTAAGTCAAGACGATATCGATCAAGCAAAAAAAGAAATAATTAATTTAAGAAAACAGATATTTGATCTAGAAGAAGATAAACTTAACAAAAAAATCCAATTTGAAATCGAACTATCCGACCAGACAGTTGAACATTTACAAAAAATAGGAATTTTTGAATGACAAATTTTTTCGATAATTGGAAAGACAAAACCGGAGACGGCCATAAAAGGTATGATTGGTCGCCGAACTTTAAGGTTGCTCCGGAAGACTATTCTTTAGCAACTACAGATCTAAATAGCCTTCCTCCTAAAATATTAGAAACCTATACTCGGTTTTATAGGATAGGATGGGTACACGAGTACGGAAATCAATGTATATTAATGAGCAATATGTTAAGGCGTGTGCTGAGACTGCATGGTGTTGAAGCACACTGTAAACAGGTTACGTTGCTGTACGAAAAGCCAGAGAAAAATTGGTATGCTGAAATTGGTCAATACAACAGCTGGGTAGAACAAGGTACCATTGATACGCATATGGTTGTGGTTGCTGATGGATTTATTTGTGATTTTGCAATGCTCAGTTCTGTACATTATACATTCGGAGCTATGGCTCCTATAGCCTGTATTGTAAAACACAATCCGGAGTGGTATGGCGAACCGTATGATACAGGGTTTTTCGGAAAATTTACTTACACACCGAGAACTCCGCATAGATTGACCAAGCACTGGATTTACGAAAATAGAGACAGAGAAAAAGCATTGGTCAAGGACTATTTTGAATATTTTAGGATGTAAATGAATATTATAGAACAGGACGATCTTTTTAGAAAATTCGACTTCAGTTCGGTCATTACTGAACAGGACGATCAAACAGCATGCGAAATTGTTAAGAACATAATAGACGCTGGCGGTTATTTTAAAAATTCCCCAAGGTTTCAAACCGAAGAAAATATTTTTGCACGGTCGGAGCCTGTGTGGTTGAAATACCGAATGAGTTTTATGTTTGCGGTCTTTATGTATTTAGGCAGAGAAGCAAAGATATCTAACTTGATGGCTTGGAGCTTTATGACCAATAAAGAAACCGCAGAAGATCGCAACAATCTATGGCATCACCATCAGCATAAAACCACTCCCATGCTGTCTGGAATATATTATGCTCACATACCAGACGATGTTACGGATTATGATTTGTCGGGCACCGAGATGAGTCTCGATGGCGAGAAATTTGAAAATACTGTGTATGTTAAACCTCAGCCGCATACCTGGTTGATATATCCAAGCAGTGTTTGGCACAGACCGGGCATTTATACCAGCTCAGAAAATCGATTTGTAATCGCGGCAGATATAGAGTATATATGATAAATACTCTGTAACAATCTTATCTGGAGTCATTACGATATGCCTTTACAAATTAGAAGAGGTCCTACCGCAGACAGAAATGCAATCACACCCGTCGAAGGTGAACTGATTTGGGATACTCAATTAGAACAACTTTTTATAGGTAACGGATCAACCGCAGGAGGAATTGCGGCTGCCAATTTTACCGCTGAAGAAGCACAAGATGCTTCTGCGGATTTATTCACATCTCATAGCGATCACGAAGGTGTTAGTTTTGCTTACGACGATGTTCTAAACAAAGTTGTTGCCACAGTAAGTCAAGATCTTTCTAATTATCAAGGTGTAATAGGTGCAGACGGCTTTAAAGGTTCAGTATTTGCAGACGACTCGCAGATCTTGGTAGATGGTGTTTTAGGTTCGTTTAACTTGAACGGCACAATTAGATCACACATTGTGCCAGCCGCAGACAGCGTGTATGATCTAGGTACATCTGGCAATAAATTTAGAGACTTGTATCTAAGCGGATCTAGTCTATTTTTAGGTGATGCAACGATAACATCGACAGGTACTGCTGTGAACTTGCCAGCAGGATCCACAATAGGCGGCTCAACAATTGGCACCGGAGCAGAAATTGTTAACGGGACTAACTTTAATATTAATATCGTCGGTGACGATAGCACTTTAGTTGTGGACTCTGCTACAGCAACATTTAATGGTACACTAAATGGTGATGTAATTGGTTCTGTATTCCGCGACGATAGCACACCCATAGTTGATGCAATAGACGGCACGTTGACAGGAAGTCTTGTAACTTCAAGCATTCAAGACGCCGGTGGGTTGGGTAAAGTATTTGTTGATACAACACAAGGTACCTTTATTAGATCGGAAGGAGAACAGGTTTTACGTATAAACGGACTTAAATCCGGTGGGTCAATTCCGAAAATACAATTACATGTTGTAAGCGGATCATTTGAAAGTCCTGCAACAGTAAGCCCGGGCGACGTGACCAGCCAACTTGTATTTTCTACTTATTTCGATAGTGCTGGAGATGATATCGGAAAGAGTTTGGCAAGTCTTCTAAGTCAGATGGACTCTTCTGCAACAGCATCGGATAATGCACCGGCATCTAATTTAGCTTTCTCAATTAGTGCAGGCGACGGTGAAGGCGACGTAGCAAACGATTACCATCAGTTTACCATGTACTATACCGGTGCTTTTGAATCTAAAATTGTAAAATATGCAGAGCAAGACGCATCAAAAATTTCCAGTATTACTCCTCTTGCAGGAATGGTAATATTTAATTCAGATACACAAAAATATCAGGGATATGTAGATGATACAGGTCTTGCTGGTGGCGGAGTATCTAACGGCACTCCTGGCTGGATAAATTTACACTAAAGGTCTAAGAACATTCCAATCGTCCTTATGCCAATAAGGACGAATTAGTTCGTTTATATCAATCAAATCTATCTTAGAAACTACACCAGAAGACGAACGACATGTCTTAGGTATAAATGCACCTGCTGATCGACTGCTCCATAACAAGAAAATATTCGAGTCTTTTTCCTTTAATTTGTTTAGGAATCGATTTTCAGCCGCTATTCTATACTTCATACTTTGCTGGAACACTCCTGGTATGTGATCGAACATATCGCTTGCGTTAAAAACAGTGTTTTTATCATTTTCGAACCAGTCTAGATTGTAATCACTCATATAATCTATCGAGATAAAATGAAACTTTAATTTTTTTACAGCGTTCCATTTTTCTTGCCAGTTATCCACTTTATTGAGGAAATTGTTCCATTGGGTCCTTGCTTGTGCAATAAAATTATCGTAATCATAAGTGATGTGATTTGGCAGTAAAAAATCTTGTTCGAGATAAAAATCAACATAATCTTTTCCGTCCCAGTCGTTGACCATTCGTTGCATAAACTGTAACACTAATGGATTTATGTCGGTAAAAAACACTTCTGTTCTTTCACTGAAACCGATTAGATGTAAATTTTCTACCCAGTTAATTCCGGTGCCTAACGTAATATATTGTTCTATAGGACCGTCTTTATCTATATTGTTTCTCAATTCGTCACTGTTAAACGGAACTACTATGTTATTAAAAAGAAATTGATTGTAAAACAGTTCGGTAGATTCTCTCAAAAATACATGATCGTATTCATAATAAAAATATCGTTTGTTATTTCTAATATCACTACCGAGGTCTATTACTTTTTTATTGTTTATAAGAGCAGTGTTTAAAATATTCCAACCATGCATGGTTCCTTTATATAAGGTGTTTGAATCTCCCAAACATAATTCTTGCGATATATATTCATCTTCACTATTCGAAATAGGTTGAATTCTTACATGTTCTACTTCCGATTCTTCACCCAAAGAAGGAAACCCAAGATCCTTGTGTGTCGACAAGTTGATAATATAAAACTGATGATGTAATTCAAAATATTTTTCTTTTCTGTCTAAAACATGTCCTGCGATATAAAAGTCTTCTTTGCATTTGTCTTCGATAGCATAAATTATTCTGTCAGACAGCTTAGGACTTGTTCCCGAAGCAATGACTACTGCATGAGTATACTGATCGGTTGGTTGTGCTAATAACTCGTTTTCGTCTGTTCCTATACACACATCATAGCCGTTATTTAGAAATCGATTTATCATATAATCTGATAAATTTTTTGCAATCTCTTTCGACCAATCAGATGAACAGGTGTCTAAAATATCATGTATACAAATTAGAATAGGTTTTTTTAGTTGAGAGGTTGGTATTTTTTGTAGCATGAATTTATTTAATTAAATATAGTTCAAGGATAAGGCATAATGATTAGTAAAGATTATTTTGTTTCAAATGCAAAACATGTTATTCTAGATATCGATGTAGACCACATTAGCATGTTAGAAGAAGCAAAAGCATTGAAAACACATTTCGTGACGCACCGTCCGGGAAGTTATGATCATAAAGGATGGCGAAGTTTAGTTCTTCACGGGTGGCGGCACCAGCAGTCGGGTCATTGGAAAGACTATGGTTATAACAGTATTGACGAAGTAATAAATGATATGCACTGGACTGAATTATCTAAATATTGTCCTAAAACTGTTGATTTTGTTAAAAATTATTTTCCTAGTAACTTACTAGGAAGAGTTAGATTTATGCTTTTAGAAGCAGGAGGCTATATTTCCGAACATACTGATTCGAGTGTTCCATTGCTTGATAATACAAATATTAGTTTAAGCAATCCCGAAACATGTCTTTGGAAGTGGGGAGACGGCGAATCTTTGTATATGAAGCCTGGAAATACCTATGTCATGAACATACATTATCCACATTCTGTTTATAACAATAGCAACGAGGATCGTTATCATTTAATAATTCACCGATTCGATTCAACTAACGAATGGAAGGAAAAATTAAATGCCGCATGTGAGAATCAAAATATTTCCGGCTCTTATCATAACTCTGAGGTGCTAACATGAAGGATAATGGAGAAAATATTTTAATATCATCATTTGATGATGTTGGACATAGAGTTATTGTAGATAAGAAAGGTGCAATAAAGATACAAACCAACGGCAATGTTGTTGCAAGATTTACAGGTGTTTACAACGGTGGCAGTAAACCAAAATTAGATATACACACAGTAAGAGGTTCTACAGAAGATCCTAAAGTTCTTCGCCCGGGCGATTACGGAATGAATATGAGCTTCACTACTTTTTTTGAACAAGATGATGGAGATATTGCTAAAAGTATAGCAACGTTAGTTCCGCAAGTAGATGAATCTGCAAACATAAATCATCCGGCACCGGCAAGTAATCTGAATATCCTTGTCAATGCCGGCGACGGAGAAGGCGAATATGCTAATGATTACCGAGTCTGGCGGTTTAACAAAGACGGTGCTCTACAATCTAAAATATTTCAGTGTGTAAAACAAAACAACGAAACTATAAATAAAATTGAGCCTAAAAACGGAATGATCATCTATAACGAAGATATAGATAAGTTCCAAGGTTATGCTAACGGATCCTGGATAGATTTACACTAATATGCAAGAAAAAAGAAAAGTTATTACAGAAATTCCTAATTTAAAAATAGATATAGATTCAGCTCGTGCATGGTATGATCGGTTGGTTACTGATTTTCAAGATCAAAAATGGGTTGGACTAGGCGGATGCGCTTGCGAAAATCCTTGGGCGGACGATAAGGCTTACGGCTGGGGATTGCAAACTATATACGAAGATATTAACAGAGAGTATCATGCGTTTGAAAATAATGAAATTGACGATTATACACTGTACAAAAAAACTGGGTGTTGTGTAGACTGGGCGGCAAAAGCAATCGATTCTTTTTATACCGCCCATAGAAGTATAGTAGCCGTAGCACCACCTGGCACAATTGTAACACCGCACACTGATCAAAAAGATAAGATAAAGATACATATTCCGATTTATTCTGACGAAACACAATGGTGGTCAACTGAAGACGGATTTGATCATATGTATCCCGGTAGTGCATATATTCTTGATGTTAAACAAATGCATGGTACAGTAAACTGCGGCCATAATACCAGAGTTCATGTTATTATTATATGTAACACTGAAGAATTTGACAATATCTATAATTTAAATATCACCATCTAGGATATTTGTTTAATTCTTCGTAAAATCTATCTACATTTAAGCGCCAAACACTTTGCCAGGTTCCCCTATACTCCATTTCGCATATTTCTTCGGCCTGCCCTGTTTTAACCATAGCGGGAAAATAAACATTATGTACCAACCGTTGGCTTCCGCCTTCTAGATTGTTTGAGGTGATGTATAAATTATTTTCTCTGCCCGCCCATTCGATACATGCAGGAATTAAAAATTGTCCAGTAGCATGTTGTTGTGTTACTATTTGATTTCGTGTTCTAAGGGTAGGTGTAGGTATTGCATCTGTAAATACACAAGTCCGTGCGGCAATGCGATATGAGTTCTTCCCCATTTCGTCGAATGAGTGTGCGGCAACACTACCTACTGCTCGATTGTTATAATAGAGAATCCAAGTCTGACTTTCTCGTTCGTTGCGAAAACAATCTATTAGCATGTGTTTTGTGGAGTTATTCACAAAACCCTTCTTTTCGGCTTCTGCATAAAATTCTCGCAAATCTAGTTCGTCGGAATATGTGACAATTTTATACATCGAGTGCCCTTTCAATAAAGTCTTCGGGATAGTTTGTTCTGAAACTGTTCCAACACAGTTTGTCCATAACCGTCCAAGGTTGCGGCTTGTTCCATTCTATACCAAGTGTTGCTAGATGTTTTTTCATTTCCGCCTGGCGATTACTGTGAATATGGCTTTCTACTTCTTTAATACTTATTATGTCTTCATCTTTGTGATAGGTAAAGAAATAGTTGATGCTTTTTAATTTTCCGTTAACAATAAAATAGCTCGAGGGATGCATAGAATATTTGTGCAAACCTAGACTTTTATGTGCTTGTATAATTTCAAGCATTTGCTCTTGCCAGTTTGGTAATACTGCGTTATAGTTTTTTTGATCGCAAGCCGCTTGATTCCAAAAATCAGTACCGTCTACTTGTAGAAAAATTTTCTTTTCTGCATAGTCGATCCTATATATTTTTGGGACATGCTGAGGAAAGTGATCCGTCATTAGCTTTAGATATTTTACTTCACGTTCCCATTTTTCATTCATTTTTGCAGGATCTACAACTTCGTTCTGGCCGAAATGATATCCTGTATCATTATAATACCATTGAACAAACATAGTTTTTTCTTTGTTTATTAAACTTGTATAGATAAGATTATTACGAGTTAATCCCATACCGGGAACATCGTTATAGTAATATTCGTATGTCATAAACAATCCTTAGCAAAATACTTACCAATAAATATGCTTATTATGACAAACTCTGAAACATTATCTCTTTGCACCCATTGCTATAAACACATTCCTGCAAAAATTTTTGTAGAGAATAATGCTGTATGGATCAGAAAAACTTGTCCTGATCACGGAACTGAAACTTTTCTTGTAGAAAAAGATGCTGATTTTTACCTAAATTATAATTATCCCAAAAGAGATTTACAGAAATTTTATAATGCGGTATGTTTAGATATTACAAATCGCTGTAATTTAGCATGCCCGCATTGTTACCAATTGCCAGACAATTACAGTTCCGATCCTAGCATTGAACAGATACTAGATCAAGTCAACGTCATGCCTCGCCAACATGCTGTAGTGCTCATGGGTGCAGAACCTACAGTGCGAGATGATTTGCCCGAGTTGATTCAAAGAATTAATTTCATCAGTAACCGTCATATAATAATACTCACTAACGGAGTGCGCCTCTCTAAGATCGATTACATTAGTCAATTCGACAAATTTGATAATGTGTATTTCACATTTGGACTTAATCATCCGGATTATCAAGGCCCGAAGGTAAGAGAAAAACAAATAGCGGGTTTAGAAAACTGCTTGATACACGGATTACCGATTAAAAATATTAGTTATACACTAGAAAGTTTTGATCAATTAGAATACTGTCTACAAGAAATACAGCAGTTTAACTCAGATAAAGGCTACTGTGATATGTATAGAATTCGGGTAGGCACAGATATAGGTCGATGTCCTGATCACGAAAAAATGTTTATGAGTGAATTAGTTAGTCGGTCGGAACAGATATCTAACAATATGGGATGGTCTTTTGTTCCAAGGCCCGACAAAGGAATCCGAGCACACTATCCTGTAGAAATAAATGGAGTAATGGTAAAATTAATTCAGTGGCCCGATCTTAGAACTATTGACCTTAACGAAACGCAAACCGAATCTTGGGCGGACATGCTTCCAGGATACCCTACTTCTCCCCTTGTCCATCAAGTATTGCTAAGAGACAGACTTGTAAATAAAGCAATGCCGTTATTAGATATTGTTCCTGAAAAATACAGGATGATGTAGTGTATCACGGACTAATCTTTAGTTACAGAAAAGAACGTATCGAACGGGGTAACGGAGCCCATCGAATTGCCACCTTTTTAAGATCGTATGATTGGGATGTTGAAGTTATAGATTTTTGTAGCGAGTGGACACAAGAAGAATTACAAGAACTTGTAAAGAGTCGAGTAGGACCTAATACTAAGTTTTTTGGGTTTAGTTCTTTTATTAGCTACTGGACTTCCTCTGCAAATAAATTTACTGCATGGCTTAAAAAAACCTATCCTGGAATTGCTACAATGATAGGAGGTCAAGGTTGTTTGCTCACGCCGGCTGAAAATATAGATTACTGGATAGATAGTTTTGGCGAATATGCTGTTTTAGAATTGTTAAAATATATCACAGGAAACACCATAATTGATGGCAGATTTCAATTAGAAGATTCTAATGGGAAGAAAATTATAAAGGCGTTACGTGACTTTCCTGCATGGAATATGCCGTCCTATCGTGTAAATTATCAGAAAAGAGACTTCATAGAGTCTTATGAAATGTTAACAATAGAAACATCTAGAGGATGTAGGTTTAAATGCGATTTTTGTAATTTTCCTATACTGGGAGTAAAGGACGATGTTTCGAGAACTGCTAATGACTTTAAAGAGGAATTGCTTTTTAATTATAACGAATATGGAGTTAAGAATTATACGATTGCAGACGAGACATTTAACGACAGAAGAGAAAAGATAATAAAGTATGCAGAAGCGGTCAATGATCTAGATTTTGATCCATGGTTCATGGCTTTTATGAGAGGGGATTTATTGGTAAACCAAAGAGATTTGTGGGGAGACATGTTATCGTTAGGGTTAGGTGGACATTTTTATGGAATTGAAACCTTTAATCATAATGCAGGAAAAATTATTGGCAAGGGAATGCAACCTGACAAACTTAAACAAGGACTAATAGATGCAAGAAACTACTTCGAACCTCATAATATATACAGGGGAACTATTAGTTTAATATGCGGGCTTCCTAAGGAAACACCAGAAACCTTTGCAGATGGAATAAATTGGTGTAAGAGCAATTGGAAAGGACAGAGTGTTACAAGTTGGTATTTAGAAGTCCCAGAATATAACTCTCCGATGACAAATCTTAGTGCATTTTCTAAAAATTTAGAAAAGTACGGACTTAGACGCAGAAAAATGATTAAAAAATCAAAAAAAGTTTCAGACCATGTGTTAACAACTTACTTCCCGTCGCTAGAATCTATGAGTATCTGGGAGCACGATGGCATGGATCAGCTCCAAGCAATAGAAATTTTAGACAATTTTTATGAAACTGTCTATCCAAAGTATTTTATAACCACAGGTTTTAGTGCACCTACAGGATTAGTTCAGTATCAAACAAATGACATTAAAGAAATAATTCGTTTGGAAAAATATAATGACAAATCTCCATTCATAAATAATCATGTAAGCGAATACAAAAGAAAAAAATTAGATTGGAAACCATGATAAGAGGAATTAACAGTCAACCTTATTTTAATATAGAACCATATCTTGACATGGATGGGTTTGATAAATTGCAACCAGAAATATATAAAGGGTTTGCTTTAGCACGTGAGTTTGCTAAAGAAGGTACTTGGATGGAGCCTGGTTTTACATTCGACGATATGAGCTATAAAATTAACTGGACTCCTATCTATCAAGCAATGAATGACTTTATGAAACTTCCGGATCATGATCCTGTTAAGTCCGAAGGTATGAAATTATGGCCGTCTGACTTTAAGGATTACAAACAGCGTAACTTATTTACACGCTACTTAAAGATGGCGATGGGTGCGTATGATCCTTACATTTATTACTTTCTCTGGGAAGAGGGTGATTGGGACGATCGCCCTGGTGAGAGACAACTTACAGAGGAAGCACATTTTTTTCCTAGTGTAGTAGATTGGGTTTTAAAACTTAAACAAGAAAATATATTCGGACATATAGGTCGTGTTATTTTCTTTCATTGCGAACACGACGGAATTCCTTTTGAACATAGAGACTTGGACGCGAAAAACGGTGTTAATGTAGAATACCCACATCGAAATGAATTTATACATATTCGTCCTAACACAAAAAAATCTTTTTATTTGTGGGATCCGAAAGAAAAGAACAAGATCTACTTAAACACTAGAGCAGCCTGGTGGAATGATCAAGATTGGCACGGTGGCGAACGAACTATGGAACAAAGTTATGGTCTGCGCATCGACGGAAGATTTACCGACGAGTTTCGTAAAAAACTAGGAATAGATCATTTAGAGACTTATTAATGGAAAACACTTTTCATAGATATTTAAATTTGCCATTTGAAATTAAAAAGCCTACTAACTTAGATTCTTTTTATTCTAGCGAAGAAAAACATATAGAAATGCCAGGATATTGTGATCAAGATGTAGTTAAATGGCTAGAAACTTTTGGCATAGGTATAGGAAACATTGAAGCTTTTTATACTCCTCCAATGGGGTCGTTGCCCATACATTGTGACGAATCGATAATCGACAATCATGTTAAAATTAATGTAACTTGGGGAGCAGATGAGGGTGTTACTAGATGGTGGCATTGTCCTTCGCCGAGAGATAATGTAGATAACCACACAGTAAATAAGGGCTATGAAATAGAATCTAGGCAAGATAATTGTTTACGCGGCGATGAGGACGAGTGTGAATTAGTATACGAAGCAAACACTAATAGACCTTCGTTATTGAATGTCGGACAAATGCATAGCACCTACAACCCTAACAAAACTTTAGGTAGGTGGACATTATGTTTTGTCTTAAAACCTAGCAATTCTTGTGAACCTTATATATACTGGGACGAAGCATTGATAATTTTTAAGGATTATTTTGTTGAATAAAATGAAACTTATCGGAAATTACGCTACATGGATTGACCCTGCCTGGCTTGAATATATAGAATCTAACAAAGGGTACAGCCATCCAAGGTCGGATCCCGAGGAATATGGTTCTAAAAATCAAACAACACTGACAAAAATAAAAAGATTCGGCAAAGATGCTTTATGGCATAGTTTCGAGCCGGACAATTTTCCGTTTACAGTGATGCCACCAGTAGAAATCAACGGACGCATTAATTGGTGGTTTGTGAAAATGTTCACCGGAGGCTTTATTCCGTTTCATAGTGATCATGCTCCCCGAGACGGAAATACTGTAAAAAAAGCGAGACGATTCTGGATGCCATTACAAGATCACATCGAAGGACACATGTTTATTGTCGAAGGAGAATTGTTAAAAACCTATTCCGCAGGTGACTTGTTTGAGTATAATCCAGATGCTAGACACAGTGCGCTAAACATAAATCTAGAGATTCCTAGATACACATTTAACTTCGCGGTTTATGAATAATGTTTGATTTTATTAAAAATGAAAAAGAATGGGTAACACCAGAAATAATTACTCATTTAGAAAAACACACAGGAGATACCGTGCCTGTATGGCAACCCGAACGTTGGACAGGGCACTCAACCCTAGACACTTTCAGAGAAATGGCTAGACCGTTCTTCGAATCACGAACTCCTTATTTTCAACAGTTTAATTTAATGTCAGAAGATATGAAAAATTTTCCAGTGACACTTCCTGAACTGCCTAAAACTAGAAAACACTGTCATTGGTGGTTTATTAAACTGCTTCCCGGACAGATGCAGACCATGCATATTGACCCTCATCTCGTAGATGTGGATAATCCTGTAAGATACTCAATGTTTTTACAGGATTACATCCCGGGGCATGTGTTTGTGTTCGATGATTTTATGGCCGCAAATTATCGGGCAGGAGATATCTACGAATGGAGTGATCCAGAATGTGTGCATGCCTGTGTTAATGTTAGTTACATTCCTAGATATACTTTACAGGTAACACTGCATGACTAAAATAATCTGCACTGGTAGGCCCGGCCACGGAGGTATTGCTAGATGTCTATCAGAATACTACTCCGATATTGATTTTGTAAGCAAGAGTCAAAATCTTGACCTTACTGTAGATTCCGATTATGCTGAATTTTTAGATAAAGTGCAAGACTACGATGTGTTTATCAACCATGCCCAAATCGAATATGGGTTTCAAGAACGAGTAATACGAGATGTTGCTGACGTATGGACGCAAGGGCATATCATAACAATCGGCAGTGTATTAGAGTTTGAAGAATTTGCGTGGGTAGATCCTGTAACTCATCAAGAAAAACTGGACATACGAAATACCAGTTGGAGTCTTGCTTCAGAGAAAATTAAAACCACACATATTATTACCAGCGGATTTCAAAGGTACGGGCCTGAAGAAGATGTAAAAATAGATCCTATCAAAATTGTGCAAACTATAGATTGGATTTTGAAGGCGGATTTTGATATTCCTCTAATATTTGTAGATGAAATAAACGATGTAAGATATAAAAAATGGAGAAGTGTTAAATAATTTTTGCTTTTAAATGATACATATATTTAGAAGTTAAGCCGGCATTCATGCCAATATGATATTCGTTAAATCTTTTCCAAAAAATTCCATCTCCTGATTTCATATTATAAAAAACATCTTCTTTGCCTAATATGAAAATATGTCCGGGTTCACAATCATTTATAAAAATACTCAAACGTAAAGGTCCATCGTAGTCTTCCGGATCGTCTTCTACGTCCCAGTGCCACGGAGCACTATAACCTGGTTCTATTTTGCTTATCCACGATCTTCTATATCCTATGTTAAAGTGATTGCACAATAACTTATCTAGTTCTTCTGTGTAATGTTGCCCGGGGTAAAAATTAATCCATTTTATATGACTATCAGGATAATTAGCTTCTTCCCAAGTTTTTTTAATTTCGCTGTAAGCAGGAATTTCCATTTTCCAAATACTTGGATCTGGAGTATTTGGAACACCCTCAAAATCTTTTATACTATCAAGCAGGCCTGACCAATCATATTCAAATTTAAAAAAATCAGCATTAACATAATTTTGCATTATACTCACACCCTTATCGTTAACTTACTGAAAAATCTTTTCACAAAATTCCGGAAGAGGATCTCCGGGCCACTTGATCCAGGTTTTAAGAGAGTTTTTAAAGTGATTTGCCATTTCAAAATATTCTCCGTTTTTAACTTCTATAAATCGTTGCTCAGAGTCGACTCCTATAATAGGTTCGATAATGCTTTTGTGAATAAGAGAATCGTCTCTTGGAACAGTTGCATAGTAGTCAATCATTTTCATTTTTCCTTCGTTTGTATAAAAGAAACAGTGTGGATAAATTGATGCTTTATAATATCCTAATTGATAAACCTCATTAATAATATTAAAGAGATCTGCTTTCCAATTAGGATATTCTTTATCCAAAGATCTTTCCTCGACATAGACTGGAAAATTTAAACTCTCTTTATTATATTCTATTAATATTTTTTTGTTTTCATAATCTACATCGTAAATGTTAGGACACCAGGACTTTCCCTGAAATAATTCGAGATATCCTAATTCTCTTTCAAACCAATATTGTAGCATTTCATCTGTTCTAGGAACACAACTTCCGATCATATAGTTTGTGTCTACTATATAATGCATACACATCATAGTTTTTTCCGGATTTATTGTAGGTGTATAGAGAACATTTGTCGAGCTAAGTTGAAATCTATCACCTTTGTCAACATACTTTCGAACATACTCCCAGCCTGTATTATTGATCATATAAAATCATCTCCAAGGTTTCTGGTAAAATTTTTTTAAGACTATCAATGTGATTTCTTTCCGTACTGAATTTTACTTCGTTAACATTAGGTTCGAAGTTCATTATCTTTTGTTGTTTACAACTTTCATTTAACCAGGAACTAATATAGTTATCAAATACATATCTAGTATCATCTGTAGTAGGTTCATGCGAAATTATCTTTACATTGACAGGATCGTTTAACACAGGATTATGTAATACATGACGCACCACAAGTTGATACCTATATCCCCTCCCGAAATTTATAGCACTGTGTCTCTTACCTGCATTCATTTGATACCAAATTCCGTCTGTATACATTCTAAACATTTGCTCATTATCAACATCTACAAGATAACTAACTTCTCCAGATAAATTTAGATGATACCTATCATCAATATCTGCATGGACATTATAACATCTACCTGCTTCTAATTTTAAAATTCTTGCTTGTCCTGTTGTAGTTTCTAGTGTCGACAGTACTTCATTAAAAATTGTATTTTTAAATTCTTCTTTAATAATCCAAGGATCATAAAAAAAGTTTCCTGATGGTTCGTTTAAACAGAGTGGAAAATCCAGATTGTCTAACAAAGTGCATAATTTTTCAATCTTTTCTTTGTTGCAAACATAGCCAGCTGGTGTTATCATAAACGTACTTATCTAACAATACAGGTACTAAATAATTTGTGAATATAAAAGATAGTTGCACATTCTGCATGCATCCTTTTACAGGTCTTGCTACACGAGAAGACGGTGCTATCAAAGTATGCTGCCGTAGCCAACCCGTCGGCTGGATCCAAAAAGAAAGTTTAGAACAAGCATGGAATAACGAAACTATGCGAGAAGTTCGCAGGCAGGTACTAAATGGCGAACGTCCAGATGTATGTAAACCGTGCTTTGACCTAGAGGATCAGGGTGTCGAAAGCTTACGACAGCGTCACACAGCGGGCGTTATACCCGAAGCACGTATCAACTTATACCCAGACGCACTAAACGCTTTAAACGACGATTACACAATGCCGTTTGAATTTCCTACTATGGAAATTAAGCTTAATAATCTTTGCAATTTAAAATGTCGCATGTGTAACCCTCTCGATAGTACCAGCTGGAAAGATTGGGGAGCGATAAGAAGTCATTACGAAAAAGAAAATAACTATCTTATTCCCACAGTAGATGCATTAGTTGACACTCCGGGTCAATATATTGGGCCTTTTGATAACTCAGATAACTGGTGGGACTCGTTCGAAAAACTATTGCCGTATTTTAGACGAGTAGAATTTGCAGGAGGGGAGCCTTTAATGGATCCATATCATTATAAGATTCTCGATAAACTGGCACAGTATGGCGATCAGATAGAATTAAAATACGCTACTAACGGAACAACACTAGGCATCAAAGGTGGACGCACAATACACGATTATTGGCCTAAGTTTAAAAGCATTGCTGTAAACGTAAGCATAGACGGAATACACGATGTTTATGAATATATTAGAGGCAATGGCAAGTTTTCGGAAATAGAAGAAAACATAAAGGTATTTAAATCGTTTCCTAATGTTAGTAGAGTGGTAGGTGCATTTACTGTGCAATCAAACAATATTATGCAGATTGATAAAGTTATCGATTACTTTATAAACGAAATGGGTATTGTGTTTTACTCTCACCGAGTAAATTATCCTAGATCATTAAGTGCTCAAACATTACCACAAGAACTAAAACAAAGAATTGTAGACAGATTAGAGGAAATGAAAACTGAAGTATTAGAATATCCTTTGGTACAACAACATAAACTATTAGAGCAGGTAACACTTCAACAAATACAAGATAATATAAACTTTTTACAGGCAAATGATTTAAGTGAATATTGGCAAGATTGCATAGATTTTAATCTTAAATTAGATGTAACCCGAAATCAAGATTTTTTTAGTATCAATCCAGAGTTTAAAAAATATGCGTAGCCTTACCAGTATCTATGATCATCAAAATTCTATCAAAGTAGAATGGAATATTGGAAAACGTTGTAACTTAGACTGTGCATACTGTCCTTCGGAAATTCACGACAATGTTTCTCCTCACACAAATATTAAATTGTTGACCGATGCCGTTGATGCGCTCTGTGAATTAGACAAACCTATTCGCGTTAGCCTTACTGGTGGAGAGCCTTGTGTTCACCCTAATATCGAAGAACTGTTAGATCACTTAAATCAAAGAGTTGACTGGATAAACATAACAACAAACGGAACTCGTGATGGCAGATGGTATTGCGAACAACCTGTTAATCATTATGTATTCAGTTTACACTTCGATAACAATCTCTGGAGACGTTCTTTACAAAACATTATCATGGTAGGCAAATGGTTCGGTAAACCTATTCAGGTTAATTTAATGGCTCATCATGAACACATGGATCTTGTTAAACGAGCATACGAAGAACTTGACGAAGAAAACATACCCGTGGCTGTTAGAAGAATACGGTGGACACAAGGCGATCACGACACGTTTGACGACTTAAGATACGAAGGCAATGATTTAGAGTGGATACTTTCTACAAACTCTACAGTTCGTCCTAACTGTGTAGACGATACGGGTAAAACTTATCATGCCAACGATATAATTAAAAATCATCTAAATCGATTTAATGGGTGGAAGTGCTCTGCTGGTATTGAAAGCTTGATGATTAACTGGGATGGCGAAGTACATCGCGCTACTTGCAGAGTGGGCGGTAGCTTGGGAAATATTTATAACGGCAGTTTTGAGCCACCTAGAGAATGGATAGTTTGCACTAGAAATTGGTGCACATGTGCGGCCGATATTCCACTTTCAAAGGAAACCCATGATTAAGATAGATGCGGTTGATTTGACTAATCCAGAAAGAATTATGGTTACCTGGGACACGGGAAGACGTTGTAATTATGATTGCTCATACTGCGAAGCGACAAGACACGATAATTATAGTAAGCCACAGCCTTACGAAACACTAATGAAAACATTTGAGTTCGTAAAAGAATACACTAAGATATATAGTCATTTAGTGAATATTAATTTTACTGGAGGTGAGCCCACCGTTAATCCTGCGTTTTGGGATTTTGCTGAATACATTAAGAATAACGAAGACAGGTTTAGGTTAAGTTTAACTACTAACGGAGCGTGGCATCCGAAGAACACAGAAAGAATTGCAGAAATATTTGAAGGCGTAACTGTGAGTTATCATGCCGAAGCAGATGATAAACTGAAGAAACAGGTTTTGGAAAATATAAGACTATTATATCAAAAAGGTATTTGGTTACAAGTCAACGTAATGATGCATGTTGATTATTTTGATGAATGTGTAGAGGTATGTAACGAGTTAAAAGAACTAGGTATAAAGCATCAGCCCCGACCGATCGGTGACGGTAACATATCAAGACAAGGATGGTTTTTAGACACCGACGGTACACCTCGCAGAACCAGCCATGATTACTCTCCAGAACAGCAAGTATGGTATTTTAATTACCTAGGAATCTCGGCGCCCAATGAAACTGATAAGCAGGGCACTGAATTAGGACGAACCTGCTGTGGAGGTAGGTGTATGAAAGGTATAAAAAACGGCCAGTGGCAAGACATTACCCATATCGATACTCATTTCAAAGGGTGGTTTTGCAGTGTTAATCGTTACTTTTTACATATAGATCAGCAGACTGGCGAAGTTTATCATCACCAAACTTGTAAAGCACTGCACTCGGAAGGTCGGGGCCCCATAGGAAATCTCAGTGACACTGACGCAATCTTACAGTATGCACATGAACACAAAGATAAAACAATTGTTTGTCCTAATGATAGATGCGGTTGCGGAATGTGTGTGCCAAAGGCAAAAGATTGGGAAGTTTTTCAAACGCTTGTTTAGAGAAGATGAGCAATTTCCGGAAACACTGATTTTGCATTCAGTCCGCGGATAGCATCTAATTTATTCACATATTCTTTAAATCCTGGTAGTTGATCGCTATTGTCAGTTGCATCCATATGGTTCATTACTGCTTCCCATCTACGCCATCCATAAGGATTGACTTTCCAGAAATCGTCATCCTGTCTATAGTTTTTCCAGAGCCAGTCTTTAAAATCCATATACAGTTCTCGAACTTCTTGCTTGTCTTCTTTTGGTAGTATTTGTATGCTTAAGAATGTAGGAATGTACAATAAATGCATGTTTACTAAGCCGCCGCCCATTTGTACTCCGCCAGGTACGTTACCTAGATTAAGTTTTTTAAATCCGCTTTCTACCTTCCACTTCATAAAGTCAGGTAGGTGTTTTACATTGAATATTTGTATTGCTGTTGCTAAACTTGTTTGTATATTATCCGGAGTATCGTCTAACAATCTCAGAGTTTTTTCAACAGTATTCCAATCTGTAGGATAGCGTATATATTCATCTCTTTCATAAACTGCATCCATACTTACTGCAAACTTAACCTTTTTAAACTTGCTCCATAACTTAATTAAATCTTCATCTACTAATAGTCCATTGGAGTTATATCTTAACAAAATCTTGTCTTGATATCCCTGACGTACTATTTCTTCAATGAACTCTTTGTGTTCTTTGATCATTAGAGGTTCACCGCCGGCAAAATATACCTGTTTTAGATTTGGTATTTGACGATACATTTCTTCCCAAAATGTATCTTTCTCGTGCCACTTGTTGTTAAACTCGGATCGATCCCACTGCATCTGTTGTTTTACATTGTCAACTTGTAAAACTGGAATAAGTTGTTCCCAATCTTTAACCCAGCGAGAACTGTCATGAGGTGAACACATAACACATTTAATATTGCAGGTATGCCCTAGTCGTAGATCTAAATATACCAGTTCTTCAGGAACGATGCCGTCTTCGGTTGTTTGTCTAATAAGTTCTGGAATATCTACCCCATCTCTGTGCCAAGTTCCAGTTTCCCATATACGTTTGCTAACAACACCCACTTTTTCTTCTTCAAAACATTTGCGGCAACTGTTAGGTATTTCTCCGTTAAGCATTGTGGTGCGCACACTGCGCATGTATTCATTATTCCATGCTTCCATAGGAGTTTCTCGCCCGAAGTTAGCAGGGCGGCCATGTTCCATTCTTACAAGTCCTACTTCATGATCATTGCCTGCTCCACTTGCATTTGCAGAACAGCATAATCTCATATCACCATTCGGACGGGTTGCAAAATGTATCCACGGCAATATACAAAATGAAGGTGTTCCGGCTACACTTTCTATTTCTCTTTGATATTTTCCTAACTCAGTGTCCTTAGGGTTATACCAAAATTTATCTGTCATTTTTCTTTCCTATAATCATGTAACGGTCGTATTTAGGCAGTTGTAATCTATCTGAAAATACAACCCGAAGTTTGGACTTTTGAACAAACTGTACTAAATCTTCACTACAGTTTATATGCTCATTCAAATCAAAATAGTTATTACTTTGTAAAACATAAAGACTGTCATCGTTTTGGTTGTGTAGCCAATCATAATACTGTGGTTGAGTAATATGTTCACAGCTGGTGTTAATGATAACATCAGCAGGTTCAGAGTATTTGCACATATCAGCGGTTACCGCACGAAATCTGCCCGTCATTTCGTATCTCTTGTTAATAGTGTATGCTGTTTCTTCACAGCCGGGGTCTATATCAACACTGGTTATTCTATCTACTTCTATGCCGCTGTTGAAAATAAGGCTGGCTAATACACCGTTCCAGCCACCGTGAATAACAATGTGTTCCCATTTCTGATCTTGAAATTTCTGCAGATTTTCAATCAGCCAAATTTTACTATTAACCTGCCCTTTCCAAAAACTTTCAAGTGTGCGATAACGATCATCGCTGTTACGAATAGCGTCCATCCAAAACAGAACATCTTGTATATCAACTTTCAACGAATTGCTCCTGTAATTTATCGAAACTACCGCATTGTTTTGAACATTCTAACAACGGATCATCTGCCCAAGTTTTTTCAATGCTTTTAAAATAATCAGAGGAAAATATATCTTCAATTGACATTTCTCTAAGGTTAGGAAACTGTTCTATTTTATCCATATAGTCTATCCTGGTATCTTGTATATGTAATTTGTATTGCATATCTAGCCAACAACACGGAGCTATATTTCCGTTTGCTGAAACATAAATTTGTTTTTGTTGTTTAGCCTTACACTTAATACACGGACTTTGATCGGTATAGAATTGTGTTACCTTAGGTATCATGTCTAGACTTTTTTGGGTAGGATAAATTTTATAAGCAGTTTTACCAGCATCGTCTATCACGTGCAACTTATTTTCTTTAAACCTACTGGTGTGTTTTATACTAAAGTATTTGAATCCATACTCTAAACTTAATTGCTTGCAGTTTTCAATCTGATGTTCGTTATGTTTAAACACTAACATGTGCCAATTTGCTTTCCCGCCTGCATCAATGAAAGATTGTGCATTCTTAATAATAGTAGCCCAGTCTGTGTTTATGCGGTAAAGACTGTGTGTATCCTCTAGCCCGTCGATGCCAAAGGTTACTTCAACATCAGCAAGTGCTAATTTGTGCCACCAGTCTTTGGTTCTTGCGCTTCCGTTAGTATGCATGCTCAATTGAATATCCGGATTAATCTCTCTTAAGTATTGAAAAATTTCAAGTGTATCTTGAGCAACAACCGGATCACCTAGATTTCCACACATAAACAGTCGGTCTAAATTTTGAAGAAAATGTACCGGAAACCATTTTTTAAAATCGTCCAGATAAATTTCATCTAGCGTTATTAATGGATTAATAGATCCTCCATTTAAACGGCGAGGACACATAGGACATCTTGCTTGACACTTAGATGTTGTTTCTAAATGTATTTCTTTAATTTCATTTAGTTTATACATGTTTAACCTTAGGTATTTTACTATCTGCACTGCTAACACACGACGGAGTAATACAAACTTTTGAATTAGCAAACAACTCAAATCCGTCTGTCAGTGTTCCTAACGATTCATCGTGACATGAATAGCTTCTTTTTACTTCATTACTTCTAATTATACAGCTTTGATAACCAGAATTACAAGACCAACCTTGGAATTTATTAAAATCAAAAGCGTTAAATCGTTCTGCTTGATCTAAGTAAAACTTATTAGAAAATTTATCTTCTAACTCGATTTGTAATAGAGGTATATCACTCTTATATTTCGATGGAATTTTTTGCGGAAAATTTTCTTGCAGTATCTTTCTCTGATATTCTGTATATCCGCCTACTATATAACTTGCTGTTGGATCGCTTTGAGGCTTTAACGTTACATTGATTCCTCTAGCAAAAAACCGTTGGCATCTTTCATAATATTCGTCAAACAGTTCAGGAACCATAACTTGATTTATAGTTACAAATACTCCTGCATCCATAAGCATAAGACATTTATCACCGAACTCTGTTTCATCTGCATGTTCGGCATGAAAACTTGCTGTTATACTTTTTCTCTGTAATTTATATGTGTCTGTTACAAACTTCTCCCACCATTTTTTTGCAGGAGAAAGGTTTGTGGTCATGTGCAAGCTTTGGTATTCAGGGTCTGCATCTTCAGAATAATGTTTTAGCACTTTATTAAACTGTTTGTATGCAGTGGGCTCACCTCCACTAAAACTAAAGTGAAATTCAGTGAATCCGTTCTTTCTCGCTTGCCGTTTAATTTCGTCAATTCCTTTTAGATAAACATCGAGATCGAAATGATCCGGAGTTGAGCTTCTGGCATATGGCCAGCAGTAACTACAATTGTAGTTGCAGAATCTACCAAGAATCCAACTAACAGTAAATAATGGACGATCTAGCAATGTTCTCTGTCCGACTTTGATTATATCTTCAAAAGGAATTTTTGAAAAATCTGTCATATAAAATCCTTTAGATTTACGTCAGTTCCTATTAACTTGCCGTCAAAAGCTCCCGGTGCATTACTCCATATTAAACTTTCATCTTCTTGATATAAAAGATCGCAGTCTTTACAATAGTCAATTGAATCAAAATTACCTTTGGAATGTGCATCACGCAGTTCTTGATATAATTGTCCGTTCCATATTTCGTCAATTGTTTCAGTTTCAACGTGTCCGAGAACACTTTTTGCTTCGTTAGGAGGACCCATTGTTTGACAACAAGGAACAACAGCACCGTGTAACTTATCTATGCCTCCGGCCCTGATTGTGATATCAGGTGCCCACGGTCTGCCGCAGGTTTTACGCTTTGCCGGATCTCTTAAATATAACGGCTGGTAATTACCACTCCAGTTATGCATTTTCCATATGTACCCGTGTGTACCGGTTTTCTCTATATAGTTTTTTCTATATTGATCAATCTCATAATCTATGTTGTTAGAGTCAAGTATTAAATGATAACTTAAAAGTTTGCAGTGCGAATTAACTATTTTGATATACTCGGAAGTCTCTATGGTGTTTTCTACAATTTTATTAAAGTTGTCTACCGCCATCCAATCTTTATAAGTCTCAGAATTATATCCTACAACACTAAACCTTATCCAATCTATTCCTGCATTAATTACGTCTTCCATAAATTTTCCGTGCAATTTAAAACCGTTGGTATTAATGAACACTTTATAATTTCTTTTTTTACAGATTTCAACGTATCTAGGAAGATCTTTAATCAATGTAGGTTCTCCTGAACCGTGTAGTCCAATTAATGGATTACCGTCTAATTGATCTAAAATATTTTCGAATAATTCGAAAGGCAGTTTTTTAGTCCACTCTTTTCCTCTGCCGGTACTTTGAGGACACATCTGGCAGGTATAATTGCAGCCGCCGACTAATTCTAAGTTAACCCTTTCAAACTTAACCTTTTTCAAATTCGTCACCTTCTTGATTGTTCAACAGGAACCCCAGATATCTTTCATTTAGCTTTTTATGGTTTTTCTTTTTTCCTTTATACAGATTCTGTAAATCAGTGTTTTTTAAAATTTTTGCGTATTCAGTAAACACTTTCATATTTTCTTCTTTTCCAGATTTAGTTATCACAGTATAGCCGCAGTCATCTTTTAAATCTCCCCATTCAGTAGTAGGCAGTTTAATTTCTCCGTTCACAAACGGCCACGTATATACAGGAAAAGTTCCCTGAAGCCATGTGCTGACATCTGTCATTTCTTTAGGCATGTTTTCTAAAATTTGGTTCTTGGTTTCTATTTGGGTTATAATTTTAACTTTGTCATACTGATCTAACCATTCGCGATCCTGCTTTTTAATTGTTAGAAAATGAATATCCGGTTGTCCTATAAATCGCTTGGCAAACGATAAATGCCTTCCAGGATGATACTTAAAGTTTCGTTCTCCGCAGATGTTTGTTAGTATGCTAGAACTATAATTAATGCCACCATGTTTATAAACACTTTGTATGGTTTTTATATATTCATATCCTTTACAGTTCATCCAGAGCTTGTTGTCTACCAAATCGGCTATTTTATGATTTTCCGATTTTAAACAATCGTAAATTTCTGTGTAATCTTTGACAAACTCGTCTAGCTCGTAGTTTATAAAAATTTCAGGAAATTTTCTTTCAGTATCTTTGTATTTTTTAATCCAGCGACTTTGACTTTCTATCTCATTAGGATGGGCTATGAATTCACTCATTGCATTCGGTAACATCTCTACCAAAAAAACATCATAGTTTTTAAAAAATACATTCCAATGAAAATCACTGTTGTATTGCCACGCTCCGGTTCTTTGAGGTTTAATTGCTAACTTTTTGTTAAAATTTTCTCTAGCAATTTGTGAACACAGTTTCCAGAATTTTTTCTGATTATTTTTTAGATATTCTTTTTTTAAAGTATCTACAGAGTTTTGATCTAAACAACTATAAAAAAACTCTTTAAACTTTTTTGATAATTGTTTTTCGTTTTCGATCTTTTTATAGTATTCTTGGTCAATAACATTTATTTGCCAAAAATGTTTATTCGGCTTGTCGTTTTGATTGACCAAGGTAAGTTCGTTTTTTTCAGTAATAGATTGAACATTTTCTGCAAATTCTAATTCTTTCATGCTACCAACCTGTAAAAATATTGCAGGAATTTTTTTCTTATCAGATAGATAATATGCAAGCACCCTAGAAGTTCCGGGATGTATATTTAGGATTTGTTCTCCGTATACAAGAACTGTAATTGGGAGATCTGCCGGGTGGACTGAAAAATAAAAGTGCTTGGCAATTCTATGATCGTAGTGGCCTGAACAAAAGTTATCAATATTCACTTTGTTAAAATTTTGTCCCGCAAAGAAATCAATCTGGCTTTTACAAGCAGGATGATCTAAATTTAATGTTCCTTTCGATATGCTAAACATTTAGATCCAGCAACTTGTGTTTGCAAATATACGTATAAAGCTTATGTGCCCAGTGCCTATGGAACTCCGCAGGTGCATGTTTTGCCCATCTTTTAGACTTATCATAGTAATTATTAAGATAGTATCTCCAGTAAGACTCATCGTGTTGAATTGGTTCATAAAATCTACAAGGATCAAAACACATGCTATATTTTTCTAGCACTTTAGTATCAGCACTATTAACGGCCCAGAAAAATAAAAATGGAAAATTATGTTCTTTCAACCAAGATTGGAACCCTAATATATTAGATAATCGCATTTCAGTCATTTCAGGTTTGTTAACAGAAGAACCCCAAAGTGTACTGTGTATTCTTTCATAATTCCTAACAGGATAATATTTAGGTTCTGGGGGTAAATTTGTTGTTGCATGATAAACTGTGCCTTGACCAGCAAACTGCAACGGCATTCGTTCAACTGATGTCCATCCGACGAGAATAAACGGCTTATCTTTATTATCAATGTATTCTAAACACGCATTGAACGCATTTTTAATTATCCATTGGTTACTCCAACCATTCCCGCATATCTGCTCGACTTTGTAATCTATCATCTTTGAAAGAACAGCGCCATAAGCTAGATCGGGTCTTTCTCCCGACCACGGTTCGTCAATCTCTGCACCGTTGGTATGACTACAACCAAAATTTAAAATTTTACGCATTGCGTTTCCTTTTGGAGATTACAACATCTGCGCCGCAATGGCAGCACAATGAATTACAAATTATTGATTGCTTGAGATCGTTCCAGTCTATTCCTCTCCAATTCTCAACAGTTCCAATTTTTCCTCCGACCAAACAATTTCCTTTTCTGACCTCACCATTTGGGCCAATAAACAAACTATTCTTACCTATATCGCACGAGTAATTGAAAAAGTTTGCCTGACCGTTATTAATATATTTTTGTGCAGTTCCCAACTCTTCTCTAGAACCGTCGGAAAAAATTACATCACCTTTCGTAGGCATTGGCGACCATAATTCAGATTTACTCCATTTTGCATCAAATTTTTGAAAAGGTTCGAAGTTTTTGATATATTCTATTTGGGCTGGCGTATAACTTATGTCAATCAGCTGTTTGTGTGTACTGCCGTACTGATTATCAATATATACTACTTCTACTTTACAGCACTTTAATTTTTTTAGAGTTTCTACAAATTCCACTGTTTGATCCCAGTGTAACGGGTCCATCATAACCCGGACTGTTGTATGGCAATGGTTTGCACATTCCTTAATTTTCTCTAAAAACTCTTTATATTTTTCGTCTTGAAATTCGTAATAAGGATGGAAGCTACAACACGCAAATTTCAAATATTTAAAATTATCTTTTATAAATCTAGTACTTCTTGCGAGATTTGTGGTTATACCTACATACGCTCCGCTATCGTAAATTTTTTTAACCAGCATAGGAAAAAAGGGACTAAGTGTCGGTTCGCCACCACTTAAATTAAATTCAATGTTCTTTCCTCGATAAAATTTAAGTAAATGGGACACAAATGGCTCTATATCTTCCCACTCGTATCTGTAGTTTTTTCCGTTGTGTAAATTTGGAGGACAATATCTACAACTGTAGGTGCAAATATTATTTAATATCCATGTAATCATTACAACATTATCAGTATCTACAGCTACGATCTCTTTTCCTTGTTTCTTATAAGGTTTCTTGAACTCCGGGAAACGAACTCCTGTTTTGTATTCATCGGTTGAAATCAATGTTATATCTTGTAGGTCTGTGTATTTTTTAAAATCAATAAGAGTGTGATCGTTTTTGTAGAGTTTCGCTCTTTGCTCAGGGATCATTTCCCCTAGTTTGATATATCCTTCTTTATTAGCAATAAAGTTGCCGAACTGGAATCCTTTGATTTTTAAATTGTCCCACATTTCTTTATAACCTATTAGATGATCAGGTTTTGTTTCGTCGGACTTTAGATGGATATAAAACTCATCGGACCATGTTTGTTGCGGAACAATTGCATTTCTGGCCACAGCATCTTCGTCATTATCTAATATTATGTGTTGAAGATTTTTTCCGAGAGTATTGTAACCAAGACAGAAATCTCCGAAATTCAGAAAAGGAGTTATTGTTAAATAATCGTCTCTTTCTAGAATATGGTCTGTTCTTTTATTGAAACTGCCGAGAACAATTGCTCCTGGAGAACGTCTTTCGTCGGCAAATTCCGATTTATGAATGAGTTCATTTAATTTGATAAACGAAAAATGCATATCTTCGTTAAATGATCTACCAGGCCAGACCATTGCTTCCGGGTCGTTTACGGAAATCTTTTTGTATGCGCTATCCCACCATCTTTTTTCTAAATGTTCATTTAGTCTTTTACCGTAAATTTCATAACATTCGTGTAGATAGTTTAACGATTCTTCGGTTAGATTGTTTATAGATTCTAAAGGTCTGTCATAAAAGTTATTAATTTTTTCTATACACTCGTTAATATCATCCAATAGGCTACGATTGTAAGACCTTAGAAATACATTTTTTTCTCTGAAGCTATGCGGTCCTGATTTTAGTTGTTTAAAATTATGAATCCATTTGTTTGTGATAGAAATGTCATAAAGCCTGAAGTAAAGATCTAAGTAGTCGCCGGATTCGGGTTCGACTAATGTTACTCTGGCAATTTCTTTTTTGTATCTTTGCATTTCTATCCTTAATACTCTAAACTTTTATCTGTAGTAGCATATATTTCCGCAATGGGTCTCAGTGTTTCTGCTATTAATCTATGCCCTGCATCGTTAGGATGATAACATTCTGCAAGGTATTTTGTATGCTGAACATATTTTTCTTTATGATGATTTTTGATATCTTTGAACTTTGCCTCGCTCAAATATCTCAACATACATATATCCATAAGGGTGTTATTGTTTTTTTGAAAATTTATCCAACACGGGAAATTGATATTCTTTTCTAGCAGATATTTTATGTCTGTCTGGCTTGAATAATCATGAAACGCTTGTATCATGCAGTGTCGGATTCCTTGTAATTTCAGTATCATGTGTGTACTAAGTATACTAGATTCTGTATCATAAATCAACTGTTTATAATCAACAACATTGTTATCAGGAGTTTTATAATATTCGTTGTCCCATAATGCTGTTCTAGTCAAACTAGACCATCCAATAAATACAAAATCGTTCTTGCTGATTTTCTTTTCAAGTAAACATTTATAAATCTTAGATGCTATCTGTCTATTACCACAACCGTTGTCGGCTAAATTTGAATAATCAGTAAATATTTTACTAGACTGAAACATTTTGTTTACAAAACTGTTTTGATGAGATTCTTCTTGTGTGTATCTTTTAGGTAATTTTATAAGGCCATTTGTAAAACTATCACCGAAAGCTACTATTCTCATTGGACACCTTTGCGAACAAAGTATTTAATCAGGAGTTAGTTGACTGAACTGTAAAAAGGCTATAATATAGTATGTGGTCGTGAGCAAATTTTTGGCAAAGCTCCAAAATTCCTACACTGTAGGATGCGGGACGGTATCGAAGGTGTAGCCTCAGATACTTGTAGGTTCGAACCCTACCGACCACACCATACAAGAGGTAGAACATGAACGACGATGATAATACAATAACACTGGATGTGTCAGGAATACAATATACAACAGACACGTTTGCTGTAGACTCGGTTGATACCATTACGGTGTCCGACGACTACAGTTTTGATTTCAGCAACATCGATTTCAACACTTTCAATCCAGGTATTGATGTAAGTCAAGGTGATATCAAGATCCACAACGACGGTGATATCAAAATGGGAGAGCAAAGCCTTAAGGAGTTTATGGCTCGGGTAGAAGAAAGATTGAACATACTGCAACCTAGTCCGGAATTAGAAGAAAAATGGAACCAACTTAAAAAAATTGGAGACGAATATCGTAAGCTCGAACAAGAACTTTTACAAAAAGAAAAAGTTTGGGACGCATTAAACCGTGAATAGTTTTGATAAAATAAAAGTTTTTGATGACGCTGTTCCCGAATATCTCCAAAACTATTTTTGTATGCAGGTTTTTGGAAGATCCGACGAAGGGGAAATTTTTCCTACAATAGATTTTAAGGTAAAATATGAATCAACCGGAAAAGAAGAAGATCGCGATCCTATAAGCTTCACCCATGTTTTGAAGTCAAGCACACAACAATCCCAGCATCTTGAAAATTTTTCAATATTGCCTAGAATCGCTTGCAATAAAATTAATAAATCATTACAACAAATAATCCTAGGAAGAATTTTCCTTATAATGCCATATGAAACCGAAAGAACGACAATGGATCCTCATACAGATTTTGACTTCGATCATACAGTTGTGTTATACTATGTGAATGATTCCGAAGGTGACACAGTGTTTTATAACAAAAAAGAACAAATTATAAAAACAGTCTCTCCTAAAAAAGGAAGATTGGTAATTTTTGACGGATTAACATTACATAGTGGAGGTATACCTATAAAAAACCCTAGGTGCGCTGTGAATTTTGATATTATAACGGAGAAATAATGAACGTACAACAATACATAGACTACATCAGACAATGGCATCACGATCGTAATTTAATTGACGGTGCTACTGATAAAGATCAATACATGAAACTGATTCAAGAAGCAGGCGAACTATCTGATAATATCTGTAAAGGCAAAGATATCAAAGATGATATAGGCGACATGATGGTTGTTTTGATTAACATTGCCGAAAGAAACAATCTTTCTATTGCAGAATGCCTTGACTGTGCATGGAATGATATCAAAGATCGAAAGGGAAAAATGATAGACGGCGTATTTGTAAAGGAGGCAGATCTTGAAAGTTAAATTAGTAAGTTATTCACAACCCAGCAAAGAATTTTTACAAGAAGGAATAGATGATGTACAGGATCTTATTGCCTACGCGGCTCGAGTATCTAATCCATCAAATCAGAATAATTCAGAGACCTCTGCTCGCCTACTCAACTACTTGGCAAAACATAAACATTGGTCGCCGTTTGAAATGGTGTCTGCTTGCCTAGAGATTGAGACAACTCGTGATATTGCTAGACAGATTCTACGACATCGCAGTTTCAGTTTCCAAGAGTTCAGCCAACGGTATGCTGATCCGACAAAGGACCTAGACTTTGAAATTCGAGAAGCTCGATTGCAAGACAAGCAAAACCGTCAGAACTCAATCGAATTAGACGAAGACAGTCGATACGATACAGAATTAAAAACAGAATGGGCGTTAGCACAAGAGCGTGTTATCATCGAAGCTCGCCGGGCGTATAAATGGGCAATTGAAAATGGTATTGCCAAAGAACAAGCTCGCGCTGTTCTTCCTGAAGGGTTAACTGTTAGTCGAATGTACATGAACGGTACACTGCGTAGTTGGATCCACTATATTGAATTACGTGCGGCTAATGGCACACAAAAAGAACACATGGAAATTGCCAACGCAGTTGCACAGGTCATTACAGAAATCTTTCCGTTGGCCGAGGAGTATATTGATAATGTCTGATCAAGATTATTTTAAACTTAGAGAAATGATCCGTAAATTGCAACAAAAAGTTGTAAAACTTGAAGAACAAGTACAGAATCTTCAAATGAACAATAAAGATGAAACTGTAGATATATCCGAATTGCAGGAAAAAACATGACGCCTCAGGAAATTTTTGAATACAAAAATCGCTGGAAACCACATGCATATCAGGTTGACATTCACAGTGACTTGGACATACAATGTAAAGATTGGTGCAGGAAACACTGCGAAAGGTGGCAGTGGAGCATGGAATCTTATACGGATGTTTATCAACACACATTTTATTTTGAAAATGATTTACACGGCAAAGAATTCTGTGTAGAATTTAAAGACTGGATACAATCAAATGAAAGTAAAGATTAAAAAATATCCAACCTGGTTTGGGCCATATCAGTTAATGGAAAAGATTTTCTTCTGGGCAAAAACCGAAGATGAATATGGATTGCCAGATAGTCCAGAGTGGGTCCACAATGCCGGAGAATGGTATGCGGATACTTGGTTGGGCCGCGGTCATATATGGTTGGCTCAACAGTATCAAAGTTGGCAGGACCGTCGCCGTGTAAACGTAAAACTTGATCCGTGGGATACTTGGAACGCTGACGACACACTGGCACACATCGTATTGCCAATGCTGATAGATCTCAAACGCAATAAGCAGGGTGCTCCCAATGTTGATCCAGAAGATGTGCCAGAAAATCTGCGACCGGGCAAACTGGAAGTAGAACAGTATAAGACAGATGGCACCACCGATGCGCTGTTCTTCAAGCGTTGGGATTGGGTATTAGACGAAATGATTTGGGCGTTCTCAGAACACACAAAAGATTATGACGAAGCAGAAGGCAAGTTCTGGAGTGGTACACACGATATAGAGTGGACACCTGTTGACGAAGACAGTAATGAAGTTGCTGAAGAAGATGCCAAATACTTTCGAATGGATCGCGGCCCTAACGATACCAGCGAGTGGGATCGCGAAGGTTGGCAAGCCTACATGGATCGCAAGCAGAACGGTTTCCGCTTGTTTGGCAAATACTACACATCGTTGTGGAGTTAACAATGAACGATCTTAAATTTACTACTGCGGGAGATTATATGAAAACGGTAAAAGGTTTTCGTGCCTGGTTGAATAACAAGTGGTTAGAGCATAAAAGTGAAGTATACGATTACACAGGTAAGCCTTGTGACTACGATCTAGGAATTTATTTTAACAAATACAAATGGTGGCTACGCCGCGTCTATAAAGAGGAAATAAAAAATGGCAACTGATCAAGAAAAAGAAGAACTGGTAGACGCAATCAAGCGTCCGGATCGATACTATCGTATTTCGATTAGTGGGTATGGCGGCGAAGGAGCCTACATGAGTATCAGCAAGGAAGCACATGACTTTTGGAAGGCTGTAAAAGAAGAAAACGGTGACGGCGATCTCGTACACTATATGGTAAGTGCTGAAGATGGTGACTTCGACTTTGATGAAATTGAAGATGTTCCACCTGAAGCAGATTTCCTAAAATGGGAAGATGGCGATGAAGTTCTCCACAGTCCTTGGTACGAAGCTCCTACAGAATTTGAGCATACATATGGTGTAAATTATGATTACGCATACATCACCGTAGAAGAAGTAGAGGACGACGAATATGGCGGGTCGGTACTAGAAGAAGTCATTGCCAATGAGGATCTACAAGAGCTTGTCGATCGTGTGTACGAAGAAAGCGGTGAGGAATACACTGAGATCAACGAATACAGTTGTTGCGACGAACACCCTGAAGCAGAATACATCGCTCAAATGTATTCATCAGAAAAAGGATGTTTCTTCGAAGGTGTTGTACATACTACAGGTGCTTTTGATCCACGCAAACTAAAGATCTATGTAGTTGAATACCTTAACGGAGAAGACACTGTGACTTCTATCGAATACGACGGCGAAGAAGTTGACAACTGGGGTGGAGACACCAACGGTAAAGGATACTTCGCCGATGTCTGGAAAAACTAATCTACAACGATATCTCAATCGCTGTGAACGCAGTGGCGAGGACCCTAATCCGGATCACATAAAAATGTATGAAGGGTTTGACAATCTACACCAGCATCGTTTTGATAACGACGCTCAGCGTGAAAACAATCTCGAGTGGGATATAATGACCGCAGAATGGTTCACCGACAAGGTGCAGACTTCTACGTTATATGCACAGAATCTATATGCGGCTTTTTGTAATAACGAATTTCAAAAATTAGATGTAATTCCTATCTTAAAAAATCAAACATGGAGTTGTTCGTGGCGCAGTGCAGGAGGCATTGTCGCAGAGATTAGAGGCGAGGGCGACTATATAGATTGGTATTGCTCAGGAATAATGAGTGATCCGGTAGAAGACGGTGGCACAAAGATCGGTTATGTTGCCGAAAGTGTAGTCACTGACGAAATTCGAGAAGATCTAAAGAAAATTGGCTGGATAGTGGTTGACAACGAAGATCAATGACACTATTATAATAGAACGTTGACAACAAAGGGGGTTTTATGTCAGACGCAAATATTCGACAAGTTGGTCCTAAAGCTACAATGAAAGCAATTCATTTTGCAATTAAAGTTCGCCGTCCAGTGTTCCTTTGGGGACCGCCGGGCATTGGCAAGTCAGAGATTGTGGCACAAATCGGTGATAATACCGGGCGTGAAGTAATCGATGTTCGCCTTGCACTTTGGGAGCCAACAGACATCAAAGGTATTCCATACTTTGATTCAAACGCAAACACAATGACTTGGGCTCCGCCTGCGGAACTTCCTACTGATCCGAATAGCACTGCTATTATTTTCTTAGACGAGTTAAACTCAGCGCCACCTGCTGTACAAGCGGCGGCATATCAGCTGATCCTTAACCGCCGAGTTGGCACATATAAACTGCCCGACGGAGTTGACATTGTTGCGGCAGGCAACCGCGATGGCGATAAAGGCGTAACATTCCGCATGCCAGCACCGTTGGCTAACCGATTCGTTCACGTTGAAATGAAAGTGGATTTTGAAGATTGGCAGGATTGGGCTACTCTAAATAATGTTCATCCAGAAGTTGTTGGTTATGTAGGTTTTGCTAAACAAGACCTGTACGACTTCGATCCAAAAGGTTCTAGCAAGAGTTTTGCTACACCACGTTCGTGGAGCTTTGTCAGCGATCTTCTGCAAGATGAAGAAGTTGACAACGAAACACTAACTACGTTAGTTTCAGGTGCGATCGGAGACGGACTTGCTGTGAAGTTTATGGCGCATCGAAAAGTCGCCAGCAAGCTACCAAAGCCGGATGATATCCTGGACGGAAAAACCAAAGACTTAAAAGTTAGTGAAATTTCTGCAATGTATTCGCTAACGGTATCTTTGTGCTACGAGCTTAAAGATCGTGCAGATAAAGAAGTTAAAGGCTGGAATGACATGGCTGATAACTTCTTCCGTTATATGATGGATAACTTTCCTACAGAACTTGTGGTAATGGGGGCAAAAACTGCACTCACTAACTATAATTTGCCGCTCGACGCATCGAAGTTAAAAAGCTTTGACGAGTTCCACGAGCGTTTTGGCAAGTATGTCTTGAGCGCAATGGAGTAAACCCCCTGCTCCTTGCTCAAGTGGCGGGCATCGCGCCCGCCATTCTTTTGATTGACAAATATAAACAGCGAATATATACTATATGTATAGTGTGAAATTAGGGGGAATTCATGCAAGATCCTATCATTGAAAAACTTACAACTGCTCGCGTTGGTCTTTTATTAAAAGCTCCATTTTTTGGTAATATGGCAACACGGATGAAGCTGATTGAAAGTTCCGATTGGTGTCCGACTGCCGCTACAGACGGTCGTAATTTTTATTATAGTACAGAGTTTGTCGAAAAACTATCTGTAAAAAAATTAGAATTCCTATTTGGTCACGAAATTTGTCATTGCATTTTTGATCATATTTCGCGTGTAGGATCACGTGATCGTATGTTAAGCAATATTGCACAAGATTACGCTGTGAATCAAATTCTTGTAGATGAAAAAATCGGAGACAAAATCACCGAAGTTGAAATCTGCCAAGATCATAAATATCGCGGCTGGGCTTGGGAAGAAATCTACGACGATCTATTCGAACAAGCTGAAAAAATTTCAATGGAAGAACTGTTAGAGCAGTTAGGAGATGTCCTGGACGAACACCTTAAAGAAGGTGAAACAGAAAGTGATAACGGTAAAGGAAAAAATGAAGGAAAAGACGGTAAGGGTCGCCCAGCAATTTCTAAAGAAGAAGCGCAACAAATCCGCGATGAAATCAAGGAAGCAATGATTCAAAGTGCTCAGGCGGCAGGTGCTGGAAAAGTACCTGGACAAATTCAGCGCATGATTAAAGATCTAACTGAACCGAAAATGGATTGGCGTGAAGTGTTACGTATGAATATTCAAAGCATTATTCGCAACGACTATTCTTTCAGTTTTCCTAATCGGAAAAGTTGGCACACTGGTGCAATTTTACCAGGCATGCGAAACGACGAAACTATCGACGTTTGTGTTGCTATTGATATGTCAGGTTCCATTTCAGATGCGGATGCTACCACATTCTTGTCAGAGATCAAAGGCATCATGGATCAGTATGAAGACTATAAAGTTGACATCTGGTGCTTCGACACCGAAGTGTACAATCATCAGAGTTTCAGCCACGATGACGGTGACGACATGTTGAACTACGAACCTATGGGCGGTGGCGGCACCGACTTCATGGTAAATTGGGAATACATGAAAGAAAATGACATCCAGCCTAAGAAGCTGATTATGTTCACTGACGGATACCCGTGGGGAGAGTGGGGTGACGAAGACTATTGCGATACACTGTTTATTGTAAAAGGCAACGAACATGCACAGTCGCCTTTCGGACAAACAGTTATCTACGAGCGAGACGTTGAAGCTAAAGCGGCTTAAAATATATTCGGCAAGAAGGTAGGAGTTAGTATGCTAAAAAATATTTCCAGCCGTTTAGAAAGCAGAACGCAATGAATCTTTTAGTAAATGGGTGTTCTCATACCGCCGGCGATTACGAAAACGATTGGTTTCGATCTAGTAAACTAAAAAGATCTTGGGCATCAAAACTAGGAAATATTCTTAACGCAAAAAAGGTTATTAATTTAAGTCTTGGCGGAGCCAGTAATAAAAGAATTATCCGAACAACACTAGAATATCTTATAAACAATCCTAAATTTTCAGGTCCTGTTATTATTGCTTGGACTACACACACTAGAAACGAATTTACCTGGCATCACAGTTTCTTTGATAGAACACCAAAAGGTCTTCTGGGAGGTGGTGTGTCTGGCACCGAGAAAAAATTCGGACATTGGGTATTGGCTACGAACCCGCACGATGGGGACACACAACAGAAATCACTCAAAGACTTCATGACGCTGTATTACAAATATTCCCATTGTTACGATTTTGAAAAAGAAATATTTCAACAGCAATTAATTATGTTTGAAAGTTTTTTAAAAGATCGCGGCATTGATTATTACTTCTTTTGTGCGTTAGATAACATTAATTTCGAATCAACATACGGAAAACAACTAAACAATCGCCGTTGGATTTCTTTTGGGGACGATCAAAACTCTTGCGACTTTTTAGAAAGTAACGGATTCAACAAAGGATATTGCAAACATTTTAATCACGACGGACAATTGTTTTTGGCTCAATATCTTGCCGATCATATAGAGTCTAATTCTGTTTTGGTTGACAAATACTCCCATAGAAGTTAACATAATAAAAGTTAGGTTAACCATTGGAGCGAACAATGTCACAAACTTTTCCAACACTCGAAGCACTGGCTGTAGCAATCGCCGCTGATCGCGTCAACGGTGGCTATGTTAAGCATCCCGAGTATGGCGACGCCTCTGAACATAAATTATTACGCAGAGCAAACAAGTATATGGTTATGGATCACTGTCGTGGCGTTGATCCACTCACAGTCACTGATACTGATCGTACCACCGCTAAAGAAATGCTCACACACTTCCGCGGCTATGTAATGCTTCAGCTTGCGGGCAAACTCAACGACTTTCAGCAAACTGTGTTGACAGTTATTTCCAACGATGAAATCTCATACAGAACACAATACGAATGCAGTATTGTTAGTTGTCTTCCTAAAGTTTATCGCGTGGATCAAGAGAAGCGTGAGATTGACCAGAAGAAGCGAGCGTCTACTGTAGTTGAAACAGACAACTTCCGCGGAGAGATTATTGTCGAAGCCTGTCGCTATTCAGTTTACTATGACAAGTTCCGCATTACGGCTCGCACAGAAAACAAGATCATGGACTTTTGGTATCGCGAAAGTCTAGAGAACGGCATGCCGTATTCTGTTAAGGGCAAAGTCAAAAATCGACGAGCAGATGGTACTACTCAACTAAATTATGTCAAAGTACTTGACTAATATTATTCTTCCAAGTATAAATGCTATATAGTTTTTAAACAGGAATAGAAATGACCACTAAGACACGCCCCAAAAAACAAACTACATCGTTGCCTAAGTTTCAGAACGCACTAGAACTAAGCGGTGAAGAATATAATCGTGTAAGACAACAAGCATTGGATTATTATCGTATTGAGAAAAAAGCTTCCGATCTCATGCCTGATGTATACGACTGGATGAAAGACAATGGGTACACCAAGGAAGATATTAAAGCGGTTCGTAGCCAAGGCACAGACGGACTTCATTATGCGGGTGTGTTAGCAAAATGCTTAAATGTGGGAATGCCTGATATTCATCCTGGTCACAAAGAATATTGGGAAGCACTCGACGGCACTAATGGAACAGTAAAACCAGTAAGCGAAAGTCTAAAGAATTTAGTCGACGCGGCTATTGCAAAAGGTGAGAAAATTATAGAAGCTGAAGAAGCAAAGCCAGAAGCACCTGTAAAAACTATTCAGCAACGCACTTGGGAAACTGCTGTCAGTATGAATTATGGGTTAGATACTGAAGCAGAAAAACTGTTTGCAGATCCTGAAAATTATGACGTAAAGAAGTTTTCTGCGAAAACTATACTAACAAAAGCAGAAGCCAAGGCGGGTCATGCAAGACTAATCAAAGATATGCACCTTCCCGAGTTGGAAGAAATGCGAGAAGTGCTTGCAGGTGCCGACGAACAGTTAAAAGAAGCATATGCACATTTAAGCAAAAAAGCAATCAAAAACATTATTGCGTTTTATGAAGAAATAGATTCTGCATGTACTATGCTACAAGAATCTCAGAAGGCACAACGCAAGCCAAAAGCCCGTAGATCTAAACCTGCAGAAAAAATTGTAGAAAAGCTAAAGTATATGAAGGAACACGCTCCGCTTAAATTGGTATCCGTAGACCCTGTAAAAGTGCTTACAGCGAATGAACTATGGGTCTACAATACAAAGACACGTAAACTTGGAAAATATGTCGTAGACGACCCTTACAATACGGGAGCAAAGTTAGGTGTTAAAGGAACCAGTATTACAAACTTTAGCGAAACACTGAGTATACAAAAAACTCTGCGTAAACCCGAAGAGAAACTTGCAGAATTTAAATCAGCAGGTAAGGTAGCACTTCGTAAGTTTATGGATGATATCAATGCTGTGGACATCAAGCTTACTGGCAGATTAAATGAGGACACAATTCTTCTCAAAGTCTTATAAATAAGAGTATGAGCAAAGAAACTCCTAATCCGATTGATATTATATCCCAGGCACTCACTGAGCTTAGTGTCAACAAAGAAGCCACAGATGTAGTTTGGTCAGATCTTAATCATCTTGAATTCAAAAGCAAGAAGAAACAACCTAACTACGGAAAAGGTTTATTGTTTAGTGGCGACGGTTATACTAAACAGTTAGTTTTATCTGCAAAACCTGACAGATTCTTCAGTACAGAAAACTTAGATCTAGCAAAAGATCGACACTACAGCATTAATAATGTTCCTGTTGTTACAGAAGATAGCTTAGGAAATAGCATTACCAAAAGTAATCTAAGAGAACTAGGAAGATTAAAAGGACTCACAGTCGACGGCGGGTTAAACATCAATCAATATTTGTTTTACAATGCATCCGTTGACAGATTAGGACTAGGCACAGACGAACCGAACGCGGCTCTTTCTATTGCAGAAATGGGCGTGGAAGTTATGTTAGGTACTTCCGAAGATCTATCAGGAATGGTAGGTACATTTGCCAGTTCGGATTTTCATATTGTAACAGACGACACTCCGCGAATTTCTGTTTCAGCAAACGGTGATATTCAGCTAGGAAATGTTAACACTAATCCTATCAAGGTTAACCTAAACGGAAAACTTGCTATTGGTGTTAAAAATTCAGACCCAGATGTTGATCTTCACGTTAACGGTCCTGTTAGAATTCATAATCATTTACACAAATATGCTGAAGCACCACCTAAGACAGGAACGCACACAGTCGGAGACATTATCTGGAATGCAAATCCAAGTGTAGGAAGAAATGTCGGATGGGTTTGCCTACGAGCTGGAACTCCTGGAAGCTGGTATCCGTTCGGGGAAATTAAAGAAAGAGGATAGTGTGAATCAAATTCTTGTAGCCGGAAACGGCGAAAGTCGCGCAGGTATCCTTTTATCAGATTTAAACTTCGAAACCATAATAGGCTGTAATGCAATATTCAGATACGATTATGTAGACCATCTAGTTTGCTGTGACAAAAGAATGGTCGAAGAAGCTATCGATCATTTAAATGCAGAACACAGTAAAATTTATGTCAGAGACCGATGGTATCATTATTACAGAAAAGTAATGAAAGACAAAAGAATACATACTGTACCAGATGTTCCTTATACTCCTTCAAAACGTCCAGACGATCCGTTTCACTGGGGTAGTGGGCCTTATGCAGTGTTATTAGCGGCACAAGAAGAAATAAATGCAGATGAAATATTTTTGTTAGGGTTTGATCTTTACAGTAATAGAGGCAAAGTTAACAATCTATTCAAAGGAACCAAAAATTATGCAGATCCAGGTTCTAGACCGGTTGATCCTAGCTACTGGACTTATCAAATATCAAAAGTAATCAAACTGTACAAATCTAAAAAATTTATTATAGTCAATCACCCTCGTTGGAATATGCCAAAAGAATGGCAGTTTCGCAACAGCGAGTTTATGCCTATACAAGATTTTAATAATACCTATTGCAAATATGTTAAATATGCTTTATAATTAACGTAGAGGTCTTAGGCGTCATCCCTCATTAAATATTCTGCCGCCTGTCAAACTTACTCACCAGGAGGCAAGAGATGGGTATAAAAGTAAAAGCAACTAAAGTATTTAAAAATTTACCATGTGGCCATGCACAATGGTTTGATACAAACGAAGACGGTACACCCGGACACTGTGCTCAGGTACACGGTTACGATCGTTCAGTGGAATTTACATTCGCAGGCGACATTGACAAGCATGGATGGATTGTTCCGTTCGGCGGGTTAAAGCCTGTGAAAGAATTTTTGGAATACTACTTCGATCATGTAACTGTATTACCAGCAGATGATCCAAGATTAAATAATATTCCAGATTCGCTAACAGACACCGGAGGATTGTTAGGAACACTTCGAGTGTTACCTAGCGGAGTAAGTATGGAAATGAGCAGTTTGTTTATTTGGGAACATGTTAATCATTATATCTACAAACTTACACAAGGTCGCTGTTATGTAGAACGTGTTCGCGTGTATGAGCACGAACGCAACGATGCAATGGTAGAAGTAGATGAAGACACCGCTAAGACCGATGCCCAACGTAAAATGCCAAGTGAACAAACACTTCCGATGAAATCTCGTTGGGATTGGGAAGCACCCGAAGAAGCATTAAAGAGATTACAAATTTAATGATAAATGTTATCTGTGTTAGAATAGGATCGTTATACGGTATAGAATATGTAGAACGATTAAGAAATATGGTTTCGAGAAATATCACCGGACCGTATAAATTTTATTGTATTACCGACGATCCTACTCCGATTGAAGGTGTTGAACTTTTAATTTTAGAAAATCAAAAATATAAAAAAGCGTGGTGGCATAAAGTACATTTATTTGATAAAAATCTAGGTCTAGAAGGTAGAATGTTATACTTTGACCTGGACGTGGTCATAGTCGGAGCACTTACCAGACTCTATGACAACTGCGGAGACAGATTTTATGGTATTCGCGATTTCAATCGAAAGTTTAATCCTAAATGGAATGTACTCAATAGCAGTATTATGAGCTGGATGGCTGGTCATCATAACCATATCTTTGATAATTTTATAAGAGACAAGAAACAAGCACAGAGATTACACGGAGATCAAGATTGGATATGGCAGGTTGCAAAAAATCAAATCTGTTTTTGGCCGGATCAATGGATCCAGAGCTACAAATGGGAAGTTAGAGATCGCAGTGAATTGCTGTATAAAGCGAATAAACGTTCTTTTAAAACTGTTAGAGATGATGTCCAACCACACAAACACTGTGCTGTACTGGTATTTCACGGTGAGCCTAAACCACACGAAGTTAAAGATAAAATTGTAATCGAAAACTGGCATTGAAATGTATATTTTACAGAACTCCTACACAAAATTTGATTTACCGTGGCCGATGATTCTTATAGAAAATGTACTTCCGCAAGTAGTAGCCGACACAATGAGAGATAATTTTCCAGTAAAAGGCGGAAAGTTAAAAAATCCAGATCTTAATGGTGTTTTCAAAGAGTTTTACGATGTAAACTACGTTCAACGAGAGAAAGAACTGATTACAACTTTAGATATTATTTTTAACGACAAATACGAAAAGTCCACAAGGTTGAATCATATTGCATTTAGAGATTATGTTGATCACGAGATGCGACTGGCAAGAGATTGGCATACCGATCTTCCTGAAAAAAAGTATCATATGATGCTTTACTTAGGTCAGAAACCCGGTGGCTACTTTGAAGCAAGAAACAACGAAGGAATAACGTTATCGTTTCCGTATAAACATAACAGACTAATATGCTGGCGTAATACTTCCGATACTGAACATCGATGGTTTAGTGTAAACGGTAGCAGAAAAACAATAGGAATAGGGGTTAGTTATGTTGACAACCCTGTTTTTTCAATGTAAACTAATGTTATGGCTATGAAAAAACGTATTGGTTTTGCATGCAAATACATGCACCTTGATCAAGATCAGAAAAAGAAAGTGCTAGAAGAAATTCAGCGTCCACTCAATACTCGATGCACAACTGTTGCATGGCTTAATCGTCAAACTCAAGAAGATGCAGAACAACGTCTTTGGGAGTTGATGGAGCATAACATTCAAAGTTATTACAATCTGATAGAATATGTAGGAGGTTTGCCCGATGGGCTTAGAATGGTTCGGCTGGGGAGTGATTGCCTTCCTGTTTATACTGAACGCAGTTGGAGCTACTTTTGGAAGCGTAGCGACGTGCGCGACTATTGCGAACGAGCGTTTGCAAGGGTTGGGGATCTTGCTCGCGATCTTGACGTGCGTCTATCTTTTCACCCTGGTCAGTTTACTGTACTTAGTAGCGAAAGTGAAGATATAGTAAATAGAAGTATCGAGGAGTTTGAATATCATGCTGATATGGCACGATGGATGGGCTACGGTCGATCGTTTCAAGACTTTAAATGCAATGTACACATATCGGGTAGAAAAGGGCCACAAGGTATCAAAGAAGTCCTCCCAAGACTCTCGTCAGAAGCACGAAACATTATCACAATCGAAAACGACGAAATGTGCTGGGGAACAGACGCCAGCCTCGAACTTGCCGACGACCTTGCCCTCGTGCTGGATATACATCATGAATGGGTCCGTGAAGGACATTACATTACACCCGAATCAGATCAATATAAGCGTATAATAGACAGCTGGCGCGGTGTTCGTCCTGTAATTCATTACTCATTAAGCAGAGAAGATTTACTTAATCTTCATCCTACTGATAAAAAGCCAGATATGTCAGAACTGTTAGAATGGGGATATAAAAAGCAAAAACTCCGTGCCCACTCAGACTATATGTGGAATACAGCCTGTAATGCGTGGGCAAAGGAGTTTTGGGAATACTCAGACATTATGGTGGAAGCAAAGATGAAAAACTTAGCGAGCGCGAAGCTCTACGAAGAATTTACTTCGCAAGCTTCAACACTTCCTCAACAAGATCTGCCTTCTTCTTACGCTTGTCAAGATCAACTTTATGTTCCTTCTTAGCGTAAGCTTCTAACTCGTCTTTGGTCATTTTGTTAAGATCGGTTTTTGTAATACCGGCTTTCTTACGACCACGCTTTTTAGGCTGTTCTTGTTTTGTCTGTGCAGGTTTTGCTTTTGGTTCTTCAATGGTAGGAGTGACTTTGGGTTTGTCAATGCCTACCCTGCTTTCGCTTTCTGGTTTAGTATAGAGCGATGATTCTTCTGAACCGAAAAGTTTCTTTAAAAATCCAAACATGTTTTATTCTCCTTAAGGACAAATATTTACAATAAATATAGGCACAGGAGAAACAAAATGGTTAAATCATGGATTACATCACGCCTTAAAGAAAGAACTACCTGGGACGGTGCAGGACTAATCGTTATGGGTCTAGTTGCTATTTTTGCGGCTAACCTTGCTAAATTTGCAGGTCTAATTGCTGTAGTTTACGGTGCTTGGACTCTTTGGAAAAAAGAAGCATAACAGGTATAAGATCGAACATTTCAGGTAAATATTTTTTGTATGTTAAAGTACAAAAACAATCACAAAGAATATAAGCCCCGTTGGTAGTAAATGCCAGTGGGGTTTTTTCTTTTTTACCCTGGGAGAAACTATGTCTAGAAAAAATAAAAAAGAGTCATTCGCTATTGAACTAAACAGCAGTGCGGCATTTCATATACAACCTAAAAATTCTACGCAACAATATCTGCTGGATAGTATTGAACACAGTGTAATGACTGTGTGTATCGGGCCGGCTGGCACAGGTAAAACTTTTTGTTCAGGAATGAAAACTGCGCAACTGTACCTAAAAGGACAATATAGCAAAATTATTATCACTCGTCCTAATATTTCTACTGGTAAGTCACTTGGATATTTTCCAGGAACAGTTGAAGAAAAGCTAGAACCGTGGCTCAAACCAATAACTTCTGTTCTTGAAGAAGCAATGGGTAAGGGTAGATTTGAATGTGATTTGCGACAAAGAAGAATTGTTATTCAACCTCTTGAAACAATACGAGGAAACAGTTTTGAAAACTCTATTATTTTAGTCGACGAAGCTCAAAACTTAGATTTAGAAGAATTAAAAGCACTTACTACACGCATAGGAGAAAACGCAAAACTGGTTCTTATGGGAGATCCAAATCAATCAGATGTAAAAAACGGTATGGCACTAACAAGATTTGTTGACATGTGTGTTAAACACGGAATTTCATGTCCTATTGTGAGATTTACACTAGACGATGTTGTAAGATCGGATATCGTTAAACAATTATTAACCATGTTCTACAAAGAAAATGTTTGATTAATTATTAGTATTTTGATACGGGAATGTCAGCACTGGCTGGCATATCCCATATCTGCTTTCTTTCTAGACCTTTGCGCCTTGCAAACTTTTTTGCATCGCAATTAGAACAGACATGAAAGTAATTATTGTTTAATCGTTTCCTGTCCATGTGTTTTAGGTCTCGTTGAAAATCACTGCCGCAGTTGTCACAAACCAGAAAGGCCACTGTTTTTTTTCTCGAATAACTGTGTTCTTTACCTAATTTACTAATTCTGACATGTTCTGTAACTATATTTTCAGATTTTAAATACATAAACTTATTTAACATTCGGCTTTTAAAATTTTCAAATAAATACTTCATATAAAACAGGATTGGCCATGGCAAGAAAAATTATTGATATCGGTACGGTCGGCAACGACGGAACAGGCGATAGCATTCGTGAATCGTTTCGTAAGGTAAATGATAACTTTAGAGAATTATACAGTTCGTTAGGTCTAGGAGAAAGACTTACATTCGTTGGTCTAAGCGATACTCCGGATACATTTGTAGGATTCGAAAATACTGTGTTAAGTGTTAACAGCACCGAAGACGGTGTTGTGTTTAAGGCACTCGATCCGGGTGTAGGTATCACGTTAGATCAAACCACCGATCCTACAAAAATCACCATAAATTCAGAGTTTTCGGCGGTATCAGGAGATCCCGACCCGCAACTAGGCGGGGATTTAAGTGCGCAGTCCGGTGCGAGGCAGTATAGAATTATTGACTTAGGCGATGACGATACTCCGCTGGTTCCGCAATACGAACATGAAGCAATCAATAAAGCGTATGCAGATAGAAAAATAAGTCTTGCGGGTATTGATACTATCGATCCTATTACCGGGCAAACCGATCCGGCAGCTGGAGTCATGACTGGGCCTTTGGTCTTATCTAGAAGTCCAATCGCAGAAGATGATACTACTTATAACGGGTTAGTTGCTGCCACTAAGGCATATGTAGATAATTCTGCTTTTGGTAGCCAGGTTAATTTATATGTTGCAACTTCAGGGCAGGACGATCGTCCTGACCTTGCCGACGACCTGCAAGGACGGGCGTTAGCTTACGCTTATAGAACATTAGAAGCCGCACTTAAAAAAGCAGAAGAAATTCTGTTGGACGCTCCTGACGAAATAGGACCATACAAAAAAGTTTTAACTTTCAACGACGGTGCTACTCCAGTAACCTTAGCAGGCATTGACTCTTCACCGGCGAGCGGAACTGGATTTGCCGGCACAGTGTTTATGAGCGTAGACACAGTCGAACTCAGTGAAACATTCCCAGGCGTAAACTTTAGAGCAGGCGATATTTTAACTTTAGACGGTGGTACTTTCGAAGAAGCTGCCAGATTTGAAGTCCTAGCAACCAGAACTAATCCTGGACAAATTATTAGTTTAAGAGTTATCAGCACAGGTAGATATACGGTGGTTCCGGGAAGCACTGCACTTACGACTACTTCTGATAGCGAAAGTATTGGCGCAAATGCACAGGTTAATGTCACATACAAAGTAGCCAGCGTCGAAGTTACAAACGGAGGAAGTGGTTACGGACTTGTTTCTGTTCGTGTCACACCGAACGACGGGACAGGAACCGGTGCATTTGGTAGAGCCACTGTTGTAGGTGGAGAAATTACAGCGGTAACAATTACCGACGGTGGAAGCGGATTTGTTTCAACTCCTGATTTGTTTGTGGATCTTCCGCGATTTTTGCTTAGAACCGACGGTAACAGAACTGATTTTACGGGTGACATAACCACAGATACTCCTGCGGCAATTGCTGGCAGAGATATTAGAGAAGGACTATTTCTAAGAGGCGAGACTTCTGGTGCTATTGCACAAATTTTAGCACATCAAGGCGCACTAGATTCAGACGGAAATGAAATTTTTGATGTGGACATCAAATCTGGAGCATTTCAGGAAGACGAAATAATATCATACGGTGATGTTGCAAAGAAAACTCAGATTTCTATTTTAGTAGAAACTGGAATATACGAAGAAAATTTTCCTTTAAAAGTTCCGCAAAACGTTGCTGTTATAGGAAACGAATTTAGAAGAACGATTGTTCGACCAAGAGTAGGACCTAGCAGTTCGCCTTGGGCTTTTCAAAAATTTAAACGACCGCTAACCGTTGACGGCAATACAATTGCTACACAACCTTTCGGTTATCATTATCTAACAGACAGTACCCAGCCTGTGTATCCTTTAATTAACAACAAAGGAGATTATACTGCGGCGGCTGAATTGATAAGATTAAACAAAAAGTTCATCCAGAACGAAGTTGTTGCATGGATCGATTATCAGGTGGAGAATGCCATTGATCCTTTCGATCTAGATTTCGAATACGATAGTGATAGATGTAAAAGAGATGTTGGATTAATTGTAGATTCTTTGGTGTTCGATTTGAAATACGGTGGCCAGGCAAGAACAATCTCTGCGGCTCTCAAGTACAACGATACTGCCAGCGGTAGAGTTGCAATAACAACACAGTTGAGTCAAACAGTAGCGGCAATTCAAAGAATTAATGTACTAATTCAACTGATACTGCAAAATACCACAATTACAGAACTGTTCTTAGGAAGCGCCGCATTCCCACAGATTGTAGATAATGCGTTTGTTTCGGAGCCAGGGGTTGGAGGAAGCAGTGTAAATATTTCAAATGTAGATACTGCTACTATTCCTTTAGAAATTGTAACTGCAACTAACCATAACTTCACCGATGGACAAAATGTTGTAATCGGCGACGTCGGTGGATCATTCCAATTAAACGGAAACGATTATTTTGTAAAAGTTGTATCTCCTACTAAATTGTATCTATACGACACATTAGAAGATCTCACAGCTGACGAAGCTTCAGGAACACCAGTTAACGCACTAACAGCCGACGGAATAAACTCATATACGAGCGGCGGAACTATTACTGACGATAACGGAATTGTAGGGGATTTAATTGATGCAATTATTGACATTGTAAGTAATTCCGGTGCTGCCAACGCTCCAAAAGATAACAACGAGTTAGATGTTTTCCTGTGTAACGATGCAGTAATTCTCAGAGCAATCACAGGGCAAGGTCATGGCGGGTTCATGATGGTGTTGGATCCGGAAGGACAAATCCTTGCTAAGTCTCCTTACTGTCAAGAATCTGCAAGTTTTTCTAGATCCACAGGAAGTAAAACGTTTGCAGGGGGGATGTTTGTAGATGGATTTACAGGTAACCTTCAGTTTAATCTTATACAAGACTTAGACGGCGATGGTACCAGAATGCAGGTTTCAGGACTGGATAGATTCCCTCAGTTGCCTGCAAGTTTTATTGTAAACGATAGAATTTTTAGAATTAACTATGTAAGAAATTTCATATACAGCCCGGTTGGATCTACAGCAGAATTTGTTTTAGACGAAGGAACTCCATACACAGGACCAGTTGCTGATATTAATGTTACTGTTACTCCGGGTTCTCCTGGAGTATTTACAACTTCGGCCGATCACGAATTAGATATCGGTGCAACAATTACATTTAGTTCAACTGGAACTTTACCGACTGAAATTACAGCCGGACAAGAATATTATGTGGTTACTGCTAACTTAGGAGACACTACATTTTCTGTAAGTGTAATACCCGGTGGTTCTCCTCTTACGTTAACAGGTGCAGGAACTGGAACAGTTTCTTTTAGAAGATTGTTTGAAGTATTGATGCCTGGAAACAGATCAATGCTTTCAAACGACTACACACAGGTTAACGATTTAGGTTATGGATTAATCGCAACAAACGGCGGCTTAACGGAAGCAGTGTCGATGTTTACATACTATAATGAAATTTCTTATTATAGTTTAAACGGCGGACAGATTAGATCCATCGGTGGTAGTTCAGCACACGGTAATTTCGCACTCGTAGCCGAAGGATCGGATCCTTTAGAAGTACCGGTTCCAGTTACGCTTTATCACGAATTATCTCAAGGCGCCACGGTTGTAAACGAAGATGCTACTACAGAAAACCGAAGAGAAGGCATTGAACTGTATGTAATTTACGACGACTATCTGCCATTACCAGGTTCTGAAATTGAAATAAATCAAAACGGTTCGCTGACACGGTATTCTTTGTCTACCGTAGAAATGATAGACGAAGCAACGAAGTTATGTAAACTTAATATTAGCTCTTCTGGCGGATTGAATGCCGCAGTAAGCAACGGAGTTAGAATCTCGATACGTCAGAACAGTTATGTTGTGTTAACTGGGGATGTTGTCGATGTCAGTACAAGACCCAGTACAGCATTAGTATTAAACGATAGTAATTTCATTTATCGTATTTTAGATTTCTCCGATTATGATGATACATATGATTTTGATGATTTTGAAGTATCAAGCATAACTATTGCTTCAGAAGCGGTTGTAACTACCACAGTTCCACACAGACAGCAGGCCGGATATCAAATCCAATTTTTAACTGACGGTGATTTACCAGATCCAATAGATGGAAACACCGTATATTATGTATTAGAAGATGGACTAACAGATACCCAATTCAAAATTTCTACTACCTTAGACGGAACACCTGTTGATACTTCAGGGGCAACGCAGTCAGGAACACACACTGTTATACCATTTGGGTTGGCTTTAACACAGCTTAGAAGCAACTATGACTACATAGAATTTAACATTTTTGATTCTCAACCGTTCCAAACGCCGGAAAGCCTTACAGCGTGTACAGTGTCTGTTGCAAATCCGGGAGTAATAAGTGCTACAGGACACGGGTTACGCATAGGCGATGTTGTTAAGTTTTCAGCGGTTTCGGCTCCGCCAGGAATTTCTCTGAATACACATTACTTTGTGAGCACACAAAACTATACATCGAATCAGTTTTCTGTAAGTCCAGTTGCTCCGATCGACAGCACTTTAATAGGTATAAACGGAGCATTGAGCGGAAACACAATTTCCGGTTTATCAGATACTTCAAATATCAGTATTGGCGACAAGCTAATTCCCAAGGCCGATCTTACAGATCTAACACTCAACGGCGACGGAGTAACAGCAACAGCAACTTTTGCTAAAAGAAAATTACCTCCGTACTTACCAGGTCAAGAAATTGTTATCTCAAGCGGTGTTGCGTATAATGGAACCTATGAAATTATAACTTGCGACAACGACAGTTTTACATTTGCCAGTGCGGCAACTGGTACTGTGGGACCCGCTACAAGTACAGTAAGTGTTACCGGATCGCTAGGAACTGCTCCTACAGTACTCAATGTTCCAACTTCGACCACACTCACTGTTGCAACCACAGGCAGCAGTGACGGTTCTGTGGTATTTGATATTGAATCTTCTTCGGTAGAAACTACTGGAACTGGAACAAGTGTAGAATTTGGTAAAGTTATAGGTGACCAAGGGACCAATCAAATCGCTGTCGAAAATATCAACGACGGCGATACGTTGAGAATCCAAACAGGTATTACAGGAGTTCCTTATGAACTTACCTATTACGGGATAACTTACCAAGTTACCGGAATTGACTCAACAGATCCAGACTATACTGTGTTAACTCTGAATAATAATTTAGATACCAGTGCTGTAATTTATTCAGATTCGCAGACTCTTAAAGCAGGATTAGGTGTACCTAGTACCCAATCAGAAGGCACATTGACTATTCGTATTTCACTTACTCGTGCAACTTCGCACGATTTCCTGGAAATAGGTACTGGTTCTTATGCGGATACTAACTATCCAAACGAAATATACGGGCCGGCAGTAAACAACTTTAGAGCTACTCCGTTATTCGCAACCGACGAAGACGAAGATGGGGAAACTGTATCTACTTCGCAGGTTCAAGAACGAAGCAACGGAAGGGTATTCTTTGTATCAACTGACCAATTTGGTAACTTCTCTGTAGGACCTTTCTTTAAAGTAGACCAAGGTACTGGTAGTGTTACATTCAGTGCTTCGTTAGCATTAAGCCAATTAGACGGTTTAGGATTTAAACGCGGTGCGGTTATTGCTGAATTCTCTGTGGATGACACAATGGCAGACGCCGCGGCGGATGCTGTACCTGTAGAAAGTGCAGTAAGAGGCTACATCGATAAAAGATTAGGTTTAACACACACCGGTGGTCCTGTTTTAGAATCCCAAATTATCCCAGCAGGCGGTGGTTTCTTGGCTCTTGGTGGCCAGTTGGCTATGAGAAATGATCTCAACGTCGGTGATAATCGTTTAACAAATGTTGCCGATCCTGTAGCTCCAACTGATGGCGTTAATTTACAGTCACTAACTATCGAAAATTTTGCAAACTTTGACGTTACAGATCCTAATGCAAATGACATTTTAGTGTTTACAGGCGACAGTGACGGTACCATTAATGCCACAGTTGTGGGCGATATTGCGCTTGGTGTTGATAGTACACTAGGAACCATTGATGCCCAAATTCAGCCAGATGTTATTGTAGACGCTGATATTAATTCTTCAGCAGACATAGCACAGAGTAAATTAGATTTAACGCTTGCTTCGGGCAGAGCAAGTGCTCCTACCGGCACAGATGCTGAAAAGCAAGCGGCAAGTGGTGTAAGTTCGTTTGACAATACCCAGTTTACGGTCACTGACGGATTTGTTACCCTAAAAGACAACGGTGTTACACTTTCTAAAATACAAAAGTTAGCGGCAGATACTGTGATTGGCAACAGCACAGGATCTTCTGCTACACCGACCGCAGTGAGTTTTTCAACTATTGTAAATGAAGGTCTTGCTCTTAAAAAATCTAATTTTATCAGCACAGGATTCATACGCAGAAAGAATGTATCCAGTTTCACAGGCGACACGGGAACCGGAATTGGCGACAGCTATGAAATGGTAGATTCATCCCCGTTGAATGTTGCAGACACACTGGTTAAGCGTGACGGAGCCGGTGGATTTGCGGCCGAGATCATCAATGCACAAGAGCTACAAATAGACAGTAGAGATTTTGCTGATTCTTTCTCCACAGGAGGTAGTGCGGGCGCCATTGCGATATATGGTTATCTAGGAAACGTTGCAATCACAATGTCAGACGGTGGCGACGTAGCTGACAAAAACACGTTCTACGATAACGAAACACACATATTTAGAAAGCAAAACGGTATCAACAATGCTCCTATTGTTTGTTCAGGAGTTACAGCACAGAGCCTAACCACAGGTGCCGTGTTAACTACCGGAACCGTTGAAGGACAATGGTCATTGTCAACCGGTTCTAGATTTGAAGCTACTTATGCCGATCTTGCTGAATACTACGAAGGCGACACAGTGTATGATGTGGGCACCGTGCTTGTGTTTGGCGGGGAAAAGGAAGTCACTGTTGGATCTAAATATTCAGATTCGGCGGTAGCAGGTGTTGTAAGTGACAGCTCTGCATACAGTATGAATTCCGGATGTCCTGGACACAAAAACTTAATTGCATTACAAGGACGGGTACCGGTCAAGGTTGTAGGTAAAATCAAAAAAGGTGATCTTCTTACAACATCTGAAATACAAGGCGTAGCTACAAGAACCTTAGACGCAAAGGTAGGTACAATTTTAGGTAAAGCGTTACAAGATTATGATTCCACCGAAGTTGGAATCATAGAAGTTGCAGTAGGAAGATCATAATGGCAAGAAGGAATATAAGTGCAGACAATCCACCGTTAATTTGGAGCACAGTAGAGCAGGCATTTAATGATATCAATGCAAACTTTACAGAAGTTTATTTGAATATTGCAGGAACAGACAGTTCCGATCCTGTGGATTTAACTTCTTTAACCACTGATCTAATACCCAAGGAAGCGTCCACATACGATTTAGGCAGCGAAATTAAAATGTGGTCTAAGTTGTTCGTTGACGACTATATAAGTCTCGACGGTGCTTTAATATCAATAAACGGTTCTGGGTCAGTAAACCTTCCAGCGAACGCAACCGTGGATGGAGACCTAATAAGAAATCCTGCAGAAGGTTCGTTTAAAACTGTTTCCGTTGCGGGGCAAGACGATGTAGAAGCAACTGGATTTGCTGATGATCTAAATCTCGTAGGAACAGGTGTAGGTATCGCTACAGAAGCTTCCACAAACACAATAACTTTTACAAATAGCGGGGTTACTTCCCTCACCGCATCAACCGGTGTCGGAGTTGATTCTTCGACAGGTGATATCACTGTAACTAATACAGGTGTTACTGCTTTAGCAGGAGGGCTAGGTGTTTCGGTTGATTCATCCACTGGCAGTATAACCATTCAAAACGACGGCATAGTAAGTGCCACTGCAGGTAGCGGAATTATTATAAGTTCTAGGGATCCAGTTACTGGGGATATCACCATAACGAACTCTGCACCTAATGTGGTACAATTTACTTTTAGAACTATTGCTGTTGCAGGGCAAAACGATATTGTTGCTGATAGCGCAACTGATACCTTGAGTTTTGCGAATGGCAATGGCATCAACATAACCACAGACGATGCCAGCGATGTTTTAACAATAACAAATACAGGTGTTACAACGTTGGCAGGCTCAACTGGAATTTCAGTAAGTGGTTCGACCGGCAGTGTTACCTTATCGAATACTGGTGTTACTTCTTTAACCGGAGGAAGCGGCATAAGTGTTGATTCCAGCACCGGCAGTGTAACAATTACCAACACACGAGTAGGATTTACTTCCATTGCTGTTGCAGGTCAGGATCCGTTATTAGCCGATGCGGTTACCGATACATTAGTGTTGACAGAAGGCACCGGAATTACATTAACCGCAGATGCAGTAACTGACAATCTAACAATTGCCTTAAACACAGACGTATTGTATACAAAATATGCAGTAGGCGATGACAGTACTACATTTAATGTACCGCTTGAACAGACTGTTGTAATAAACAACGATAACAATGTTAACATCACAGGAAACAGTGATGGAACAATTACTATAGGTCTTAATTCTGCTATCACCACAGACGTTTCCGGAAGTGTATTTGCCGACGACAGCACACTGTTAGTAGATGGTGTGGATGGTAAGATTGTCGGAGACTACGAAAACGGTACAAGTACTATTGGCAGTACAAGAATAGTATCGTATGATGTTGAAGCATTGCAAGACTTGAATACACTAGATTCGTATGTCAACGGTACACTATACGGTGGCGCTACTGCTAATATCAAAAATCTAGTCATCGGGAGCATACCTCCTACTGATAGCACAGGTGCAGACGGTGACAGAGCAGGTATGGTAGCTGTAGATTCGACAAGCATTTATTATTGCATAGCAAATTGGGCGGCACCGGGCACTGCTGATATATGGGTTAAACAAGATTGGGGCACAACAGGTGCGTGGTAAGGAGCGATAAGTGGCAAAACAAACAGTAAACATAGGAACGTCGGCAAATGCTAGAAATGGTGATCCGTTAAGAATAGCATTTGACAAAATCAACGACAACTTCGACGAGTTATATACTGCATTAGGATTAGATGAAGCTCCCCTTAATCTAGGTGCTTTTGAATTTACGGGTAGCACACTTACCACAACAGACAGCAGTGCTATAGTTATAGACCAAGCAACCACAATAACCAGCAACTTAACTGTAGGTGGAGACATATTTCCTAATGTGAATGAAGAATACAGTCTAGGCAGTTCAACTAAAAGATTTAAGGACATATATCTAAGTGGTAGTACTATTGACTTAGGTGGAACTACACTAAGCATAGTAGGTGGTAACTTACAAATAGGTGGCACAGATATTAAAGATGTTGTTACTGCCGCAGGTGTTGACTACAGCGAAATTCAAAATACTCCAAACTTATCAAACTATATTCAACAAGGCGATCGCTTAGACGGCGATCTAGAAGGTAGTGTGTTTGCGGATGACAGCACACTATTGGTAGACGGTGTGAACGGTACTATCCCCTACAGTGTTATTAGTGATGTTCAAGTTACAGAAAGTGATTTATTAGTTGACTTTGCACCAATTGTTGCAAGTCAAATACAAGCAAACGGATTACCTAATAATACAAGATTTAGTCAAGGTGCGCCCGCTACAAGCATAGGCATAGATGGCGATCTACAAGGTGCAGTTACTTTTGATAGCAGTTATATCTACTATTGCACAGATGACTACGACGGCGTCACAAACATTTGGAAAAGAGTTGCTTGGTCAGGAGACACTTGGACATAACGGTAAATACTATAAAGAGAGCGTGCAAATGGCAATTCAAACAATTAATTTAGGAAATGTAGTAAACGACGGGCTAGGCGATGACCTGCGCACAGCATTCGAGAAAGTAAATGCAAACTTTACTGAAATAAGTGCGGCTCTTACTGTTACTGCTTCTAACCTAGGAATCGCAGGCGAGGGTGTGTTTGCCCAAAAAGATGGTGCTGATTTACAATTTAAAAGACTGCTAGGAGGCACAAAAACTCAGCTTAGTGCTTCGGATACCAGTATTACAATCAACAGCACTCAGCCAGATGCATTTATAAGTTTAATAACACAGAGTGGTTCTGTATTGGCAGACAACCATCTAAATGTCACTATACAAGGCGGCAGCGATGTTGAAACCACAGCATCGGGATCAGTCATTACTGTAGATACTATTCTTCCTCTAGATGAAATTATTAATAGATTTGATTTTGGTCCGCTAGATGGTGATATTGATTATCCTACTCAGCTTTCTTTGATTTCAAACAATGTGGATTTTGGAAAAGTAGACAATCCCGGTAGAATCGATTTAGATCTCGGTATACTGGCAGGAGCATAGTATGCCACTGAGCTGGATTACACCAAAAGGTGATCTCGGACTGTTAACAGAAAGAGAAGCTATAGAAATCACGCTCCAAGCCGAATCAGACAACGGTGTGGTTACCTACAGCTTAATTGCAGGGGATCTACCAGCAGGTCTTCGGTTTAACAATGGTATTATTGCAGGTGCTCCTGCTGAAGTAAGAATATACACAGAATATACATTTGTTGTAAGAGCAAACGACACCGTAGACATAAAAGATAGAACTTTCAGCCTTGCAGTGGAAGGATCGGACATACCTAAGTGGTTAACAGAAGAAGGGTTCCTGCAAGTAGGTGCAGGCGATAATTATTTTGTTTTAGATAACAGCCGTGTAGATTTTCAACTAGAAGCAACTGACAATGATCTATCCGCAGGTGATACTTTAAGTTATTACTTAATTGACAGCGGTGGCTCACTTCCTCCGGGACTGGAACTTACTTCTGCAGGAAGGATTGTTGGATTCACTGATCCCGTGTTCAGCGTACTTGCTTCTAACACCCTTAGCGGAACATACGATACTGCATCATACGATGCACTTCCTTTAGATAAGCCCGAAGCTCAAAGCAATGGGTTCGATAGTTTTTTATATGATGCAGTCACGTTCGATTACAACGAAGATACACAGGTTCCAAGAAGGTTAAGTAAATTTTACACATTTATAGTCGCTGTGAGCGACGGAGTTAACGAAGTAAGAAGGCCTTTTAGAATTTGGGTAGTTACTGAGGAATTTTTACAGGCCGATAACAATTTAATCCAGGTTGATACAAATTTATTTAGAGCAGACAACTCTGCATTCAGAGTTCCTTTCTGGGTCACTGCTTCGTATCTAGGGCTGGTCAGAGCAAATAATTATGTTACCGTAATACTAGAAACATATGATCCTCCGAGTTTACCTGGAACAATTATATACGAAACCCTAGATGTAAACGACGACGGATCAGCAAGTGTCTTACCACCGGGTTTAACTTTAGATAACACCACGGGTAATATTGCCGGAGTTGTTCCATATCAAAGCGCGGTTAAAACAAATTATAAGTTCACAATAAGAGCCATTAACTTTCCTGTAAATCTTGCGAATATTGACTATAACTTTAGAGGAACATGGAGTTTAGTCGCAAACTACTTTCAGAACGACATTGTTAATTTTTCCGGATTGCCTTACATTGCATTACAAAATCACAACGGAAAAATTCCCACAGACGAACCGTCGTTCTGGCAACAGGGTGTAGCTACCGCTGACAAAACATTCAACATAGACCTAATCGGTGAAATTGAAAGTACTATTCGGTTTGTATCCGACTCGGATTTAGGAACAATTGTTCCGAATACTATTTCTAACAAAGAAATAATTGCAAATAACCTAGAGAGTAACGCACAAACCAAGTTCGAAATAGTTAGCGGCGAACTTCCGCCTGGGTTGACTCTGATAAGCCCTGGATTGATTACCGGCAAAGTAAAACAGTATGCAGACGATAACGGACCTGGGCTGACAAGGTTTTACAGTACTGTAAACGACGAAAAAGTATTCACGACTACATTCGACGAAGGCAATACAACTTTTGATAGGGTATTTAGATTCACTGCCAAAGCCATCGATTTTGCTGGATTACGCGAAGCAACCAAAGAATTCTTTTTAACCGTTACTGATATAAATGATAAAACATTTGCTAATCTTTATCTAGTTGCATTACAAGAAAAAGAAAAACGTCTAGAATGGTACAATTTTATAACAAATAATAATATATTTCCAATTGACGAACTGTATAGATATAACGATCCCAATTTCGGTGTGAGATCGCAAATCAGAGTATTACTGTTCGGAGGTATCGAAAGTGTTGATGCTGTAACCTATGTACAGGCAATGTCAAGAAATCATTACAACAAAAGATTAAGATTTGGGGATTTAAAATCTGCTGTGGCAAAAGATCCAATAACCCAAGAGACTCTATACGAAATAATATATGTCGAAGTGGTAGACGAATTTGAAAAAGATGGAATCTCTATCAGCGATACTATCGAACTACCCAATCAAATTGAAAGCAAGATATTAGTGAGTTATGATGCTATCAACATAAGCAGTGATATTCCTTTGGTCAGCGATTCTGATCATCAACGAATATTTCCTAACAGTATTAAAAATATGAGAGATAGAATAAAGCAGTCAGGTGAAAGATATAGGGATCAATTGCCGCTATGGATGAGAACAATCCAGCCAAACAAATCTTTCGAGCCCGGATATGTAAAATGTTTAGAAATTGCATATGTTAAACCAGGCAACGCAGAAAAAATAATATCAAGAATTAGGGAAAATGAATTTGATTTTAAATCTATAGATTTTCAGTCTGATAGATATCTAATTGATGTATTGGACGGGGACTTTGGAAATAAATACCTTGCATTCCCGCAACGTGGAGAAAAATTACCGTGAGTGATATAAATTATTTGAGCATCAATGAAAACTTTCCTGTAGCAGGTGAAGACAATGATACACAGGTTTTCAGAGATAACTTTAACACTATTAAGCAAAGCCTTAACAGTGCAAAAACAGAGATAACAGATCTTGAAACAAATGCCAGCCGTTTGGACGTATCCAATGATTATTCGGATAACGTTCAAGAAAATATGGTTTTACAAGGATGCAAAGATGCAGTATTCGAACAACTAGAAGTTCTAGATGAGGGTGTTACTTCGTTGAGTGTGTCTTTTACCAACGGTAGTTATCAAATTTTGAGATTTCAAAATAACACATCATTGAATTTCCAAGAGCTACCTGCATCAGAAGTTCAGGCCGAAAAAGTAGGCAGAATTATGCTTGAACTGTACGGAGCTGGATCGTCGGTTAATATCAATTTTGTAGAGTCTGGTGGTATACAGTACAAGAAATCTTCAGGATTTCCTGATCCTTTGCAGGTATCTTCGCAGACCGATCCTGTGTTTGTTGAAGTTTGGCAACACAGTTCAGACAAGATTTTTCTAAGATACTTAGGGCAATACAGCTAATGCATCCGCTAACTGGCAACTTATCAGAACTTACAGATCAAGAGCTCGACGACAAACTTTCCGACCTATCTAAAAAATATTACATTAGTCATAGATTAGGGAAGCCTGAGCTCTTGACACAAATCGAAAATACCATTAACATTTATAAAGAAGAAAGAAATCTAAGATATCAGAAACAGAAATTAAATACCGATGAACAAGATTTAGATGATTTGATAAATGTTGACTAAAAATCAAGAATTAACATACGCAAAAAGTATAACTAAATTTGGATTGAGTACCCTAGAATTTTTAGATATTGATAACGATGTAGCGGATCAGTACAACAAAATTATAGAAGAAAAACATCTAGATTATGATCCCATACAGTTGGTCCCAGATCAATCTTGGTTCGTTCCGAACGATATTATGAATTTAGATATAGAAGAACATCTTTTTTCATTGTGTTCTTCTCAAGCCGAAATTGACAGGGTCTCTGGTGAAATTGAGTTATATAAAAAGCATAACATGATAGATGTATTAAGATGTGTAAAATATATCGTAGATACTCTAAAAGAAAATAACATAGTATGGGGTGTAGGTCGAGGGTCAAGTGTAGCATCTTACTGCTTGTTCTTGTTAGATCTACACAAAATTAACAGCATTAAATACAATTTACCTATAGGTGAATTTTTTAAAGGAGAAATATAATGGGTAGAACATATAAAAGTCTACGCGGTAAAGAAGTTGATATCGAAAAACTTGCACTTAGAAACGAAAAGACTCCGGCTATTGGAAACATGAACGTCAATGCAAGAGGTGATATGCTCGGTCCAGGTGGCGAGATTGTTAAAACCAGAGAAGAAATTCTAGCAGATTATTATAAAAACAATTCGAGAGACGTTAGAGAAAATGACTAAAAAAATTGTTGAAGCCATCCAAGATAACATCGTAGTTACTGAAATGGACTTTGAAGACACAGTAACATCTTACGGATTAATTATTCCAAGCGACAACGGAAAAATGCATGGAATAAAACCTCGTTGGTGTAAAATTCATGCGGTAGGTCCTAAACAAAAAGAATTTAAAGTAGGGCAATGGATCTTAGTAAAACATGGTAGATGGACTAGATCTGTAGAAATCGACGACGGTCTTAAAATACAAAAAGTAGACATTGAAGATATTTTATGCATGTCGCACGAAGCCCCTAACCCCGACGACTATTACATGGCTTCATGACCGTTAATGTATACTGGACTAGGTTTATGCCTAGTATGCATGACATTGTAAAACTAGGCAATAATCCTAGATCTTTTATCAGTCCAGTTTTGTTATATGAGCCGGTGCAGTTGGCAAAACACATCAAGTATAAAGATTATTTCGGACCGGCGGTTTCTCAATGTCCGGCTATAGTGGATGACATCAAAAACACATATGTTATCAAAAGTCCTATAGACATAAGCATAAAAATTAATCAAGACGGGTTAATTATTGACGATGTCGATGTAGAAATTGGAAAACAGTTTTTAGGACCACCGCAAGGAGTATTCGGCATTCACCAGCTAGGGTTTTCGTATCTTTATTTTTCTGAAAAAAGTTTAATAGGAACCCAACTGCCTGCTTACTATGACGATAACGATTTCACGAGAAAAACACAAGCATTCAGCGGAAGCTTCGACATAGGAAAATGGTATAGGCCGGCGGCGAAGCCTACTTTTAAATTTTTACCCAATACTAGAGAAGTTAAAATTAAAAAAGGTGATGCACTTTCTTATTTTAGGCTGAACACCGCAGAAAGAGTAAAGCTAATAGAATTTGAAGAGCCTGAAATCAAAGAAACTGATTACTCTGGATTACTTACTGCAATTAAATATCCCTTTAACAAGATTCTAAGTTTAGAACACTGTTACGAATACTTCGAGAGATACAAAATGAGACAGCGTGTCTTGAAGTATATAAAGAAAAATATCGTTTGACATTCACATAAATTACATATATAATTCTTTTATATCTAAAAAACCTGATAAAGATGCATATATTCACAAAACAAACAATACCTGGCGAAAACAATGAGCTAATTAGAATAAAATCAAATATGCCGAAAGACACTCTTCGCATTGAAATTTTTCTTAGCGATTTCTGTAACTACAAGTGTTTTTATTGTTCTGATAATTTTAACGGAAAAACCCAGCAATGGCCAAAATTAGATAAAATTTTGCCTAACTTTGAACATCTATTAAATTACTATTCTAAAAATGCAAACAAGAAAAAATTTATTATTCACATAGGTGGAGGAGAACCGACTTTATGGAAAGATCTTATTCCGTTTTCAAAAAGTATTAAAGATAAGTTTAATTGTTCTATCAGTATTACAACAAACGGAAGTAGGTCTATCAGATGGTGGAAGCATAATAGTAAATTTTTAGATCATGTAAGTATTAGTGTACATCACGAATCGGTTGATCCGACTCATATTTCAAAAGTCGGCGACATACTCTATAAAAATCGAGTAGCACTTTGGTGTTTGGTCCTCATGGATCCGAACTGCTGGAAAAAATGTCTAAACCTTATTGATATTTTAAAAAAGAGCAAATACCGATGGTCTATAAATGCCAGACCTATTTTTCATCCTGATATAAAATATTCAGAAGAACAAAAAAAATTTTTAGAAACTAAAACTAGGCATCCTGGATTATTATACAATTTATTTGTTGAAAAACTTAAAGAACCTAAATACATCGGTCCTACTGTCTATTTTAAAAATTTTACTAAAAAAGTTAAAGAAAATTGGTTAGTAATAAATGGCTATAATAATTTTAAAGGGTGGTCTTGTAATGTTGGAGTAGAAACTCTGTTTATAGGAAAGACAGGAAATATTCAAGGTATATGCGGTAATCTATTATATCAGAAAGATTATTTTTATAATATTTACGAAGATAATTTTAAGAATAAGTTTAATCCTGACATTATTCCAACAACGTGCCAAACAGATTTCTGTCATTGCCAACCGGAAGTAAACTGTTCTAAAAGTTCAAACTTGATACAGCTGGTTCAGACAGAATAATTTATATTGACAAAAAATAAAAAATTATGTATACTAAACTATAAACAGGAAAAGAAAATGGCAGAAGCATTTAGTATTGTAGCAAGTCTTTTTACAATTTGGGCGCAAAGCAGTATTTTATCAGAAAACAAAGAATTTGACAGATTCAAAGAAGAAGAACCTGTGCAAGAAGAAATTAAAAAAGAATCTCCAAAAGAACCAACACTTATTGTATTAGCGGAAACTAAACTATGAAAACATTATGGGTAGAGGCTTATAGGCCAAAAACAATTAAAGACTATGTGTTCAAAGATGAACATCAAAGAAAACAGATTCAATCTTGGGTTAACGACGGTTCAATTCCGCACTTGCTATTCAGCGGCTCGGCGGGTATTGGTAAAACCACAATGGCTAAAGTTCTTGTAAATGAACTGGGGATTGAAGATTACGATGTATTAGAAATTAATGCCAGTCGCACTAACTCGGTAGACGATGTTCGAGACAAAATCACCAACTTTGTGCAGATGATTCCGTTTGGTCCTTTTAAAATAGTGTTGCTCGATGAGGCTGATTATCTATCGCCAAACGCACAAGCGGCCCTGCGTGGAGTAATGGAAGAATATCACGCAACCGCTAGATTTATTTTAACCTGTAACTATCCAAACAGAATTATTCCTGCTATTCACAGTCGTTGCCAAGGGTTTCACATCGAAAGGATTGATCAAACTGAATTTACAGCAAGGGTAGCAACTATTCTTGTAGAAGAAAATGTAGAGTTTGATCTTGATGTGCTAGATAGCTATGTTAAGGTTGCGTATCCCGATCTTCGCAAATGCATTAATATGGTTCAGCAAAATGTTTCTGACGGAGTTTTACATGCACCTAGCAAAGGAGACGAAGGCGAAGCAGATTGGAAATTTGATATGGTGGAACTATTTAAGGCTGGCAAAATTCAAGAGGCACGAAAACTGCTGTGTGGTAAGATTCGAGCTGAGGAAATGGAAGAAGTGTATCGCTGGTTGTATGACAATATTGAAATTTTCGGAGATAACGAAATGCAAGATAAAGCGGTCTTAATTATTAAGCAAGGGTTAGTCGATCACACACTGGTTGCAGATCCCGAAATCAATCTTGCGGCTACACTTATTAAATTAGCAAGATTGTAATGGAGCCAATTTATATTTTTTTTCATATTCCCCGAACAGGTGGAACGTATTTTGAAAATTCAAGCGGTGGATTTCTCGATAGAACCAATGATCGATATTTGTCTCACTATCATTATGTTCAAGGAGTTTCAGACTTAGAATATGCTAAAGCAAATATTCCGTTATTATCTAAAAGAACCACAGAACAACAAAAAAAAATAAAATTAATTACCGGACATAGCACTTTTTGCAATAGTCATAGATGGCTTAAAGTTAATAAAGAACCTAGAATTATTACGTTTGTAAGAAATCCTATAGAGAGACTTTTAAGTTCGTTTAATTACAGACACGAAATTGCAATTTTAAATCAAGATCCAGAACAATTTTCTCTGTGTACACCTTCAATGAATGAAAACGCATTTAGACAGAAAAAAACAGCTGAAGATTATGATAGTTTATGGGAATGGTATCAGGACATTTATTACGAACATAACATACAATGTAAATGGATAGTGAAAAATTTCCTAAAACGAGAAAACGATACATGGTATAGACATCCTAAATATATATTTGGTCCAGATGCTGGAATTAGCGAAAAAGGAGCAGTACCTCTAACATGGCCTGAATGGATGTGGAACCCTCCGGAGAATGTTGATTGGTTCGAATTAGCTTCGACTTTTTTTAACGAATTTTGGTGGATAACAACTACAGAAAAGCTTGACGCTAACGTAAAAGATTTTTGCAATTACGCAGGAATAGATTTCATAGAGCAAAGTAACAGGAATAACTCAGGAAATTTAGTTGAAAAGTATTGGACCATAAATGATGTTCTAAATCAACCGGATATTGATAAATTAATAAAAGCAGAGTCTTACGATATGAAATTATATAATTATTTTAAATACAAACGGAGACCGTTTTAATGGCGTATATAGTTGATGATAAATGCATTATGTGTAAACACACCACATGCGTCTCCGTATGCCCAGTGGATTGCTTTTACGAAGGCGAAAATATGTTGGTAATTAATCCCGAAGAATGTATTGACTGCGGAGTGTGTGAACCAGAATGTCCTGAAGATGCAATCTACCAAACCGACGACGCAGAAGACAAATGGTATAAGCACAATCTATACTTTTCACAGGAATGGCCGAACATTACAGACGAAAAAGATCCTTTACCTGAATACGAAAAATATTCCGAAATGCCAGAAAAAACACAATTATTCAGCAAAAATCCCGGTGGATGATAAGTTTCCGATGTTTTATTGCAACGATAAATACATTGGAGACAAAACATGACCGATATCAAAGATATAATTGCTAACATTGAACATTTATACAGCTCCAACGATTACCTCGATATCTTAAAAGATTTTGAACGTGTACTAGACGAACTAAATCTTTATGTATTTGATAACTGGGAAGACGGAGAGTTAGTGTCCGGTCCTCATGATAGTAAATATTTTGTCAAATGTACTTTTATGTGGCCTAAAGAAGACATGCCAGATCCTGCAGGTGGAATGAGATTGCTTCAATACGACATTGATGTAAAATTTGCAGAATCCGTAGTTAAAAAAGTAAGAAAAATTCGTAAGCCGGACGATATTCGTCCAGGTACTAGAAAAGGAAAGATTGATATGTTTCCAGTCTGGATGGTAGAGATTTCTATGCCGAAGAAACTAATGAGCAGTATCCAAAAAGGTAGATACGCCGAATTCACTCCGAAAGACAAATTACCGGACGAAAAAATACAACCCGCACAAGACGAGATGTCTAACGAAATATCGGATTTAGAAACATGAATTTAAATGAAGGATTACGAAAACACGACCTTAAAGGACTGGTATCATCAGATTTAAAGATTGATATGTTTCAATCAAAAATGGGGGAAGACCAGGATGTTTGTGTTGTAAATTTTTTTGTTAAAGACAGAGACCCTGCTAAAGACCTAATGGAATTTTTAGAAAAAGGTTATGAATTTGTCTTAGATGCTGATGTAAGCAGTGGTGAAATATCGAGTGGCGGGTACAACGTTTTTGTCGAGGTTCAGAGAAACAAAAATCTTAGCGAAAATTTATTAGATATGCTTTCAGGAGTGTCGTTGTTATCAGATACCAAAGATTGGAATTTTACCTACCACAAAAATCAAAACAAGGTTGTAGCCACAAAAGAAAATATAGAACAAATCATTCCAAACAGTTCTGAAAAATATTCAGAGAAAATGTTACAGGTACAGACTGAAGAATACAAAAACTTTTTTAATAAAACATTAATGGATGATCTTGTTTTAGAAGGCGATAAAATTAAAATTGTGAAACCGTTTGGTATAGAAGTAACACTAGAACAATCAAGTAATCTTTCTGAAAATTTAGGCCCTAGCCTTGACAGTGATGCAATGGCTGAAGTGTTTTGGCTAACTAAAGTTTTAGGAGATTATAACATACAAAAAGTAGGGGAAGGATTTGTTTTTACAAATCAAGATAAACAACTGTTTTTAAAAAGGAGCTCATAATGCGTTTATCAGAAAATTTTACAATGGCTGAATTCACAAAAAGTCAAACAGCAGAAAGAAAAGGTATCGACAATACGCCACAAGGCGAGCACCTGGATGCCGCAGTTGCACTATTTGAAAATGTTGTGCAAAAGGTAAGAGATCACTTTGGTCCTACTGTTCTCAACAGTGGCTATCGTTCGCCAGAACTTAACGAAGCGGTTGGTGGTAGTTCACGTTCACAGCACTGCAAAGGCGAAGCGGCTGACATTGAAGTACCAGGTGTACCAAATGCTGAGCTTGCAGAATGGATCCGTGACAACCTAGAGTTTGATCAGCTAATCCTTGAGTTTTATACTCCAGGTATCCCTGACAGTGGCTGGGTTCACGTCTCATATCTTGCAGACGGTGACAACCGCGGAGAGTGCTTAACAGCAACTCGCATTGACGGCAAGACAGAATACTCAGTAGGGATTAATGCTTAAAATATATGCGGCATTATTCATAATAGGAATACTTGGTACTTTTGCATACGGTGCCAAGTATTACTATGATAGCACACAAGCAACAATAGCAACACTGCGTGAGAATAACGCAAAATTGGAAACAGCCGTGGAAATATCAGAAGCCAGCATAGAAATGCTTCAACAAGACATGGCAAAATTTCAAGAACTAAATCAACAACTGCAAGCAGACCTACAGGCCGCTGAAGCATATGGCGACGAACTGCAAAGCAAGCTGAATAGATTAGATTTAGTACAAGACGCATTGCGAGATGCGGAAACCTTAGAAGGGAAGATGAATGGCGCTACAGCAAAACTATGGCGCGGCATCATTGAAGATACTGGCGGTGATACTAACCGCCCTTTACCTAACTGGTTGCAGTCTGATACCCAGCCCGGAGCCGGAGATCAAAGTAGTAACCAAGGTGGAGAAAACACAAGTACCGACAGTGAGCCGACCGAAGCCAGTCCAGCTCAATGACGTAAGAGTATATGTTGTTAACGAACGTATTCTCGATGGTTTCCTTGAGGAGTTTAAAGAGCGGCACGGCGAGGTTGCGTTCGTGGCACTTTCAATGAAAGACTACGAAAATCTTGCACTTAATATTGCAGAAATGCGTAGATATATAAATCAACAAACACAGATCATCGTATACTACGAAGATGCTGTGGATCCTAACGCAGATGATACTGTGGTCTCAGAAACTCCGCTAGAATAATAAATACTTTTACCATTTAAAAGGAGCGATTTGATGGCAGAAGATAAAAAAACAATCGACGCAGAATGCGTTGAAGGTATGGACGCAAACGGCGACGGACATATTTCTAAAGAAGAAATGGAGATGCACTTGGAATTCAAGCGTAAGGAACTAGAAGATGCAGATGCACAACGCGATGCTATTCGTAAAATGGCATGGTTTGCACTGTTCGGACTATTACTTTACCCGATTGGTATTTTCCTAACATCAGCATTCGGGCTGGATACGGCCGCTCAACTTATTGCTGACATTGCACCAACATACTTTGCGTCAATTGCTGTATTAGTTTCGGCATTCTTTGGTGCTGATGCTATTGCACAAAAAGGCAAGAAAGACACATCATCCAAATAATAATTTTTTAAACAAAACCTATGATGCTAAGTAATTTGTATGGATTATTATAGCATCTTAGGTGTTTCTAAAAACGCAACTACACAAGAAATTAAAAAAGCATATCGTAAATTAGCGATGCAACACCATCCCGACCGAGGCGGAGATCCTGGAACATTTCAAAATATTTCAAATGCTTATGATATTCTGAGCGATCCACAGAAAAAGCAACAGTACGATCTAGGAATAGACCCTAATCGTCCTCAAGCAAATCAAGGTCCTTTCGGATTCGGATTTAATGACGTACCGCCAGGCTTTGAAGATATTTTTTCAAATCATTTCGGCTTTGGACGTCAACCTAGAAAAAACAAAAATATTTCTATTAATCTGCAAATTACACTAGAGGATGTTGTATTCGGTAAAGAACTAGATGCCGAAATAGCTATGCCTACAGGAAATAAAAAAATTGTTAACATCAACATACCTGCAGGAATACAAAACGGACAGCAGATAAAATACACAGGTATGGGTGATAACAGCATACAGGGACTGCACCCAGGAGACCTCATTATTCATGTCCAAGTTTTACCACATAGAATTTTTGTAAGGGAAGGTGATAACTTAATTATTCGGAAAGAAATATCTTGCTGGGATGCTATACTAGGAACTAAAATAGCAGTAAATACAATTGATAACAGAACCTTAAATATCAATATACCAAAGGGCACACAACCAGACACTGTATTTTCTTGCAGGAGCGAAGGAATACCGAATATTAGAAACGGAAAGAAAGGTTCCTTATTGGTAAAGGTAAATGTAAAAATACCGAAGATACAGGACCACAGTAAAATCAAGACAATTGAATCCTTAAAAGATTGATTAACTGTGAAAATTCAATTACAATAACATATTGCAACTAGGAGAAAATTTTGATATCACCAAGCGACCGTGTAGAATCTATTTTTGAAAAGAGTCAAGACATTGCGATAGAAAACAATCATCAATATGTCACAATAGATCATTTGTTATATGCAATATTGTTAGACGATGAAACTTATGACGAGTTAGCACAATTTTCAGATTATCTAGAAGATCTTAAATCTGCTATTAAAGACCACATCGAAAACGGTTTAGAAAATATCAAAGGCTCAGATTTTGATAAGCCTAAAAAAACACACTCAGTTGATCGTGTTTTAAATCGTTGTTTCACACAAGCTTTGTTTAGCAGTAGACAAGAAATTTCTCCTATGGATTTAATTATTAGCATTTTAGGAGAAGAAAACAGTCATAGTTGTATTTTTCTGAAACAAGCAGGAATTACTAAAAATAAAATACTTACATATTTTCAAGATACCTACATCGATACAGAAGAAGAAGGACAAACCTATAAATCCTCTGCAAATAAAGTGATTGATGAATTCTGTCAAAATCTTTCTAAGAAAGCACAACAAGGAAAAATCGATCCAGTTATCGGTAGAGCCGATGAAGTAGAAGAAATGCAACTGATTTTGGCTAGACGAAATAAAGCCAACGTGTTAATGGTAGGCGATCCAGGTGTGGGTAAAACTGCTATTGCAGAAGGACTTGCTAAACAAATTTTAGAAAAAAATGTAAGCAAGTTTTTGTATGATCATACTGTGTATTCGTTAGATATTAGTGCATTGCTGGCAGGTGCTAAGTATCGAGGTGATTTTGAAGAACGAGTAAAGGCTGTTCTTAAAGCATTAGAAACTATAGGAAACGTTATTCTGTTTATCGACGAAGCTCATATGATGAATGGCGCAGGAAGTGGAAGTCAAAATGCTAACGATCTTGCAAATATTTTAAAACCTATCCTTACTAAGGGTGTTATTAAATTGGTTGCCAGCACTACTTGGGAAGAATATAGAAAATATTTCGAAGCTGATCGAGCGTTGATGAGAAGATTTCAAAGAATCTCCATCGAAGAGCCTAGCGAAGCCGATACCATTAAAATTCTAAACGGGTTAAAGAAATACTACGAAGAATTTCATAATGTTGTAATCACGGACGAGGCAATAGAGCAGGCGGTTAAATTATCTATAAAGTATATGTCTGATAAAAAACTTCCAGACAAAGCGATTGATATCATCGACTGTGCGTCCGCTAGATACAAATTAAAAGATTCGGAAGATTTGAATGTGGTAGATTTAGAACAAATTCATTTTGAAATTAGCAAAATGCTCAAGATGCCGGTTGAAAGTATTAATATAAAAGAAAATCAAAATTTAGACAAACTAGAAACCAAATTAAAAGAAAAGGTATTCGGGCAAGACGAAGCAATAGAAACAGTTCTTGATAAAATTTTTATTGCTAAAAGTGGACTTAAAGTTCCTAACAAACCGGTCGGTAACTTTTTATTCTTAGGTCCGACAGGTTGCGGCAAAACGGAAACTGCAAAGCAACTTGCAAAACTGCTAAGTCTTAAACTGGTAAGGTTTGATATGAGCGAATATCAGGAAAAACATTCTGTTGCAAAATTTATCGGTGCGCCTCCGGGTTATGTCGGATATGAAGAAAATGCAGGCAAGCTTATAACCGAACTGCAAGAACATCCGAACTGTATTTTACTGCTCGACGAGATTGAAAAAGCTCATCCTGATGTGATCGGTGTGTTATTACAACTTATGGATAACGGAATGATTACTGGTAGTAATGGCAAAACAGCAGACGGTAGGAATTGTATACTGGTAATGACTTCTAACTTAGGTGCCGCAGACAATGAACAGAATACTATTGGTTTCGGCAGTTTGGAAAGAGAAGGCGAAGACACAAAAGCAGTAAAACAATTCTTCAGTCCGGAGTTTAGAAATAGATTAGATTCTGTCATTAAGTTTAGCAAACTAAGTTCCAAAGCAATCAAAGAGATTGTTAAAAAGTTCATTATCGAAATGAACACACAAATAGTAGATCAAAATATCACGATAGAACTTACAGACACCGCAATTTCTTGGTTAGCAGATAAAGGTTTTGATCCGCAGATGGGGGCTAGGCCACTGGCAAGATTAATAGACGAAAAAATTAAAAAGCCAGTAAGTAAAGAAATTCTTTTTGGAAAGTTAGCAGACGGCGGAAAGGTAAATGTTGATATAGTCAACGACGAAACAATCATAAGTGTTGAAGAGTTAAACGAGGAAACAGTGATAGATGCAGGTTAAGTATACCAAAAAGAAATTTTATAACAAATGGGATTATAAAATAAATCTTTATGTTATAGGTGCAGGTTATATTAGGGTTTTCAAAGAGTCACTGAGGAGTGATGATTTCAGTCCTTACTTTTATAGCCGAGCTGATATGCCGACTATTAGAAAGTTTTTAGCGGAACTAGATAATTTCCAAAAAGAAAATTATCAAATGAGGGTAGAACACAATTATATCGATATCTACACAAACGATGTCACTATGTATAATACACTGACGGAAAAATTTGAAGAATTAATCACATATACCAGTATACCAACAGGAAAAGATATTCAAAGCGAGCATGGGTTTATTCCTATCTTAACAAATAAATTGCCTCACGATCGCTATACTTTTAAAGCTTTCTTGAAACCTCATGTGTTAAAAGACAACAAAGAGGCAAAATACGGTTATTTGAATTTTTTAAATTTACAAAAACCTAGAATCAAAATATCTAATTCAGTAGAAAATTGGTTTGTACATAATAATTTTAATTGGGATCCTAGATACATATATGTAGAAGACAAGAATACTCTGTTAATGTTAAAAATGAAAAACTCACCTGTTTTAGGAAGGGTATACGAATATATTTTAGACGATAAATAGAGTATGCCCAACAAAAATTACTATCTTGCAGAAAATATTACCTCACTGTCTATCGATAGTGCGTTATCCTTTACAGAAAAATCTGCAGGAGCCGGGTACTACAAAAAAGATAATCCGTTACACACCTGTGTTTTTAATCTCGATAACGCCGAAGGACTTATCAAAATCCAAGGAACTTTACTTTTATATCCAGGCGATGATGATTGGTTTGATATTCAAGATATTGATCTAACAGAGAGCACAGGATCATTAAACTTCACAGGGCATTTTACATATCTTAGACTCGCATATAATCTACAATCCGGTAGTATTACAACAATTCGCTATACCTTCTAAAAAATACTAAATACTTTAAACTTAGGAACAAGTAATGCGGGACCTATTGGAAAAATTGTATCTAATCGAAAACACCATTACTGAACGGTGGTTAGAAGAAACCTACGACGGTGATGAATTCTACGAAGCCTATGGCGAATTGTGGTTTAACGAAGACGAAGAATTAGACGAAGCAGAATATCAAGGCCGTAAAGTTAAACTGGGCAAGCCAATGCGTGGCGATGTTAAAAAGTTTAAGGTCTATGTAAAAAATCCCAAAGGCAATGTTGTAAAAGTAAACTTTGGTGACCCAGACATGAAAATTAAAAAGAGTAATCCAGCACGTAGACGTTCATTCCGTGCTAGGCATAATTGTGATAACCCGGGACCTCGCCATAAGGCTCGTTACTGGTCGTGTAGGAAATGGTAATATGTTATTAAAAGAAATGTGGTCTCCAATAGGCAATCCAGGTACAAATCACGACGAAGTTGATTACATCGACGATTTAAAATTCTATATAGATAACGATAACGAAATACTATCTAAAGTTTTATTTCCTGCTATACTTAAACACAAACAAAATATAGGTAACCCTAAAATTTATAAACTTTATATCAAACCTATAAACAGATGTGTCGAAAGGTATTGTGAACAATTTGAAATAGAAAATCCAGCTGAAATTTTTCCGAAAGGAAAACTAATCGAGTTTGCTAAAATGATTGCAGATACCCAAGAAAAAATTATTAAAAGTGGTGCCTACGAATGAACCTTAGAAATTTGATAAGCGAAGATATCAAAGATAATCATATAACATTCTGCTTCGGTAGAATGAATCCTCCCACGATAGGTCACAAGCAGGTATTCGATACTATGAAGAGCGTAGGCGGCGACTACTTAATTTTTCTTTCGCATTCGCAAGACCCAAAGAAAAACCCTTTAGATTATGATACCAAAATAGATTTTATTAGAAAAATACATTCAGAACATGCGGATAAAGTAGTTCACAATTCAAATCTTAGAACTCCGTGGCAGGTTGCTTCTTATCTTTACGACTTAGGATATCGTCATGCTACTTTTGTAGGAGGCGACGAACGTAAAAAAATGTATGAACAACTGAAACAGTTTAACGGAGTAGAAGGAAAACCGCACGGTTTTTACGATTTTGAAACTTTTGATTTTGAAAGCTCGGGTGCAAGAGAAGATGATGCCCAGGGACTTGCTGGTATCAGTGCAACCAAAGCAAGAGCCGATGCGGAAAATAACGATCTTGAAAAATTTGCAGAGCACACTGGAGCTGGAGAGCATGCAGAGGAACTTTTCAACGCTGTGAGAAAAGGAATGGGTATCACAGAAGAGGAACCAGAAAAAGTTACCGAATCAGACTTAATAGTTTCGAGATCGAGTTTGATCGAATACATAAAAGATGCTGTGATGGATTACATTGAAACCGAAAACAATATAGAAAATTTAAGTAAACTACTCAAGCAAATAACAGGTCGCAGTATAGTTGATTCAGACGGTAAGAAATTTAGAATTACCAAAGAAGATATTAGACTGGCGCTCTCCGGATTGAAAGAAAATCAAAATAAAAATAAAACTAATCCTGTTGCTAAAAACATGGAAAAGTTTAATAAGCCTAAAACTTACAAAGACCGTAAAAAAGAATCAGATCGCGGATACGAAAAACATAAAGGAACGAATATGAAAATCGAACATATTACAGAAAGCTCTGACAACCTTGTAGCAGAGTTGGGTAGAATTCTTATGCAGGCGGCAAAAAAAGCCGATCCGGAAGATAGCGGAGACTTATCAACACTGGGCAGTGAACTTACCAAGTACGGAACTGTCGACGGAGCAGAAAACATGGGCAAACTTGCCGATAAGGTAGCAATGCCGTTGGATCAAATTAATGCGTATTTGAACATGGCAATGGAACTGTATAAAAAGCATGGGCCAGTACGCACAGGACATGATACTGTCGATGATGACAATGGTGACGAATTTGAAGAAGGCATCGGCGGAGCATTAGCAGGCGCGGCAGCGGGCGATTCCGTTCTTGGAAAAATAGGCGGAGCCATTGTCGGTCATAAAACACAGGCAGCGATTGATAAAAATGATGAAAATATCAAAAAGCTTGCTAAAGCACTGCAACGTGCAGGGATAGATGTCGACATAGAAGAAGATATCGAAACTGAAGGTGCAAAAAAGAAAATGCATCCTAGAGAAAAAATTGCAAAGAGATTTGAAAAAATTGCAGGATACAGCCTAGATGATAGAGAAAAAGAGTACCAAGCTATTTTAGATAGATACAAAAAAGAAAGAGAGCAAGAACAATCTGAAGCAGTTAATGCACCCGGAGCATCAGCATCACGCCACGGCGGAAATGTGTTGAGCGCACTACAGCGCATTGTTGATGATAAGTCTGCGCAAGCAGTAAACTTCCAAGACGGCAAAGGCAAAGTTGATATGTTTACAGCATCAGCAATCATGCAGGTATATGATGCTGTGAATGATGATAACAAGAGCAAAATGAAGGATGCACTAAGCACAAAAGCCGGCTTTATGAAAATGGCTAAGTTTGCCATGAGCAAGGTAGGAACAAACGAAGGCGTCTTTGACAAAGATGGTATGTTAGGTAAGTTTGTAAAAAGAGATACTGGCACAGACGTAACAACCGGTAAACCAAATGCTCCAACATTTATGGGTGTCAATGTTTCAACCAGAGATAAAAAAATAGACGGTCTTAAAAAATTATTAAAGGTAGCACAACAAAATTCTGGAAAGCCTGGCTCGGGATGGAAACCCGGAGCACCTACTATAAAAGACGTACCAAGATTACAAGCAGAATTAGCAAAGTTAGAAAAAGAAGCGGCAATGCAAGTCGAAAGCGTAGAAGAAGACAGCAAGTTTGACAGAAACTTTTCAAAGCGTGTAGGCTACACAGTAAAAGGTGGTGCTGCCGCAGACATGATGAAGAAGCAGGCCGATCAAACAAAACAGCAAAATAAAGATCTAGATCCGGGTGCAGACAAAAAAGGACTTGGTATTGGTGTGTTAGACACAGCCAAGGCTCGCAAGAAGGCCAAAGAAAAGGGTGTTAGAGCACCAGGCAGTCTTCGTGCAAGTCCGAATACTCGTAATCCAAATCGACTACCAGAGAGTTGTTCGGACTGCGGCAAGCCTAGATTTGTAAGCCTGCCAGAAGAGATTCAAGCAAAATACGAAAGCATCAACGAAGCAAAGCAAAAAGGTGTTGATGGCAAAGTATGCTGGAAAGGCTACAAGCGTATGGGCACCAAAAAGAAAGGTGGCAAAACCGTAGACAACTGTGTGAAGATGAGTGCTGCCGAAAAGAACAAGTAAGGAATAACATGGAACCAACACTGCAAGATCTCATTGCGAGGATGACGGAGATAGACGAAGCGGAAGACAAATCATGTCCTCTGCCCACACAGGATCTAGAACTGAACACTAAAAATCGCAACGAAGCGATTCGTGCGGATCACATTCAGTATGGTCCTTTAAACATCGACTATCCTGGAGACTTTTGGGAAGAGATTGCAGAGTTTTGGGACACCACTCTAGAAGCGGCTGAAAACAGTTTGTGTGGCAACTGTTCAGCGTTTGACATCTCGCCAAGAATGCTAGAGTGTATGCCTGGTGAAACTTCCGACGATGACGGAGTATTAGGCTACTGCTGGATGCACAAGTTCAAGTGCCACAGCGCGAGAACCTGCAGAACTTGGGCAAAGGGCGGTCCTATTGAAACGGACGAGAAGAGTCTGACCTGGGACAAGGAAGACTGATGAAGATTCGCCAACTGTTCGAAGCGGAAGGTGAATTCCGCAGTCGTGCCAGCGAAGAAACAGTGATGAGCAAAGAAACATTGATGACCATGAAGGACGAAACTGTGCCGGATTGGGAAATGCTGGATCACAGAATACTAACAGCACGGTATTTTGCACGGAACCACAGACAAGCAGTTGAGTTCGTGGATTTTATCAACAGAGTTTCCGAATATCTAGATCACTTTGCAGAAGTCACTCAGGACGTTGCCGAAGTCACCGTAAAAACAACCACCAGCGACACTAACAGTCTTACCATTCTTGACTTTGCATTGGCAAAAGCCATAGATGAATACGCAAAAAATAATGACATCGAACAGGAAAGAATACAAGGCAACTTTGAAGAAAGTGCCTGTCCGAGAACCAGAGCAAGCAAGTGCCAATGCGAAAGCATTAATAAAATAACCGAAGCAGAAGACACAGTCACAGCATACTGTGTTCTAGAACATTCGGACACTGTTTTAGGCACAATACTGTTCAAGCAGACCGCGGGTGGTCCTACATTTATAGCAGGACGGATTACAGGATTAGAGCCTGGCGAACACGGTTTTCACATACATCAGTTCGGCGATATGAGTGAAGGCTGTGAAAGCATGGGGCCGCATTACAACCCCGAAGGAGTGGATCATGGAGACTTGGACCAAGGACATGTGGGCGATCTTGGCAATATTACTGCTGACGATAGCGGCACCGCTACTGTTAAGATTGTTGCTGAACGGGTAGATTTAACCGGTGAGCAAAGTGTTGTGGGCAGAGGCATTGTTGTGCATGCGGATCCTGACGATCTTGGTCAAGGCGGGGATGCTGAAAGTTTAAAAACAGGCAATGCCGGAGATAGATTGGCCTGCGGTGTTATTACTCTCAAAGAAACTGTTCAAGAAGAAGCCGCAGGCGTTGGCATAGTGACCAAACAGAATGCCACCGCTGATGTTCCTGTGGGCGGCGAATATCAAAATGTTAAAAAACTGTTTCCCAAGAAAAGGAAAAAGAAATGAAAATAAGTGAAATGTTAACAGAAGAGCAACTAGAAGAGATCAGTGCCAAGGACATTGGTGCAGGTGCCTTAGCAGGTATGATGGCATTGGCACCTATGGGCAAAGCATTTGCCGGAGATACTCCTACTGATCCATTGCCTAACAAGCAGACATCTACTATGGTGCAGAAAGATGTTGCTGGTAAGCAAGACTTGTCAAAGGTATCTGCAAATCAATACAAAAGTGGCAAGTTTGATCCTAATTCATTAAAACCTGGCGATAAGTTTTATAAAGTTACATTAATTTCAAACAAAGGATCTATGGTAAAATATCATAGTATTGATGTCGCTAAAAGTCCAAAAGAACTAGAACAAAAATACGATAAAATATTACAAAAGTATAATATAGGAAGCTATCACATAAATGTACAAGGTCGTATAATGAGATGAGAATAAGTGAAATATTAACGGAAAGCACAAACCAAATCACAGACGATTGGTTCAAAGACGGGTTCAAAACATATAAAATACCAGCCAAAGAAAAATACGAAATAGCGGACCAAGACGGCACTGTGAAAACACTGGAAGGACCCGTGTCCTACAAAAAGGGCGATTATATCATGACTGGTCCTAAGGGCGAACAGTATCCTATGCCACCTGAAAAGTTCCGCGAACTAAAAGACGACCAAGGCAATGGCATCGCTACACCCAAGAAGATTGTCAAGATGGCAAAACTGGCGGATCACGATGGTGTTGTAAATACATCTTGGGGTGCTAAACTGGAATATACTAAGGGCAATGACTACATTGTGAAGCACGGTCCTAATGACTATGGAGTGGTCAAGGCTGACATATTTGCCAAGACATACAAACAGAACGCCGTGAAAGAAGGTATAGAATATCAGTTTGAAGACTTACACGAATACATTGAATATTTGAACACCCTGGAAGAAGCAAGTCTAGCACAAAGAGTAGGTGCTGGTGCTCTTGCTGTAATGATGGGATTGGCACCTGTAGCCAAAGCGTTCGGTATGGACACCAACACCAGTCCCCTCCCGGATCAACAGACTTCAACAATGGTTCAAAAAGATGCGGGGCAACAACAGGATCTTGGCAAGATACAAATGAAGAAAGCACCTGTAGAGGCAAAGAAATCAAGCCTAGAAAAGCCAGGATACGAATACTACAAGACCAAAATCACAATCCCGGGCAAAGGCAGTCTTACCAAGAACTATGATGTTTTCGGTATAAGAGATGCTGACCAACTAAAAAGCGATATAGAAAATATGTTCCCAGAAGGAGCGGTGGAAGTTGAAGTTGAAAAAGTAAAAAATCAAGAAGCCAAAGGTGTAAAATGGCAAGGCGAACTAGATTCTAAAAAAGTTAAAGAACTGAAAGATCTGCAGAAAAGACTAGGCAGTGATACTAATGCAAGAAAAACCTTTGCCAATAGATATCCCAATATGAGCAATGCAGAGGTTCAGGCTTATTCAAATGCGGCTATGGGGATTAGTCGGTGAGATTCTTTGAATTTAAAAGGATGAGAATAGCAGAACTCACACAACCTCAAAAAGTAAATGTAGCACCACTCAGTCGCAAGTTAGTTGGCACACAAAGTCACGAAGAAGTTGCAGACATAGTTGCAGATCAGTTTCCGGATGTTCAGGTTATCATAAGAAACTCACCCATATATGATATGGGTCCAGATATGGCAATTACCACAGGATTTTATGACCCGCCCGCAGACGACCACGAAGGAATTATAGGCTTAGAACTGTTGTTTGACAGTCCCGATCGAGAAATAACCTGGAACAACAAAAACAGAAAACAATTCATCAGAAGCATACAGGACACACTGCACCACGAACTGCTACACAAAAATCAAGAGCGTTCAAGGCAGGATCGTGGTTATGACAGAAAGTCTGAACGTGGAGCCGCATACGCAAGAGATAAATCACAGCCTTACTTTAGCGTAGATGATGAAATAGAAGCATTTGCTATGAATTCGGCTGAGCAGTTAATGCGTGATGCTCGGAATGACAAACAGCGTGCCTTAGAGATTTTGCGAAATGCTCGCAATGCGGAAGAATTAAAAAATAAACTGGCTGGCAA